GCAACGTTTCCTTCAAGGTCGTTGAAGCTACTGGTCAGTCCGTCAACGCTTCCACTTATCGTGGCAACGTTTCCTTCTAAGTCGTTGAAGCTACTGGTCAGTCCGTCAACGCTTCCACTTATCGTGGCAACGTTTCCTTCTAAGTCGTTGAAGCTACTGGTCAGTCCGTCAACGCTTCCACTGATTGTGGCAACGTTTCCTTCAAGATCGTTGAAGCTGCCAGCTAGCCCGTCAACATTTCCACTGATCGTTGCGACGTTTCCTTCAAGATCGTTGAAGCTTTCAGTTAGTCCGTCAACATTCCCACTGATCGTCGCAATATTAGTATCTGTACTATTTATTCTAGTAGATAAATTATTATGACCTTCTTGAAGATCATCTATATCTGATAAAACGTCTGCTACATCAAACCCACTTAATCCACTTACAGCTTCATTTAACTCAAATACTTCACTTGTTAACCCATCGACACTGCCGCTTATTGTTATTAAGCTTTCTTCTAAGTTATTAAAGTTACTATTCAGTCCGTCGATGCTTCCACTTATTGTTACAATGTTTCCTTCAAGATCGTTGAAGTTACTAGTTAACCCGTCAACGCTTCCGCTGATCGTTGCGACGTTTCCTTCAAGGTCGTTGAAGTTGCTAGTCAGCCCGTCAACGCTTCCGCTGATCGTTGCGACGTTTCCTTCAAGGTCGTTGAAGTTGCTAGTCAGCCCGTCAACGCTTCCGCTGATCGTTGCGACGTTTCCTTCTAGGTCGTTGAAGCTACTGGTCAGTCCGTCAACGCTTCCGCTGATCGTTGCGACGTTTCCTTCTAGGTCGTTGAAGCTACTGGTCAGTCCGTCAACGCTCCCGCTGATCGTTGCGACGTTTCCTTCTAGGTCGTTGAAGCTACTAGTTAATCCGTCAACGCTTCCACTGATTGTGGCAACGTTTCCTTCAAGGTCGTTGAAGCTACTGGTCAGTCCGTCAACGCTTCCGCTGATCGTTGCGACGTTTCCTTCTAGGTCGTTGAAGCTACTGGTCAGTCCGTCAACGCTTCCGCTGATCGTTGCGACGTTTCCTTCTAGGTCATTGAAGTTGCTAGTCAACCCGTCAACGCTTCCACTGATCGTGGCTACGTTTCCTTCTAGGTCGTTGAAGTTACTAGTCAGCCCGTCAACGCTTCCACTGATCGTGGCTACGTTTCCTTCTAGGTCGTTGAAGTTACTAGTCAGCCCGTCAACGCTTCCACTGATCGTGGCTACGTTTCCTTCTAGGTCATTGAAGTTGCTAGTCAGCCCGTCAACGCTTCCGCTGATCGTGGCTACGTTTCCTTCAAGGTCGTTGAAGCTGCTGGTCAATCCATCAACGCTTCCACTGATCGTGGCTACGTTTCCTTCTAGGTCGTTGAAGTTACTAGTCAGCCCGTCAACGCTTCCACTGATCGTTGCGACGTTTCCTTCAAGGTCGTTGAAGTTGCTAGTCAGCCCGTCAACGCTTCCACTGATCGTTGCGACGTTTCCTTCAAGGTCGTTGAAGCTACTGGTCAGTCCGTCAACGCTTCCGCTGATCGTTGCGACGTTTCCTTCTAGGTCGTTGAAACTACTGGTCAGTCCGTCAACGCTTCCACTGATCGTGGCTACGTTTCCTTCTAGGTCGTTGAAGCTGCTGGTCAGTCCGTCAACGCTTCCACTGATCGTAGCGATATTTCCTTCTAAATTAGTAAAACCACTGTTTAACTCATCAACGCTTCCGCTAATTGTTATAACATTGCTTTCTAAAATACCAAAATTTGTATTTAGTCCTAGAACATCAGCATCCAATGCGTCTAAACTATTATTAATGTTTGGAAATGTTAAATCAATGTCTGTTATTAAGTCATCATTATTTAATTTTCTACGACAGTCTACATCGTCCATCCACACTTTTGCGCTAGCAGGGTATCCAGCTATTAAGAAGCATAAACTTATCCATGAAATATTAGTAGCATCTGTGGTAAACTTTGCTGTGTACCAACCCCAGTCAGCATTATCTGGTGTAACGGAAGTTTTATTTAATATATTACCATAGTTATATGTGCCAACAACTCCAGACACTATAGGAGCTACTTGAGTAATAGTTTCTGCAGGAGTTACGTATCCTCCAGCTGGGTAACTATCAGAACTATTTATATATAATAATACGGCACCAGCATCTGATGTCTGCATACCAAAGAATGTTATTATATATTCTGAAGATGGCTGCACTCTGAAAGCTTTAGAAAATAAATATTCTGAACCTGTAGCAACAGGCTGTATTAATAATGAGTAATCGCCGTCGAGATATGCAGTATCAGTAGAAGTAAAATCTACTGTTCCTCCGTCATCACTCCAATCATCAGGAGCCAATGTTCCAGAATCAAAGTTTTCAAAACTAGGATTCGAAATTAATGACGCGCCAAAACCAGGAGATCCGTCAGGTCCAGGAACTCCATCAATACCAGTAGCACCAGCTGCTCCAGGAGGTCCGGGAGAGCCATCACCAGCTTGGCCGATATAATCTTCTAAGTCTTCTGATACAGCAATCTTTTTAAATACTTTGCGGTTATCATCATCTCGTCTAATAATTGGCATTTATATTAAGACTCCCAATAAGTTACTGCGTCAAAGTCACCAGTAAATACGAAAAAGTATTTTATAAATACTTGATCTTCGCCTGGAATGTTGATTCTCCATTTTAAATCATTTCCAGTATGTGCCCATCCGTAATTTGGATCTTCTTCTGAATATTGATTGCTTAATGTTATATCCTCTAGATAGTTAGAACCACCATCTAAACTTATATCTACTGTAACATTATCAGCACCATCTCCAGTTAGATTTGTTTCAACTATAAAGTTGTGTATATTTCCTGTTCTTGCGCCTATCATCCATGCGTCTCCAGGCTCAAAATCTCCTGGATTTTCTTCCCATTTGATCTGTACATCTCCTATTCCGGAAGCTAATGGTATTATATTTTCCCACTCGTCCACACTTAATCCGCTAGTAATTGGAGTGCTTAAAAATGGAACTTCATAGACAGAATACGTAGCTAACGTATAATCTCCAGCACTCCCAGTTTCTATCATTACTTTATAATCTTTTGGGTAAGTTCCTGTATATGTTCCGCTAACTGAAGGGGCTGTAGAAATTTCATTACCAGGAAAACTTTCTGTCTCTAGTAGTTCAGAATCGGTTGGACTTAGATCTTCAAAACTGCTAGAGTTTATAATTAATTGAGATATTCCAGATAATGCAGGATCTTCGCTATCAGTTATTTCTTTAACCTCTAGACCAATACCTGGGCGTATAGCAAAATATTTTGGAACATTAAATGACAGTCCAGAGGCTATAGTAAAGTCCTCATATGCCATTGAGTCAGCCCAAATAATATCACTAAACATTTGTTCTGCTGTCTCAAGAATATCTGTTTCCAGCGCTATAGTTAGTAAAGGAATATACCCGTTTTCCATTTAAGTAATCTCCATTATTGACCCTATAGTGTGTAGACCACTAACGGCACTAGCTGTCATGTGTATACTATCGCTAGCCTCTAAAACAATAGGCTTATCTAAAGCATTCAAGGCTGCTCCAGGAGGAACAACTCCTTGATATAAAATATAATAATAAGTAGCTGCTGATGAATCGTATACTTCAACGTCTATAGAGAAATCATCAGTGCCATCTACATTAGATATATGTAGCGTATTTACCAACCCTGTAGTAGCAGCAGGACATGTATATAATGTTGTTCTGCTAGTAGTAGTTAAATTCAACTGTGCATTTTTATATGTGTTTGCCATTTTATCCTTCTAAAGTAATAGCGTATTTATTCGCTAGATAATTTCTAACATCTAAGAATTCTGGAGTATTATAAATATATCTATTATATATAATAACCTCACAAATATCTCCATCTAAGTAACCGCCAGTTTCACCAGAATTTCTATATCCTATTCTAGGTTTTCCTGGAGTCATGTGTGCCTCTGGAGCAGCTGGCATATACTCACCATTTATCCAATTACCATTCATAAATATAGAGGCCGATTGGACATGTGTTCCATCATGGACATGCATTTCAGCAATATGGTAATCTGCTTCATAGCTAGTAACTAATGCTATTTTTAAATAGTTAGACCCAGATGGTCTTAACAATCCTTTTCCTTGGTTAGAATCAGCTTTAGTATAATAATGTTCAACCCAATAACCATAAGAGCCGCCGTTCTCTGTAAAAGATATTCTAGTAGCTCTTGAGTCTATTGCATTATTTATTTTCATCACCATAAATAAACTAAAGTGTGGAAGTATCTCAACATCATTTATACAAGTTAACCAATCACTAGTAAATGTAACACCATTATGCCCATTACAAATTCCTGAGGCCACCACTGGTTTATAAGATGCATTAGTCTGTTCAAAATCATTTCCTTGTCCACTTTTATCCGGCCATGTAGTAAGAGTACCTAAAGCTAAATCATCTGCGTCAAGCCAAACTACTAGACCACTTGTAGATATAGTCTCTATAGTTCTATCTAAACTTTCTAGGTAATGCTTGTCTAACGAAAGAACGCCTGTTCTTTCTATTCGTTTATCTACTCCTATGTATCCGTTATTTAAACTCATGTTAAAAACCATAGTTCTGATTCAGAATCATAAAATTGATCTTGTATATTAGAAGCTATACCACTTAATGTAAAAATTTCATCAGTGGTAATAGTGGATGCTTCCATTATACCAGAAGCATTTGTAATAACGGCTCTGTCTGCAGCTAAGGCTTCAATGTTTTCAGTAGTAATTATAGCATAGACTAACTCTGCGCCATCATATATCAAGACCTTTCCTGTTCCTATATCATCATCATTTACAGGAACACCTTTAATGGTATCAGCATCAGCCATTGGTTCGTCCTTCCATAATACTTTTATTCTTTCTTTTCTACTAGTAGATGTAGTAGTTACCGTTGATTTGTCTTTTAAAAACGTCTTAGCAGCAGTTAGAGTAGGGAAATATTTTATGTTTTTAATAAACCTACCTTTATATTTAAAAACATAAGTAACTTTATATTCGAAAGGCATTACGGGCCTTCTTCTTGAGCGAAGGGATCTGTACCACCTTGTGGTCTATCTCCTCTCCTGGACCCTGCCCCTCCTTTAGGAACGCCTTGAGAGTTAACTTCTTCAGTCCTAGTTCCTGTGTATTGAGAAGAGAATCCTACCCAGAAAGCAACTTCTTCTCCCCCTGGAACATTAATATCTGCATAAATATATTTATTCTCATCTACTCCATCCCAAACTAATTTAGGAGCTGCTATCTCATCTATTAAATACCATTGACCTGTAGAGTTAGTACCATCCCCCGATGCCCCCTCATCTTCTCCACTCTTTATAGCGGCTGGAGCAGGAAATGTACTATTAGTAAAGTTACTATTTATAGCAGAATACGTATGATTTGTAGGAGCTGATCCACTATCACTAACAAACATAAATATTTTATATGTATCTACTTTAGTTAGTAAATTATCTGATAAGTCTCTAGCATTTCCATCAACATGTGGCCAGTTAATAAACGAGTGTGTGTCTAAGTGCGTATTATCTAGCCTATACATATTTAACCATCTTAATTTAACAGTTGTTCCTGGAACTACGTATTCGTCTATCACAGTTGGACTGGCATTACTATAGTAAGTATCCTCTAAAAACACTTCTGTTTGGAATGCCATAGGTATCTCAGCAAAATCAGCTATACCGTTAAATGGTTGCCCAACTATGTTAGCCCCTATATCATAAATATACGTATGAGAGGTGTCTCCCGCAAGGGAATTAATTGATGTAAACGCAATACTTTCACCATTATCTACAGCATTAAAGGTTATACTATTATTATCTGATTTTGCCACAGGCCTAGAGCAAATTAAAGTAGTTCCAGCGTATAAATCGAAATAGTATCCATCAGCTGTCATATTTTCAAAAGCATTTGGATAAGTTACTTGATCAGAGGTAGTAAATGTTGCTACACCACTTATTACTACCACAGTTCCTGGTATTGAGCTATAGGCTATAGGAGTTTCGAATGTAGATAAGTTACCTTTTTGATTTAAAGCTTTCACTTTAAAATCATAATAAGTATTCTCATACAAAGTTACTGGAATATTTGCGTATACTACTTGCACAGTCTCATTAATTGTGTCTTCGTTATAATCAACTGTTGTTATACCTAGAGATGTCCAAGATGAGTCTGACTCGAAATCTGTACTATACCCACTAGGTGTAGCTCTATAATAGAACTCTAAGTTCTTTATATTACCAGAAGTTACATCTATATTAGTTAGATCTACTTGTGCAAAGGAAGGGTTATGAAAAGCTAGATCAGAATCTAACTCTGTTTCAGTAACTTGGAAATCTATTTTGTTTCCAAGTACAGAGTAAAGATCCTGATCTACGGGCAGGGTCAAGGCAATATCGTATAGGGGAAATCTTAATCCAGTGTTATAATTAAATCCAGTAGTGTCGCTACCATAAAATTTAACTATAACTCTAATAGCTTCAGCAGATATATCAGAAGGTATTAGATTAGTTAATGTGTAGTCTCCGTGTACATCAGTGGTTGTAGTACAAAGAAGAAGATTGTTCTCTTCTTCAAATGCTTTTACGAGGGCTCCTACTATAGAGCCCCCGTAAGTATTTGTTAAACGACCATAATATGTGCTTGCCATTACTCATCCTAATTAATTGGTGGAGCAGCTTCTTCAGGAATATAATCTGTTAAGACTAAGGCATTCACACTTATATGTCCGGTAATTCCTGTTACATTATTTGGAGTATCTCCAGTATCGTAAGCGTCGATAATTAAAGTTCTACTAGGCTCTTTTCTAGATAGTATTCTAACATTTACTGTTTGAGTAACATCAGTGAATGGGCTCGTTATAGTAATTGAGTCCGCTGAACTTTCAAAGCCTTCTTGGTAAATTCTAATTACAAGTGGGTTAGTCTCTAATACAATTGAATCATCATTAGTATCCAACTGTCCAACGTTAACCGTAATTGAATTTATCTCATAGTCAGCAGCTAATCGTTTCTTAAGAAGTCTTCTACCTCTCTTAGTTATTCCAGTATCCCAGGTACTTGGCACATCTGGATCATCTCCAGCATTTTCAGGAGCTAATACTAAGTAACGAGTTGAGCCAGCAAACTGCATGTCAGTAGTAATCATAAAGTCAGAATCACTTCCGCTAACCGCAGTTGTAAGTATTTGCCCGTCTAAGAATCTGCTAGGTAAGTATGAGTCTTCTCCTGCAACTACATCTGTGTGTTCTACGTGTAAGCAGTCAACACTGTCAGCCCAAACTGTTGAAGTTCCAGAAGTGCAAACTAAATTAAGATCTGTATCTGCTATAACTTGACCAGGGGGTAAATTACCGCCAGCACCAGACATAATTGAAGTGGTTATTCCTGATCCTACAGGCATACCGTTTTGATAAGGCCTCACACCGACTTGATAATCATTAGATTCAGAAGTAGAGATATCTAAGGATGGAGATTTTTGAATTCTATGATTATGTGTACTACTTAAATCATCAAAGTTTAAAGTTGAAGCTGTAGTATAGCAGAAATGATAGAAGTGAGCTACCTTAGTTCTATCAGCAGAAGTTTTCCAACTTGTTCCAGCATTTAATGTAAACCCGTAAGGAGTAGTAGTGGCTGTTAAAGAGGCATCATCATCTGTTAAGTAAGGTAAAGACGCTTCCCAAGGTACTGTATAAGTTACTTCTGCTTGCCCTCCAACTGCGTGGTCAGGATCATAAGTTCCGGCTTGTAAAGCAACTGCTTCCGAAAGGTCCATTCCTGTGCGCGATTTAACTTCAAATTTATAAGTATGTTCTGGATATACTAGTTTAGATAAGAAACAATTTCCTGCAGGCACCGTTGTAACTGACTGGGTAGCATTATCATTATTTGAGGTATCTTCTCCAGGAGCAAACTCATATAAAGTACAAACATAATCATCGCAATTATCATAAATTAAAGCTGTTCCAATACTTGCAGCTACCCAAGAACTATCTAATGTTAATATAAAATCATCTCCGTCTACTGAGACTCCTAAAATACTGTAAGATCCCCAAGGAGTTCCAGCATTATTTCCTCTAAGCTTTTTACCAATCATGTGTGCAAGTTCTGCAGCATTTAATGTTGACGCACTTATATCATCAATATTAAATCTAACCTTATACTCCCCCTCAACTTCAATTCTAGTAGTTCCCCAAAAATTCCAGTAGAATCTAGTTGTAAACGGAACATTAAAATGTCCTGCTTCCATTCTAGGATTAACATCATAAATTCTAGCTTTAACTGGAGTAGTTAAAGCTGCAGCATCGTAAGCATAAACTGATAGTCCTTCTAAGTCAGATCCATAAGTTCCAACACCAATTCTAAAGTCAGTATTAGAAACTCCTGGGATAGTAATATTAGTTCCTGAATTTATAAGTTCAAATCCATCATTAAAGGTTGAATTTCCATTTACATTTAAACTAGAACTTCCTCCAGCATTTCCAATAGTTACTGTACGTAATCCGCCATCAACAGCTAAAGTACTAGATCCAAAGTTTGCCTTTGAAGCATATAATCCACTTGAGGTTATTTCAACAGCCCCACCAGCCTCTGTTAAAGAGTCGACAACTACGTCAGGGAAAACAAAATCACCTATTGATACACCACTAACTGTTAGTGAATCAGAAACTATAGATGAGGCATAAATAGTATTTTGATTAAAAGTTACTGATTCTCTTAAATTACCAGTCTCATTAACATAAAGTAATTTTAAGTTGGAAGTATTGTCATGACGCATTATCCATTTTGTAGAATCACTATGTTTAAATAATATATCAGTATTATAATAATCATTATTATTAAATATTATTGCTGGTTTATTATATGTTGTATTTATATTAAGCTGTCCAGATGGGACAGAGTCTGTAGACGGATCCCAATTAACAAAAACACAACCAGAAGTACTTATTGAGCTATCTCTTGATAAGTTTAAATCAGAGATATAGGCGGTTGGAGTAGTTAAAGTTTCTGAGATAGCTATGTGTGATGATGCTAATCGTGTTAAATAACTATAGCTATTACTATTTATAAACTGATTATCAGAAAGAGTAATCTTAGAACCAATAGTTACATTATCATCTTCAAGTTTTAATCTTATATCTCTTGATTTGCTAAAGTCCTCAGTCCCATCTTCCGTAACATAAAAATTAATTGCTGATCCAGAAATTGTAGTTGCATCCAATTCAATTCCAAGACTTTTTATTCCAGGAGATAATCTATCAGTATCTATATCTTGACCTGCATATCCAAGATTTAATCCAGTAACTAGTCTATCTCCTCTTGTACGAGGACTTGCCAAGGTCGGGTTAATAGATATTGAAGATTCGAAGTCTATAGTTCCTGCGCTATCAATGAATAAATTATCAGACTTAATATCTCCATTTACTTCAAATTCCATATCAGCGGTCATAGCTGATTTAGCTATATTAACTCCGAGAGTATTAGCTCTTAAGTTAATGTGTGAAGTATCTGATATTGTAGAGTCACCAATATAAAAATTAACATCTCCCTCACTATCAGTGACAGAGCTTATCATCTGGTATCCTCCGTAGGATAGCAGTGATTTATTATCAGCAGAGAATTTTAAATTCTGACTTGTCTGTACAAGCGAAGAACTTAGACTTAAAATGTCAACAGTATTAATTGTATTTGTTATTGTTGTACCGGTACTAGTAATTTTAGATATTACATCACTAGCATTAGCCCATTTTACTCCTGGGTATTCTGCAGGCGTACCAATAAGGGCGGCTTCAAATTTCATGTTTCCAGTTAAGTGTAACTGCTCTTCTGGAGAGGCTGTTCCAAGGCCGACTCTATCATTAGTTGCATCTACATACATGAAGTCATCTACATTTAATGCTCCACCTATTTCAGTGCTGCCATCTAAATGTATTTTTGACCCAGTTGATAATGTAGTTGATCCTATAGAGACCTGACGATCAGAATTATCTGCGTAGAATAAGTTAGCTATAGTAAAGTCTCTTGTTATAAGACCGTTTCCAGTTAAGTTAAAAGTACCAGTAACATCTAAAGTATATAATGGATTAGTGGACATACCAATTCCGACATAACTGTCATGTACCCTAATATTATCTTTTATAAATACATCGCCAGCAGTATTAGTTATTGTTAAGCCATCAGCTACTGACCCAGTTACAGTTGATGGTGTTATCTGAACTTGGTTACCTTGGCCAGAAATTGCTAGGCTAGAATTTCCAGTTATAGCTCCTGTAACATTTACAGTTTGTAAAAAGTCTATATCACCATCAATTCCACCACCACTTAAAGCAGTAGAATCTCTATCTTTAAATATAATTGTAGAATCGTCTAATAAATTTTCATTAAGTTGTAGTTGTCTAGCCTCAACTCTAAGATCTAAAACACCAATTTCAGCAGTAACTCCTGTTGCCCAAGCAGTATTATCCCAAGGAACACCAGGACCAGAGCTAGCAGTCTTAAGTATTGCTAATGGTAATCTATCAGTTAAAGTGTTATAGCCTAAAGTATCTGCAGCAACTTGTGCAGACGCTAATGAAGTATACCTTGTGCTTGAAATAGTTGTACGATCTAAATAAATAGTATTTTCAACATTAGCACTGCCAGAGGCATCATATAAAAAACCGTCTGCTCTTGTTACAGGCTCTGTTCCAACCGAATCCCATACAGCATAGATTAAATAATAGCTGCTAAGTTGTAAATCAGAAAGAGTAATATCTTTGGTAGTACTAATACCTATTAATTCTCCATTAGGTAATATACCTTTAGCTGTACCTAAAGACCCAACATTAATACGAAATTTACCTGAATCTAAAGGTCCAGGAGTAAGCTCTATCTTCCAGTCATCAGAAGACGGAACATCATTTTCCATATTAAATATAAATCCGAGATTTTTATAAGTACGCTCTTCTCTCTTCGTTATATTATTTCCTACAGCATCAGCAAGATTATCAAAGATTGTTTCTAAACTTTGAATAGTACTTGATGGTACTTTTACCTTTTTCATCTAAGTCTCCTAATTTATATTATGTTGAATAAGGTCCCACAGATGTGTTTCTCATCCAATGCGCTGTCCAACTAATTCTTGTACCCAACTGAGCAAATACTCTTATATGAGTTGCTAATGTTCTATCAGCTCTAGCTACAACATCTTCTGTTACGTCTATAAAACACCAACCATAGACTTCCTTATTTTGATAAGTATTTGTGGGAATAAAGGCTTCTAAATATTTAAAATCTTTTCCACTATAATTTAAACTCTCTGTTAAAGCATCTAAAGCTATATCCACATATCCAGGCCTACTATCATAAAATAAATCATTAGAATTAGCATTTGGAAAATAATTACTAAGATGTATATTATTAGATACTTCTATACCCCAAGAACTTATACTATTTGATGCTGGGGGCTCATATTGAGTGATTTCCATAGACCCTGGTCCAAAGAATCCTCTGTTTTTCCAATAAGAGTTTGATGCACAAGCTACTCTATCGGAGGGGCCTAAAAATGGAACTATTACCTGTGCTTCATTATCGTGACTACCTGAAGAATTATCATCATAGTCTTCTTCCCAATCACTTATAAAATGAAATTTACCAGCTCTCATAAATCCTTGATTCCCATAAGGAGTAAGATCAAGTCTTAATTTTTTAGCATGACTGTCATCAGTAATGCCTTCACTTCTTAAAAATAAACTTCTATCATCATGGTAAAGTCTAGCCTCGTCTGATGTAGCATTTGATGAGAATAATAAGTATCCAAGTTCTCCGTTAGGATTACCATTTGTTATTGATGAAGTATTATATACTTCTATACCCTTTGATATTAAATTATTTAAATTAAGTGTAGAGTCTTCACCCTCTACAAGAAGGGAGCCTTCTATTATCGTGTCTCCGTCAATCCAAGTGTCTCCATGTACGTCAAGAGTATGTCCAGGCTTATCATACCCTGTTGAGGGTCTTGGTGGATTTATTGCGACTCTCGCGGAAGTAGAAGATTCACCAACACTGATATGCATCATAGTATTGTAAAGACCCCATAATCCAAATTTAAATCCCTTATAGATGCCCTCGTCAGTATCAGAGTCTCCGCCTAAATCGAAATGGAATTCATGATCATAGTCATACGCGTCATCAGAGCTTCTATTAAATCTAGCCACCAATGATCCAAACTTAGTACTAGCAAATTTTGAATCATTAATTTTAAAATAAACACCGTCATTTTCAGTTGAATTACCAGTTCCAACCTCTACATAACTACTTCCTCTAAAACTACTAGTGGCAGCATGAGGAGCTAGACTTATTGTTGGTGTTGCGTCCCCAGAATCATCTAGAACAACACTGCCAGAACTTACGTCTATTTCATTTTCAGTTCCGGTAATAGTTACTGTCTTATCAATCATATTATCTAGACTAATAAACTGTGATGTTGTTATAATTCCATTTCTATAAGCAGTAGATGTATGGGCACTAGTTATAAGATCTATGTCTGCCCCACCTAGCTGTTCAACTGTGGCTGTGTTTATTCCAGAAGCTATATCTATTTTTGTTACTTTATCTAGTTGAACTCCAAGATTGCCGCCAAACGTTGTAGCAGTTAAATCCCCGACCACCGTTAGAGCTCCAGCAAATGCTGCAGCTTGAGTTGCATTAGTTAAAGTTAATATTGTAGTTGAATCTCCACTAAATACGGTGTTAGTAGAATTAAAGTTTATTTCACTATTAGTTCCGCCTTGATAAATTGAGTACTGACCATTAAAGTTTATATCACCAGTTAAGGTGGTGTCTCCTGTGGTAACAACATCTCCGTCTATTGTTAGGGCTACCCCAGTTATAGGTGCGGAGCTAGATCCTACTCTAGCATAACCATCTGCGTCCATCGTAAAGTTAACTCCAGAGCTAACATTAATCTCTACACTACCGGAGTCTGAGGTTAGTCTAAGGTCATCGTAAGTTCCATCAGCTTTTAGCTCAACTCTTGACCCAGTTGTTAGATCTAAATAAGACGCAGCGGCTCCTACTCTGGCACCTCCAGTATCATCAACATGGAGAGTTCTAGAAGGACTCGAAGTTCCAATACCTACTTGGGATCCAGTAACATACATTAAATCATTTAAGTTAGCATAAGCAGTACCAGTATCTATTGCAAAATTAGTATTAGTAGTAGATACTCCAGCATCTGTTACAGTAACTACTGGGGTTACCGTACCGCCTGATAAAGTACCTAATTGTAAAGTAGGAGAAGAAGTATTAGCAACCTGGAATGTACCAGTTACAGTAGAATTACCCCCAAGACGGACCATCTCACTGCCTACGACAGCATCAGTGCCAACAGCTAGTGTTTGTCCAGAGTCATCATTTATTACTAATGTGGGGTCTAGATAAGAATATAATGAATCTCCAGAAACATCATATGATATACCATTTCCTCCAGAAACTATAACAGTATCAGTAGGCTCTATAACAAAAGTATCAGCACCATCATTAAAAATAAAAGATGTACCATAAATATCAGAAGTAATAATACTAACACTATTACCGCTAGATATAATTGTTTTATTTGTAAGGGTTTGTGTTGCGTCTGTACTAACAATACTACCAGAACTTATATGTCCAGATGTACTATCAACTGCAGCAACATGAGTAGTTAACTGATCATTGATATTTGTATCATTAGTGTTCCATATTTGACGTCCCTCTTCTGGAGTGTTTACGCCGGAAACTAAACTAATATCTGCCATTATCTATTCTCCTAAGTTATTGTACTCTTTAAATATAGACAATAAATTTTTTCAAATCAAGATGGATTTAAGGTAAAAGTGAAGTAATTATTACAGCCTGACTTAAGAGGCTTGGATGTTCTGGGGCAACTGGATCATTTCCAGTAACTGTTTCGTGATATTCTTGTAAATAATTTAACATAAAATGTCCTAGTCCCAATTTAGCAATTACCACATATACATCTTGCCCCATTAATGATGTAGTATCCCATAACTTTTGCACCATACTATAATCTGAATAAAACTGTTGACCATTATCGTCTTGCGGACCTTCGGATTGGTTCGAACTTCCTGTTGTTAATAATCTAACCTTATCTGTATTAGCATCAACTAAAGCAACAAAAAAGTCAGAGTCATTTTCAGGAGCAGATAGGTAAAAGCTAACTCTATTATTATTTATAGTAAATGTTTCACTAGTTAAATATCCAGATATAGTAGAATCTCCATAAGTAAGAGTACTAGTTGGAGGTTTATTATCACCAGAAGATGTTAAAGATAGTACAGATTTACTATATGGAGCTAAATCTTCATTAATAGTATAGTATCTATAATTAACTTCAGAATCCCAAGGCAGATCATACGGCTGCACTGGAGTACCAAATCTCGTTTGATCCATCCACACACTAAGCCCAGAAACAACTGGAGTATTATTTAAATTATTATCTATCATATTAATATATCTTCGACCATTGTAATATACTACTGGCTGTATACTAATATTTATATCATCAGACCAAGAAGGATGATTATTATTTATATCATCTCCACTTAAATCTGTTATAGACCATGATCCAGGGCATTTATCTAGTGTATTTAAATCTGTTATTGTTGGTGACCCGTTTACGTCAAGAGTATCAAAATCTAATTCTCTAAACATATAATAATTTTTAGAGGAAGCTTGATGCATACTTAAAATCCATTTTGATAATCCATTAACCCAAGTAATTTCTGGCGCATATCCAACATCATCTGCCCATCCGACATCTACAGGGTTAGTTTCCCAAGGTCCCCACATTCCTGAAGTATTTGACTGATGCTGCATTCCAGTAGCACTAAAGTTCCAAACCATGTGCCAAGTATCATCTATTTTAGTTATAGACTGCCCTTCTGGAACAGCATTAGTATCAAATACTATTAATGATTCTTGTCCAGAAACTAAAACCCAATCAGAAGCAAAATCGTTTCCACTACCCTGCCATTCAAGAACTCCTATACAACCTGGATTATCCCAAGGATCTGCTTCTCCATCGTCTTTTTTTGCCGAGAAAGTAAGAAACCATTTACCTTCATCCTCATTATAGGTAAAGTGTGGATCCCTACATTGTGCGGACCAAGCAGCCTCAGGCCAGATAAAATAGGACTGTGATTCCATATCTAATAATGGGTTTACTCCTGAAGCCCTAACCCATGTATATAAATCATCACTAAATGCCAAGCCGAGCTGCTGTCTTGAGCTTGTAGGAGTCCATGCTACTCCAGCATAAGACATTACCCATTTTTCACCAACTGGTGGACTTGAAACAGGATTTCTAATAACATGTGGTGCCCATATATGTTCGTTTTCCCAATCTTCTGCATAGCCGTCATTAACATCTAAAACATCATCTTGTTCTACCCAATTTCTTAAATTTGAAGAAACTGAACTTGTCCAATGAGAAAGCCGCTCACCAAAACTATGATCATCTCCAGGCTTTACTTTAATACCAAAAATATGTAATATTCCATTATCATCCTCAACTAAAGAATGATCAGCAATATAACTTGTATCTGAAGCCATTTCTATAAATGGTTGCGAAAAATCATATAATATACCATCTCCTAAAGATAGTCCAACATATTCGGAGTGTTGTGTAAAATTATCAAATTCAATATCTACATCTGCTATAGAGAAGTTATTATCTCCCCAACTATCAAAGTCGTTTACACCGGACACATAAACTCTTAAAGGTCCAGTCTCATTATTATATAGATCATCAACTTCCATAGAAAACCTATAAGAGGTAGTAACTATGGGCTGCTGATCAAACGCTACTTCTGGAGTTTCTGTCATAGCATCATCAATAGTTACTGATATTCCACTTCCAGTATAATAAGTTTGTGTAGGAGATAGATGTCTTAATTTATAAGTTAAGATATCATTTTCATAATCTGTAGTATCTATACTTAATCCAGCAGTTGCAGTCCATGGATAAAATGCAGAGTCCTGATCACTATCTATTTCAGGAGCAATATTATCTTGCACAGATTTTAAACATAAAGGCATTATATCATTAACAAATTTTGTCTCTAAAGTCTCACTACAACTAATACCAGCATATTGTAGTCTATTAGTTTCATCTAATAATATTATCTCTCTATAGTCAGAATATTCATCACTAATTAATTCAGAAATTATATCTGGATCAACTAAAGAATCTATTATTCTAACACCAGAGCATATTAAATCAAATTGATTTATAGAATCACCGCTACTGTAATCATAAAATTCTAAAGAATTTTGTACCATATATGTAAGACTATTAGAAGTTCCTGATGTTGTAAATTCTGCATAATTATAATTACTATCAGACCACCCACTAGTATAAATACAATCCTCATAAGCAAAAGGAACGCCTTTTATTAATCCATATAAATTTGTTAAATTACTAATAGTAGGAGCACTTCTTATTTTATTATTGACTCCATGAGTCCATCGTTTTAAATGGTCTGCCCAGTATTGTGAATAAACATAATTTGTAAGACCAGATTCAGTTACTCCATCTAAATAAGGAGTATATAATTTTTGTTGTATTATTTCTTTAGGGTTATCTTCACAACCAAACCCTTTAAAATATATATTAGTTAAACTTGGTAATAAAACTAAAGAGTTAACGGCTAAGAACTGCTCACCAGGATGATACGTTTTATTATCTTGGTCTATCTCAATAGCGTCTGCTAAAGTATTATCAAAGTCTATTTCTTTTAAAAACTTTATTGCGTTGTTGTTTACTATCTCGTAATCTTCGTCCTCTACTAATACCTGGCCAGTAAGTACTCCACTTAGGGTTGGTATACTTAAATAATCAAACCTATCAGTATTAGGAAGATCAAAGTAGTAAGCACCGCTTGAAAACTCAGTCCATGTCACTCCATAATCCGTACTCTTATAAATACCTTCTAAGGTACCAACTATTAACGTAGTTCCTACTACATTAATTGTTCTTGGATAGAAAGCATCAACAGATGGAGTTACGTCAGACCATACAGTACCATTATATTTATAAATCTTATCATTAGTTAATATAAAATTATTGGCATCAGTTATTTGACAGAAATCATAAATTCTTTCAGTAATTCCAGTACCAATGCTGGGGGAAGGCATTGGCATAAAATTAGGAACACCCGCTGCTTTAGTAAAATACCAAGCATCGTCATCTCCCCCACCCGAACTTCCTGTAAATATGAAATCATCTGTGCCCTCTGCGTAGTTAGAGACAGACGTACACCCATCTTCGGGACCGCTATAATCATTTATAGTGTCCCACTCTTCGTCTTCGGTAGAATATATATGTAATCCTCTATGGACCTCTGTAGTTCTAGAGCTACCAACTATTAATTGAGTTCGTAGCGTGTCACCAAATACATCTACATTTACCCAAGCAATGTCATGAACATCTAAACTATTTACGGCATAATTAGTTGCTGTTGCTAGGCTAGTAAACACGTACTCATTTAAATAATTTAATTCTCCTAAATAAACTACACTGTCTGAATAAACACCAAGTGCTGCGTCCCACACTCTTGTTGTAGGAGCACCTATTGCCTTATCTATCTCCCTTACAGTAATCCTAGCAAATTCTGTAGAAGCATATACTAAAACCCACTCAGTGGTGTTAAATTTATATATGCCTGTAGAGGTTAATAGATATGGGTTAGTTCCATCAGGATAAGGAATCTGTATATCTTTAAGAGATAGAGATGAAGATTTTAAGTTAAAAGTTATGTCATCCCAATACACTAAGTTATCAGATTTGTATACTCGCCTGTCTGTAATTATATAAACAGTATCAGAGCTAGCAACTACTCTAACTATATTTCCTTCTACTTTATCTCTTATTTCTGCGTAGCCTTCTTCAAAGAATATATTATAATACTCATAGCCGTACTCTAAAAATCCACGGCCGTACTTTAAAGATTTGGTTAGATCTACTTGGTATAGATTATAAAATAAAGCCTGCATACCCTCAAGTAGGGCTGTCCAATATGTTTCTACTCTGGCCTTCTCTTCGATGGCCATTAGATTATAGAAAGTTGATGAGAAATCCCATAGCTCGTCAGTAGTAAAATTTAAAGAAGGACCAAACATGTTTCCTCTTAAAGTTGGGTTAATCCTAGTAACTCAGTTTTATCGGTATAATATTTTCCAACAGCGGTGCTAGAAATTGTATAAGTATCCTCTAAAGCTGTTATCGTTTTTATATAAGTTGAGCTATAAGCTCTGATGTCAATATCTATGTCTGTAGTATCAACATAAGTTGCGCCGTTATTCTGTAGTAATGCTATAATACCAGATTTTGTTAATGTGGTTGAGGTGTATTCATTTATATATGCAAGTAGTTTTTCCCTCATTGCGTTTTCTGATAGTCCGCCGCTATACTCTAAAGAGTTTATAACTACAATATGTGGTGGCATAGTTTTTACTAAATAATCCATTCCTGGATATCTATTATCATCTGCTTGAACAAATGCTTGGACATTATCTCCATTGATCCAATACTTATATACTAAATCAACTTCTACGCCAGTTAGATCATCGTCACTTGCGAAATTTATTTTGTAATTAGCTTCCGTTGAAAATTCAGATCCTGCAGCAACACTTTCAATGTAGTAAGCATCTTCATCAAAGTCTGTTTGAGATAAATGTAATTTAACTCCAGTAATCTCTTGAATAGGCCCACCAATATCACCAGCAAATGTTAATGTATATAAATTGTTACCAGCTATTATTCCAGTAGCTGTTCCATATTTAATATTACTAGGATCGTGACAATAGATATCTACAGAGTTTCCTTTATGAACTCCGCTCTGGTCTATGTTAGTCAAGGATACGTAATAAGTTCTAATAGTGTGGTTTGTGTTGTCTGAAAAATCTTCTGTTACTGGAACATAAATCTCTCTATCATAATCCCACTCTGTTACTGGATTTACATAGGCTGCTGTCTGGTAGTCATACCCGTATCCAGGAGCTGGTCCTGAGTTAGCAGCGTGCGCTACAATAACTACTTGACCGTTTGCATCTAGATAGTTAGACAGCGGAGTAAAGCTTTTAGTAATTAGCTGATCTTCTCTAATGTCATCTATAGTGGCAGTGTGGCCACCAATATATTCCCATTCTCCTGTACTATAGTTTCTTACAAAAGCTCTTGTACGGCTATTCCCTGTATTTCCATCAACAACATAATCAACAGGGTCATATCCAACTCCATAATAATTAACTGTAAAGGCTGAGGCACTAGTGAAGTATTCTGCATCTGGGGTAAGCTTGAATTCCTGCATGGGGAATTTTTCTTCCTCAGACCAAATTTCTAAACTATCATAGTACCATTCATTATTTCTTGTCTGTGCAATAGAGATCCCGAAATGCTCTCCAGCAGCTTGAGGAACATATGGAGGATAAGTTTGTCCACGAGTTAGAATTGCGTCACCCTGTGAGTCTCCGTCTGCCCATACCCATATATCAGTTCCCATTTTAGCATGAATATTCATTCTGAATTGGTACCAAGTGTTTTGTTCTATCCAAACTTTTCCAGCCTGTAAGAACTGGTTCTTACCACCAGTCTGATCCCAGTACTGTTCATAGTTGATCCAAACCTCTTCTTGTAAGATATCATTATCAACTAAATAAACATTATATTTTAAATAACCATTGGCCGGTATCTTTAAAGCTGCAGCACTTCCTACAACTGCAATAGCAGCATTAAGTGTGAGACCATAAGTTTCATAAAACTTTAATTGATGCGCTGTTGTAGCTCCGGTTCCATTGTTTGCACAATCAACCAAGAACTCAGGCTGTTTACGCCAAGCTAGACCATAACCATCATGAGGCAAATGTGTTGTGGCATTTCTCATAACAGTAACATAAGACATCTCACCTAATTCAGTATTATCTGTAGTACTGAATTTACCAGTAATGTTTATACCTGTATGCTGGTCTATAGGTCTATGAAAAATAGGTGCTAAATTATTAAGATTTTCTTCATTTAGCAGCTGTGATAAATTATGGTATACTTGTACTAATGGAGCATTACCGTGCATATCTAATCCTTATGGGCTATCTACTTCAGTATCATCTGAAACAGGTATATAATCAGTCTCTTCATTATTTGTAGTTACTACAGTGATAGCTTCTGTGGCTAAAGACAATAATGTATTTATAGTTGAGTAGGGTATATTTAATATAGAATCATCTAAATTACTATAATCTAGAGTTTTACCTAATCTTAAATAGCCTTCTTGGGTATTAACCTCATCAATATAAAATATTGAATTATCAGGGTTTAGTCCATCATGTATTTCCCAATAACCACTAGCTAGTACAGTTTGTAAATCTAGTTGAATATCTGGATTATTTAAATCCTCAAAGAACTCCTGTAAGATAACATACTCATCTTGCTGTGCATATGATACGTCTGATTTAAAGAACAACCCTTCGTATAATCCTTGTGAGAACTCTGTAGTAAATCCGTCAGGCTCTGGTAAGGACACCATCTCGCTATCGTCAGTATCTATTATACTAGCTGTATAGGCAATGTGTTGTTTCCATGGATATGTGTGTAGTCCTGATTGCACTAAATAAAAATCTTCTTCTTTAAATTGAACAGCAAGACTTAAATTTTCCATTAAGTCTCTTTGCATTAGTGGGTCACCTGCACCCACAACTTCCACATCGTTCAAATTAAGAAAATTAGATAATAGCTGTCTTTTAATTCCGGCAGTTGAAGAAAGAGATGAGTCAGCAAAGCTTAATAATAGTCTAGTAAATAAAGATTCATTGTCCTCTTTGTCTTCCCCAGAAACTATAGGTTGGGAATTATTTATTTTAGCGGGGGTAGCTTGTAATGTTAGTGCCCTTGTTATGGCATTAGCTGGCTGGTTATAATCCGACCCAGCGAGTATCCCTTGAATCTGTATAGGCTCAGTGTTATATAATGGAAATTGATCACGAGTAATTTCCATCGTACCTCTAGTAATGGAGTAATCAGCTAGAGTTTCATAAATTAATGTACCAGTACTATCACTAAACTGTGTGCCTCTTGCAATAGCTAGAGTTCTGGGTTCATTAAAATACAGCTTTACTGTTCCTGTAGACTTCGCCCCATTCTCTCTAGTAATTAAAAAATTAGTTACTATAGTGTCCATCTCAGATTCAGAGATAGAGCTTAAATCTTCTAATGTCTGATTACGAAGAATTACATCTTGGGTCTCTCCATAAGAAGATAGTATAGAAGTTATAGGATTAATTAAAAGATCAGACACTACACTTCCTGGTCTAGTGTCTATGCTTGAATCAATACTTTTAATTCTTTCTCTTATATAATTAACAATATTTATAGCCATTCTAATTTCCTTAAATTACGATAAGTTGGGAGGTTCCGTCTTGTAGGTCAACCCTTAATTTTAAATGCCACGATAAACTTTCTGGTAAATGCTTTAACTCTAATAATACTAATGACTTAAGTTGTTCGCTTTTAGGCAAGTTAGGAATAATTAGTTGTTCTAATTTTAACTCTTGCTCTAAATCACTAATATAAATAGGGAAAACCCCAGATAAATGTTCTTTATCGCTATCAGCCAAAGAAGTAAACATAGCAGGTATGTTGGTACCCACTGTAGGATTAACTATATCAGATCCCTCTAATGTTAATATACGTTTTGCTACACGCTGAATCAAGTTAAAACTTGATTTAGCTCTTTCTACTCCTGTTGGAAAAACAACAGTTAGAATCCCATCAGAGTCTACATCTATAATTTTTACGTCCTGTGCCATATTAAAATCCTAAGTTGGTAAGGTAATGTCAAGAGGAACTTCTGGAGTAACGGCTGCATAATTTTCTAATTTTTGCATATAATCTGTTATTGTAGTTACTTTAGCTTGACATGTTTTATTCTCTTCTTCAGTTCTATCTAAATAGTTCTGTACTTTTTTCAAAGCAGACTTACTCCCACCATAGACATACCCAAACACTTCTTTTATAATTGGCAAGTCTTGTACATTACTTGTAGAGGAGACAGTGCCTAAACAGCCAAGCTCACTTAGACTCTGTAGACCGGCATTTAGTAGTGCTAGATTGCCTGTTGATAGCTGGTCTGATAAATTAGAGAACCAGGAATCTTTCAATAAATCGTTTATGCCTTCTACTTCATTTAACATTATATTAAACCCAGGCAATGTTTCTAAATCTCTTCTTATTACTTTAGATATATTTATTATTTGTATATCTTTTTGTCTTTGCTCGTTTAATTTATATAACATTTCTTTAAATGATGGCATAAAATTCTTAAATTTTCCAGAGTAAACGTTCTGAGAAAAATTAGCTACAAGGTCCTGACTAAAGTCAACAACTGTATCTGCTGGCTGCTTCAAAGAAGCTACATTATCAAATAGTACATCATCTATTTCACTAGAGCCAGAAAGATATTTAATTAACCATTGATAGTTAGTATTTATATCAACTAGTTTTTCATTATTTATAGCGTTGTTTTCGCCCAGTAAAGAATTTATTGAGTTGCCGTATGATCCGCCAGCTTGTCCTTTTAATGGATTAGACACCATTGTGTCAACCGTACTTTTATGTTTTAGTAGGGTTTTAATCCATTCAGTTCTTTCTGTATTAGTTATATTTGTAACTATCTTTTGCCCTTTTTCAGTTAATACGTGTCCTTCAATTTCTGTTTGAACAGACTTTAATCCTGTTAAAATTGGATATAGTAAAGTATATGCTTGTTGGCCAAGCAGACTTACTGATTTAAAGGTAATGTCAAATCGTGCAATAATTTGCTCAACCATGGTTACTCTAGCGTTGGTATCTCTCAAGGTTTGTACATCAGATAATAATACATCACCTACAGTAGCAGTTGTTACTTTTCCTATATCTTTTGTATCCCAGATATCACGTGTAATGTCTAATACATTTTTACCAATATTTAAGTATTGAACTGGAAGATACATAATAAGATTCTCTAACATACTAGCCACTATGGACGCTATAATATAAATTTGTTGTGCGGTAGTCAGCGCAGAGATGTCTTGAGCTAGAACTTGTATTGATTGCTCAAAAGCATTTCCTCCTGTCTCTTCCTGTAACTTAAATTTGTTTTGAAAGTAATCTCCAAAAGCTTCCCAAGATTGTAATGTCGGGTTCTCAGAAAAAGGAACATTTACTTCATCACTCATTTGAATAGCATCTCTTACTTGTGAGAAGAAATCTCCATGTAAGTTATTAATACAATTATCTAAATGAGTACTAGCATATGTTAAATATTTTGATCTAAATAGTTGAGGCTCAAAATCAGCACTTAGGACAGAGCCATCATTTAATTGTAACCCAACGGATAATCCAAGAGAGTGTCTTGCTTTTTTAAGATCACTAATAGCTCTTAATACCTCATTGTTAGAATCTAATCCCTTAAGTTGTTTTTCCAAGAATGCAAAATAATCACCTAGTCTAATAATAGGCCTTAAGCTTGCTATAACTTTATCTAATACAACCTGTCTTTCTAATAACTGCTCTTCTAGTGTAACTAGACTTCTATACATTAAATAATAATAAGGCGTTTCGCTTAGAGTTAAATACATTGCTACAAATTGGAACATTAAAGATGTCATTAATATAGTGTTGATGTATCCAATAGGATTTAATAAAACGTTTGGGTCAAATCCTAAAAAATCAGCAAGCAATATTAACGCAAGAAACGCCGAATACCCTCCAGCCTCGGTTAAGAACACCTTTGTTTTATCTTTCCAATCCTTCAGCGCTCTAGATAGTTGATCTCCAAGCTCACTAAGTAGTGCAGCAATATCTGCATCAGAGGAATCAAGACCAAGACTCTCAGCTAAATTATTTAAAAAAGTAGAGACCTGGTGCTCAACTCTAATAGTAGTACAAGGATTTGGTTGTTGTAGTATTTGATCAGTAGCCATTAATATCTCATGCTATCTCTAAGTTTAGCAGCTATATCCTTTTTTCGCTGTGCCACTTTTTGTGAAGACAATCTTAATTTAAATGATATGTCTTTGTCTTTTAATTTAGGTTTTCCACCATAGCCAAAAACATACTCTATTATTTTTTTATCTATTGGGTCTGAGTCATAGTATATAAAGCTCAGAGCTTGTCTTAATTTAAACTGTTCTGGAGAAGCTAAGTCAGGGGTATACTCAAAGAATGTTCCGACATCATCTTCATCACCAGTGCCGTGTTCAATGGAAAGGTCTCGTCTCAGCTCTATCTGTAGTTTCTCGATCTCTTTAATTGGCCAACTCATTTCGTCAGCCAGTTCAGCCATTGTTGGTTCACGGCCTTTATCTGATTCTATGTTATCATAGATAGAATTATATATACCTATCTTCATCGCCCGTGGTTCAGGAATGTGCCCAACGTTCTGATAGTTAATAACAAATCTTTGTAACTTCTTTAGATAGTTAGTCACATGGGTATTCAACTGAGCTTTCTCTGGGTCATATGTATCAAAAGCTTGGTATACTAATTTAGTAGCCTCCATATCGATAGCCACTCTAGGAAGAGTTACACCAACATATTTTCCGATCTGTTGATTAATTAAGGGCTTTAAGGATTTAACTAATTGCTGACCGGCCATTTTATTACCAGCTCTATATTGCTTCCATAGTTCTAATTCTTTTTCACGCAGCGTCATCTAATCTCCTAAAAAGCCAGTGCATGATTTCCACCATACACTAACATTAATTTGTTAAACAGTAATCTATAAATTTGAATTAATCTTATATAGTGTTCGTTTGATTTTGATTGATGTGGTAATGCATTTGATACTGTAAATTCTTCAGTTACTGCATTTTTTAAGTTATTAGCATATGAATCAACCTCTTCTTCTGTAGGGAAAAATTGTGGTATAGTTCTGATTCTAATTTTTAACATATTAGCAACACGCTCAATACCTTGAAATATAGTTTCTCGTTCTTCGGTAATTACGGTAGGTGTATATGAATAAACATTGTTTATAAAAATTTCAATTATATCTATAGTATCCTTAAGCACATCGATATCGTTTTTTAAATCCCCTATTTGTGCTGTAATGTCTTCATTATTGGTATCATAGTAGCTAGATAAATCATAATGATTTTCTAATTGATTATCAGTAACTAAACTTTCCATAGCTAAACTATGATTAGTTACTACCCAGCTCATTCCAAATTCAATATATTTATCAGCAGTAGCTATATTTCTATAATTAAAGGTTAAAGGATAGCCCCATATAGTGTGGTTCATTATTCTCATAATAGCCACTGACCCATCGTCTACTAGCTGTGTTCCCCGCATATGATTATTATAAAGATCTAGTAATGAAGACCCATGAAAATAATCTGAAGGAGCGCCTTTTGCTTTTGTACTAGTATGCTCTAACGCAGTACCAGAAAAGGTATATATTTTAACAGAGTCTCCAAACAATGCCACAGATGCAGCACCAAATGTATTCTGTATCTGTGCTCTTTCTTTTTGAGTTATATCAAGAGCACTTAAATAAAACCTATTAGTCATATAATTTATATTAGAGGAAGCTTTGTCTTTAATAAATATTACAGCGCCGGAATTAGCAAGATCATACTGACTACTTGAGCTAATCTTTTCAGACAAATGTATAGGTAATTCTTTCTTAGTACTAACACCGCGTAGTTGACTAATAATCTGTCCTCTAGTTGAGCTTGAAGATGTCGGTGATGGGCCATCAAAAACATTCTCTGCAGTATTTACTGCCGGTATGTTTAGGCCCTCACTACCATCATTTATATATCCGAGCCTAATGCCGGCTCCATAAATTTCAGAATCACTCATACATTACCTCGTCACTATAGTGGTTAAATCTTGTTGGAATTGTTTTAAATATTTACCAAAGGCTTTTTCTATTGCTTGTTTTCGTTTTTCTGAATAAACTTTTTTTAGCTCATCGTGAAGATCCGGGTCTATCTCTGCGCTAGTTAAATTATGATTTATTAAAGCTTTTGCATTTTCTATTTTCACTACTTCGGTTGTGTCTTTATAGTCTAAAGTTCCAGGCACATCTCCACTAACATTTAAGAATTTAAAATAATCGGTCATTGTAATAAGATTCCTTGATGTTTGTATTTTTCTAAATCCTGGTTTATTAGAAACATTACTATATATATTTTTCAATACGTGTATGCTATAGGAAATTAACTTAGCATTTGCGATTTCCTCTGAGTCATTTTTCTTTACTTTAAACTCCTCTAAGTTTACTATTAGTTTCCCGGTTTCGTACTGTCTAATAAAGTCTAACAAAGAAGAGTCATAAAAGGAAGACCTTTCTTTATTTACAAAGTAGTTTTTATAAAAATTTTCTTTTTCCTTTAATGATGTATCATCTTTATCCCATTCCGAAGCTTCAGCAGAGTCTATTTTTTTATGTAGTGTTCCATGTTGAATCAGTGGATAAATCTCAACACCTATCTTATCAATCTTATAAAAATCTTCGTCTAAGTATGAATTCATAAACGGAACTAAATCGTAAGTTAAATCTAACTTATGTGGAGAAGGATCTTCACCAGCATCTTCTGCTATATCAATATTTTCCTGAGCATCCCATATTAATCTAGGTTTAGATATTGTCAGTTGACAGGAAGCAGCGCCTTCTGAGTTTATAGTAATTCTTTGTCCAGACAATATCCCACAAACACTAGGAGTATCATCCTCTGTCTCTAGTATTAGAGCAGGAAATCCTATTATTCGATGGGGGTTAAACTCAGTGCTAACAGAACACGACCTACTTCCGTATCTAGCGTCAAAGAATTCTAATAAAGTTTCTTTATAGAGTTTCTTTTTTAATTCAAGTTGAGCTTTTGCTTTTTGTTCAGCAGCTTCTTCATCGCTAGTCCAAAGTTGGAACGGGTCTAGTGGTGGCCTCTTAGAATATAGAGTTAAAAAGTCTAAAGTACCTTGAGCTAAATTTTGGTTTATTGGTCGATTACGGCCTCTATAGGTTTCTTCCGTCGTGAATTCTAATTTTGGTTTTTTAACGTCATCCCCATCAACCAAATCTAATCCAGGAACCATTACCATAGGAACTAGGGTTTTAGGGATTACCCCAGTATTCGTCGTCCATTGTCTTAATGCGTCTAATTCTGCAACATATACTGTTGGCTCTGTGGTAAAGCTACGAGAAAAACTATAAGACATTTTTTCATCAGCAAATATAATATTATTTTTTATTGGTGGTGCAAAGTCCAAGTTAGGAACAATGTATGCACGCATTGGTACAGACTCTCCAGTAGCAGGATTTATAGTCTGTGTAAAGGTAGCAGGAAATATAATTCTATAATTAAGGCGCTCTAAAAATAATTGTATAAAATTCAATAAGGATAGTGCATTAGGGTTTTCACTTTGACTTAACATGTCTTTCCTTAATTGATGAACTTTTAATAAAGAGACAGCATGTTTATTAGGGAATGCAAATAAAGTCTTATCAAACTTTAATGGTTCATTTAATAGGCCGTAATAAAAATCTAAATTACTAAAGTAAGAAATTAACTTTTGAAACAGGGGTTGTAAATTAGCATCAGAGCCGCCCTCTTCAAACACTTTATATGCATTTTGAAAAAGCAGCAGAAGTCCAGGAACTGCCTCTGCTGTAAACTCATAATCTTTATCTTTTATTTCTTTATCCGGGGTTTCTGTTGTATCCGAATCTTCCTTACCCTCCTCATTAAAAGCATCACTATTAATTAAATAAAAAGATACATCTGCTTGGTGTACTTTAGTGCTTAAGTAATCGACAGCAAATTTATGTATTGATGCCCACTTACTTAATAAAGAAACTGCTTGGATATTAGCTTGTCTAGTGCCAACTTCAGTTCTATTATAATTTATACCTGCTACTTCGCCTTCAAACAAAAGGAAGTAATCCTCACCCTTATCTCCGTATTCATCAATTATTTTCCCAAACACTTGTACAAGAGTTCCGGGTAATATTCTTGTTGCACCAGACTGTGCAGGAAAATTTAGAGTGCATTGTGGAAAAGAGCCAATACCCTCAGATATAGAAATACCACTAAACGGAATTTCTATTCCCTCTAAAAATAATTTACAATCAATATGTACTACATTAGTATCCATTATTTAAATTTATCTTTCCTATGTTTTATATTATATGTTACTATTAGTCCACCGTCAGGATGGATAAGGCGATTCCACATATCGTAGGTATCGCTAAGAAGTTGAACTTCAGTTCTCTCTCCAAAGTCTTTTAGTGCTGCTTCTTTTGCCTCATCAGACAATTTAGAGCTAGGATTATTAATTTTTGCTAGGAGTTCTGCCCTTGTGGACTCTCCTGATAGCATAGAGTCTCTTAGTTCTGCAAGACCTTCAAAGTCTTCCATAGATAGAGGATTATCGCTATCGAAATAGAATTTTCCACCAGTAGAAGCAAATGCTTTTAACACATTAGTTACTTCGCCTCCCCCCATTTCTCCCTTAATTTTATCTAACTTTAATTTAGTATGTCCAAAGCTTCGTCTTTTTGCAAGGTCTTTATGTTTTCCATATTTTTCTGAGAACTTGCCTAAAGCTCTTCGCTGTCTATAGTATGTCTCTCGTTGGCCTGTGGTTAACTTTCCTATATTCTCATCAGTTGCTAGTTTATCCATAGCTTCTAAATCTATGTTCCACCAATTCATATTAAAGCCTTCTTCATCTTTAACCATGAATAGTTCTTCGCCGCCCATATCATTTAATATGTCTCGTAATCCACTAAAGTCATCATCGCCGCCAATTTCTCTACTTTCAAAAGCATTACTAAAGTCATCGTATTTACCTAACTTATCATCTATCCTTTGGTCTAATACGGAAATAGCTAATGAAGTTCTAGAGGCTTCCTCAGTAGTGTCAGATTGGTTTGATTCATTTATGACTTCCATGAACAAAAACTCTTCATTCCCCTTCTCACTATGCATGTGTCCTTTTACTCTTCTTTTTTCTTCTATGATTAGCTCATCCCAATATTTACCATAACCTCTTATAGACCAATAATCTATCTGCTTTGACGGATCCTGTTTTAATAGAGCTCCAGTTTCGAAGGCTCTAGTATCTCTTGCTGAAAAACCAACTAATGCTCCACTCGACGCTCCCAAGCCTGTTATTGCTCTACGAGCTTTAGCAGCACCTCTCGTGCCTATAAATAAATCATCACCAGATCGATCTTCTTTTAATCTTTTATATTCTTCTATAGCTTCTATTTGTTCCTCTGCGTCTTCTCCTGTATATGTTTTAGCATATGCTCCAGCAAACATCGCAGAAAAAGTATTTCTTTTTCCTACTTGAAGAGTTCTTGATGCACTAGCTGAGGACTGACTCTCCATTATTTTATTGAAATCTTCTTCTATGTCTGTCAGTTCTTCGCTATCTTCTCCTAAGAATAACTTTGGTGTGTTAAATTCAACGGATTCAAGACCAGCTAGGCTTGTTGAAACATCGTCTAGTTTACCTTTTATAGCTCTTGTTATTCCACCAAAGAACCTTCTTCCAACAGTGTCTGTAATACCGAATGTCATATCATGCCAGCCAGATTTAATATCTGCTTTTATCCCGGTACCTATCCCAACTTTATTACTTAAAATCTCATGCTGTTGTTTTTCTACAGCAAATTGACCTACCTCTTGAAGATATCGTTCAGGCCCCTCTTTGAACATTTCCATTGCGGCATCTATTTCAACCCTACCGCCTTTGAATCTGCCTGACTGTAGCATGAACTGCTTCATAGTATTTTCATCAGTTATACCAAAGTCTGTATACTGCTCAATAAATGGTGCCATTCTTGCGGCATTGGCTGCATAATGATTTATATTAGCAGCTCTATTTGGCGCAGTATATAAATCTCCAAAATAACTAGTAGGGTCGTCACTATACTTATTTGAGAATGCAATAAATTGATCATTAAAATTAAAAGCTCCAGCTTCTATTCCACCATAAGCCATCATTCCTAATGGAGTGGTGGCGTATTGAGTCTGTTGTTGTGCCATAGCCATAGAAGCATTTTCTACACCACCATACCTTCTTATAGTTTCTCGTCCTAATGGGCTTTCTTTTAAAGCTTCTGCCTGCATTCTCGTTTGTAGTAACATACTTTGAGCAGGGATAGCGTCGACTCCCATTTGTCCTAATCCGGCAGAACCTTGTTGTAGATAATTTAACATTCTTTCTGGAGAACTTCCGGTAGCTATACTAACTCCACGAATAGTATTCGCATAATCTCCAGATTGGCCTACACTTATACCTAGGCCCTGCATTCCTGCCATAAACTTAACGGCCTCATCTCGAGATACTCTAAGGGCGTCCATTACTTCTTTAGTATTTTTTATTAAATCTTTAGTAGTTTTTATAAAAGCATCTGGTGAACTAGTTCCAGAGTATCCTCCTGCATTAGCAAATCCTAAAATATCTCTTTGAATTTCATCTGAGTCGATACCTTTAATTAAAGGTTCTTTATCAAATCTAGTATTTAATATACTTCTAGCTGCACTCGTTGCATCAGAACTTGAAAATTCTGGCCCAGTAAATGACCCAGAAAGTGCTTTTATAGCACCACCCATATCCATGGCCTGTCTCTCATTTTTAGCTAAAGTACTGCCTACTAAATCTAAGCCCAACCCAACAGCAAGACCAACGCCAATCCCCACAGGCCCGCCTGCCGATCCAGCTGCGGCGCCAGCTATGGCTCCAGCCCCTAACCCAATAGCACCACTTCCGGCTCCAAGAAGTCCCTCCGCTATTCCTTTTGCACTAAAAATACCTTGAGAGCTTTTAAGTCTATATTCTCCTTTTGACATTGGCATATCATTGTTATAGCCAGCACCAACAGCCGCACCAGCGACTGAGCTAAAGAAGCTTCTTTCGCCTATATTGTTTAAAAGTTGATTATATTGATTTGTTGGGCCATAAGGAATATCCATTATAGGGCTATTAGTTAGTCCTAAAGAAGCACGAGTTTGGTTAAACATTTGCATTCCATGTTCAACCCCTTCACGAAATTCTGATAAAGACGCAGAAAAATTACCAGATCCTTGTTGAAATTTATCTGATAGGTCGGCTATATAATCAACCACACTCTTCTTTGACATGGAGTCATTGAGCTGATTAAGTGGTGCTATATATCTACCACTGCCGAATCCACCACCTTCGCCCATCAAGGCGCCATTAACTTGGTCTCTTATATTAAATAATTGACTAGCTAAATCTGCATCATCTATTTCAATTTTATACTTAAGTACTTCTTCTGCCATGAGTTACGTCCTTAGCGAGGGCTGAAACATCCTTTTGAAAATCACTTTCTATATGTTTTCCAGCTTTTTTAGCTTTTACTTTTACTCCGAAGAATCCTTTTTTATTTAAACTCTTCATATCATTCATTAGTTCTTGTGTCTTGAAAGTCTTTTTAGGCTTAAGAGATATTACATCATTATATTCTTGTAATACTCTATTAAAAGCCTCAACATCTTGAGCATTGCTTGCATCTAATAGGTTGGACTGTAATAATAAGTTAAATCTTAAATTTTCAATATTATCTTCTCTAGATAGATATTGTATTATTACAGTTTCTTCTAAACTACCCTTTGGTCCAGGATTTATTCCGTTGGCTTTTGCTCTGAGTCTGAAGAAGTTGAGGCGGTCTCGAAAAAAGTGTTCTCAATCTCTTCTCCTGTAACTTCTTTAGCGACAAGCTTTTCGAACTCTTGCCACTTCTCAACTAGGCTATCAATTAAAGATGTTGGCTGATTTCCTAATAACAGTCTATTTTTATCTACATCATCTGCAGCTACGTTATTGTATTTTTCCAGTAGTCTGGCTAGTAGCTCAATGCTGTAAGTGTGTAGTACTATTGCAGTTCCACCATCCACGCTTTTCATGTAATGTTCGACTTCCAGCTGTATGTCAGCACTTATACTACGTAAAGTATAAGTAGCTTTTCCTCCTAAAAACTCAAAGGTTTCTGTGGCGTATCCTATGTCTACGATTTGTTCTAAATATTTTCCCATTAGTTATTTCCGGTTAAAGTTAAATGTTATATATAAATATAGTATACTAAGAAGCTTAGGTCAAGTACACAATGATATTTTGGTATAAGAAATATAATGACAGTACCTCTTGATATCTAAAGCTCAATTTTTTATACTATACTTATGATAATACATATAACGAACTTAGCAATTATTACTGACCTGACAAGATCTCAAACAGAGCACATAAAAAGATATTTAACAATATCTAATCCTAAGCTCATTGAACTTACCAGGCTAGGATTAAATGCTCACAAGATAACAAAATACTTAACTTTTTATAAGCACCACGGAGACAGACTACTAGTTCCTATAGGCGCATTGCCATATATTACATCTACATTTTCCTACTCAATGTCTAAAGCAGACATAATAGACAATAGAGTAACCCATACATCCGAAGCATATTTTTCTAAATTAAAACCTCATAAAGGATTTAAATTAAGAGATTATCAAGAGGAGATAGTTTCTGCTTGTATGGAAAAAAGTGTTGGCGTAGTAGAGGCAATGACTGGATCTGGCAAGACTATAGCTTTTGCTGAACTTATATTAAGACGAAGACAGAATACTTTAGTATTAGTTCACACCACGGAACTAGCAAATCAAACAAGAGCTGCTATTGCAGAATATTTAAATGTGTCAGAAGATGCTATTGGATTTATCGGCGGTGGCACATTTAAAGTAAAACCTATAACGGTAGGGTTACTACAAAGTCTAGCATCATTTATAAAGACTGATGATGGTTTTAGTAAAATAGATTTAATAAATGAGAAGTTTGGACAAATCATTTGTGACGAAACACATATAATAGCTGCAGACTCTTATTATAATGTGATGACAGAGCTTAAAGCAAAATATAAATTTGGATTCTCGGCTACTCCTAAAAGAGAAGATGGTCTTACAAATGTTATATTCTTTGCTACTGGTCCTAGAATTCATGTTGTTGATAAAGATAGATTAAAAAAAGTTTTAATGAAGCCAGACTTAAGAGAAATTCAAACTGATTATTATTTTCCTCTTATGCAAACCTCCGAATACCAAGACATGGTGTCGGATTTAAGTTTAGATGAAGAAAGAAATAATCTAATATTAGAAACTCTAAAAGACTATAAAGATAAACCAATTTGTATTCTATGTTCCAGACTATCTCAAGTTGAATATTTACAGGACAAAATTAAAGATTCTGTTATATTGACTTCTAAGATGACAAAGAAAAATAGAAAACAAGTAATGGAAGATTTATTACTTAAAAAGAAAAACATAGTTATTTCTACTTATGGGTTATTTAGTACTGGAATAAATATCCCTCATTTAGAAATAGTTTTTCTAGCAGGACCAATGCAGTCTGAAATTAAAATTAAACAAACTGCTGGCAGATTGATGAGAAAAGCTAAAGGAAAAAACTCTGCAATAATGGTTGACTTTGATGATAAAAAAGTCGATCTTCTACATAGACAGTTCTTAAAACGAAGAAGGATTCTTAGAAAATTATGATCAAACCAATTAATCTGGCAACAGATAAAGATGGTCGAAAGCAACTAACAACTAAATGTGTAAATGTAGACACTGTTCTTGACTCGCCAATGTCAACTCATAAGTATTGGCCACAAGAGTTAGTTGACCTAGTTACTAATATGAAAGACACTGCTACAGATATAGGAACAGAGCAATGTCTTGGTATCGCTGCAAATCAAATTTGGGATAAAGACTCCCCCTGTCCCTCTGTCTTAATTATGATATGGCCTGGGGAAGAAAAAGATACTTGGGGATGGAAAGAGTTTATTAACCCTGTAGTTGTTACAAACGGTAAAACTTATAGAAGCACTGAGGGGTGTCTTAGCCAGCCAGACGTGGTGTTTGATGTAAAGAGAAAACTCAATGCAACTATCCAATTCCAAGAATTAGATAATCCCGAGCTACAAACAATTAAATTCTACGGCAAGCAAGGCCCTTGGGCTAAGATTTGCCAACATGAAATTACGCACATTAAAGGTAAACTGCACAAATGAAAAAAGCATTAACATTTGACGATGTAACCATCATTCCTAGATATAGCAAAATAGACTCAAGGGATTCATGTAATACTGATACTATTTTGGCAGGTACTAGTGGACTACGTATACCAATAATTGGATCCCCTATGGATACTGTAACAGAGCAAGCTATGGCAGATAAACTAGGAGATTTAGGTGGAATTGGATTTATCCACAGGTTTATGCCAATTGAAGAACAGGTCGCATGTATAGAAAAATCATGTGGACGAGTTGGTGGAACTATAGGAGTAACAGGAGATTATAGATTACACACTAGTAAACTAATAGACGCTGGAGCTACTGTTATATTAATAGACGTAGCACACGGACATCACATGTTGGTAGAGAACGCTCTTAAACGTCTTAAACCATTATATCCAACTATACCATTTATTGCTGGGTCTATCTCGACTGCTGAAGCCGCAGAAGCTTTAATAGCTTGGGGAGCCGATGCTTTAAGAGTTGGTCAGGGCAATGGCTCATTGTGTGAGACTAGAGTTAAAACAGGCTGCGGAGTTCCGCAGATTACGGCTTTACAGGAGATTAAAAAAGTATCTGGAAATACACCTATTATTTCATGTGGAGGAATTAGAACCCCAGGTGACTTTGCAAAAGCTATTGCAGCAGGGGCAGATACAGTAATCTTAGGATCTTTATTAGCTGGTACAAAAGAAAGTCCTGGAGATATTAAGCGTCAAGGAACTTGGCCGAATGAAGTATTATTTAAAGAGTACAGGGGATCCGCCTCGGCCTCAGCTAAAAAAGCTAGAGGCGAAGAGGTAAAGAACATTGAAGGTAACTCTAAACAAATTCCGTATAAAGGAAAAGTAGAACGTATCATAGATGATTTAATGTATGGGCTAAGATCAGCAATGTCTTATGTCGGTGCTATTGATATTAAATCATTCCAAGAACGTGCAGAATTTATGGAAGTAACCAATGCTGGAATAGCAGAATCAAAACCACACCTATTAGGATAAGACATGTTTGACGAAGACGATATTTTAGAAAACAAAGACAAAATAGCAAAAAGAGAAAAAAATCGTCCTGGACATAGAATTGTAAAATGTTGTGGTAATTGTATATACTTTGTATATTATGGGTCAGCTCGTAGAGGTTTGTGCTGTGTAGAGCACGTAAAGAAAGCAGAGCGAGATAAAAGTAGAAGAGCACGTTGGACCGTTCCTCAAATAGAGGGTAAGACAAGACAACAATCTCTCACCATAGCTCGTGATAGCGGTGAGTATGATTATACTCATATAACATGTCTATGTAAAAACCATAAACTTAGATCTCGTGTTAGAAGTATAAAGGATGTAACAGATTTTTGTGGTGCGAAGTGGAAAGGTGGTAAGTAATATGCTAGAAAATATTGCACGCTATCTATTATTGCATGATATAAAATCATATGTTTGTGGTGGTACCGCAAGAGATTTAAAGTTAAGCCGAACTATTATGAGTTATGACTTTGCGGTAGTTTCTAACATGCAAGAATTACAAGCTAAGTTTAAAAATAAGATCAAACATTCAGATCCATTTTTAACTTACGTAACTATTATGTATAAAGGATTATACATAAATTTATACCCACTAAAGAAAGTAACTCTTGATAATACTTACTATAAGTTTGAATATACAACCTCTTTAAAAGAGGATTCAAACTCTAGAGACTTTACTATCAATGCACTTTATTTTGATCCATTAAAAAATAAATGGTATGATTATCATAACGGTAAAAAGGATATAGAGAACAAGCTAATACGCTTTGTAGGAAACCCATATAATAGAATTCTAGAATCTAAGATTAGAATATTACGTGGGCCTGTTTTAGCAGGAGTGTTAGGAACGGGGTGGAAGCTAGAGCATAAGACACATGAGGCTATAAAGGATTACAGACTCAAACTAGCATTAACACATTCTACTCAGGTATACAGAGAAGTAAATAAAATCTTTACTAGAGTAGAAATACCTAGTAAAGTATTTAACATACTTAGGTCTACAAAAGTTCTGGATGATTTCTTTCCAGAACTTCTTTTATGTGTTGGAATCGAGCAGACTAACAAAAGAAAGAATTTAGATGTGTATCAACATCTAATGTATGCAATAGACTCTGTAAAATTATCTCATCCAAGATGTAAGATTATAAGAACAACTGCGTTATTACATGATATAGGTAAGCCGCAATGTATGACTTATAATACTAAAAATGAGATTCATTTCTATGGACATGAAAAGGCGAGCTCTTTCCTAGCAGAACGCATTTTATTTAAATGGGGATTTAAGAAAGATTTTATTAGACAAATAACTTCTTTAATTAATTTACACCTATTTGATGCATCTAGACGTTTATCAAGTGCCGCTGTTAGAAGATTGATCAATAGGGCTAGCCCAGAAAATATACATAATCTCATTGATTTACGTATAGCTGATAGATATGGAACAGGACGTCCAGGTATCAGTATGGATAAGGAAGAATATTTAAGAGATAGAATAAATAAAGAACTTGAAAATATTTCTCCAAATGATTTCAAATTAGTCTTGCCAAATGATCAGATTATTAGTATGATTAAGGATACAACGGACAATCCAGATGCAGCATTGCCTTATATTAGGCAATACTTGAAAAATAAGATACTGTATAGCCTTATCAAGAATAAGCCTGAAAATCTTAAACGCTTAATACGACAACACTTAAAGATCGATTGTCCTTTAGATAAGACACATTTGTTTAAAACTTTAGTTGAAATTCAGGAATACAAGGCTGAAACCTTTGATAATGGCAAACTAAAGTGCGGAGTTTTCTGTAACTTCATGTGTGATAAAAGAATAAGGAATCAGCAATGATCTTGACTACAGTACTTATCGTATTACTAACAGTCTTATTGGTAATCAGGTTTGTAGAAGTAAAAAAATACAAACAATTGGTGAAGACGTTAGATCTGAAGGTTGATGACCTACAGGAACAAAATAAAAAAGAACATTTCCATAGGAAAAGTTCAGAAGTCCGCACAGGACAAATGGTTGAAAAGATGCTACCATTTACTAAAGACTTCAAACATAATCCAAGACAAGCTCAATTTTTAGGTAACCCTATTGATTATATTGTATTTGGAGACGAATGTATTACTTTTGTTGAAGTTAAAACTGGTAAAGCCAGACTTAGCCAGACTCAGCAAAAGATAAAAAAGTTAGTCAATAATAAAAAAGTTGAATGGGAAGTTATTAGAATAAAATGAATATAGACGTTTTTAGAAAACTTTTTGTTCATAGGCCAGATGTGTATGCTATTCAAACGCCTAATAGAACTTATGTACCTGTCCATGAAGATTTAACAGACCGTGTTATATCAGGACACCTTAAAGGTATGGGAACTATAGGGTTATATCAAATTATCCCAGAACAGAACACATTAAAGTGGGCTGTTGTTGATATAGATATCAATAAAGATATATTTATTCAAGAGAATTTTGATCTTGATCTTTGGTTACCTGATTTACGAAAACAAGCAGAACTTATCCAAACAGCTTTAACAGAGCATGAGATCCCGTCCTATCTAGAGTTTTCTGGGTTTAAAGGATACCATGTTTGGATCTTCTTTGATGAACCTGTAGCTTCTTCACCAGTGTATGTTGGATTACATAGTATTATGAAAAACATAGAACTAGTTAATGACGGACTACACTGGGAAATATTTCCTAAACAAAAGTCTGTCAGTGAAGGAAGTATGGGCTCTCTCGTAAAAGGGCCAGAAGGAAAGCACCAGCATTCTGGAAAAGCTAGTGAATTTATTGATACAGTTGATCTAAAAACTATTGAGTATGCGGATATAAAAAGTTTAATAGCTGCACATAATACCATTGATGTTATCTTTGAAAAATGTTCAGCATTAAGAAACTTACGTACAAAAGCATTTACTACTGGAGTATTAACTAATGAAGAAAGACTAAACTTAGCATACATATTAATTAATGCTAGTTCAGAATATGATACTCAAGATGGTGAGAAGTATTTACTTAATAGTATTTTGCCTAAGCTAGGTAATTACAAAAAAGAAACGTCTGAAAAAAATATACAACGAATGAAGGGTGCCGTTGGAGGGGCCGGGTATAAACCAATAACTTGTGCTAAGTTACAAGAAACTGGTATGTGTCCTGGACCTTGTGCTGAGATTGGTACAAAACGTAGTCCAATATATTTCTATAAAAAAGCTCTAGGATTTAGTGAAGGGGCTTTATTAAATGTAGAAGATCCATTTGATAATTTAATTAGACGTGGGAATAGTTACTATGAACAAAATCTAGGTGAAGATGGGGCTGCACCTACACTTGAAAGATTGTGTAATTATATTGTTGATTTACAAGAGCGCGTAGTTGTTGATGATGGAACGGGTGACGAATATACATATCTAAAAGGTATTATAAAAACAGATGCAGACGGTGTAGCAGCTGCTGAATTTAAAATGCCTCCATCAGACTTTCATGATAACAACGCATTCAAATCACATATAACAGACAAATTAGGAATTGACGGTATTTTTACAAAGATAAATGCCGAACCTAAAATTAGACAATGTATTGCGAAATACAGTAATACTGTAGATAAGCGAGTAGTATTACAGATGGGCTACAGGAAGGATGAAGAGGAAGATAGATATCCTGATAAGTATATAAGTCCGTCAGTGATCATTGATAAAACAGGCATACATGAAAATACCTCGATTGAGTTTGATTTAGAAGATGCTGATGTAGCAAAATATCTAAATATAATAGAAGTAACCAACGAAGAATTTAATGAAGCTAAACAAGGATTAAATAATCTTCTTTCTTTAAGTGATTGGAATTATACACATTCAGCACTAGCCCACACTATGCTGCCAATTATAGCTCCGTTCTTATCTGGAGAAGACACTAAATTTACTTACTTCGTTAGAGGTAACTCTGGTGATGGTAAGTCTTATATAATGAAGTTCTTCCAGAACTTTTATGGAAACTTCACTAACTTAGCTAGTTGGACCTCTACCTTTGCAGCGCTATCAAGAATAGGACACCTGTTTAAAGATGCTCTGTATGTAATAGATGATTTTAAACGTCGTAATCTAGGTCGAGCCTATGATCAAGCTTTAACTTTAATGCAGACTTATGCAGATAATACAAGCAGATCAAGAGCACGTCCTGACATGGCAATGCAGAAAACATTTACTATTAAGGGCTGGTTGGCATGTACTGGTGAGGATACTCCAGATGGAGAAGCCTCCACATTAGCAAGAAGCATTCAAGTAAACTGCCTACCAGGAAAGAAAGATAGAGACCTTGGTAGAAAAGTAGAAAGTGTAAGTCATCTATTCTCTGGAATAACTGGTCGTTATATACATCATGTATTAAAAACTAATCCATTATTATTTGATAGAGCCTTCCAATCATATGAAACATTATTCTATGAAGAGGTAAAAGGCTTACCGAATGATACTCGTATTACTAGAAACATTAGTTTGTTAATGACAAGTTACAAATTTATTAGTGAATTCTTTTGGTCGAAAAAAGTATCTGCTGAGAACCAAGAAAAGTTTAAAGAGTATTTACTTTCTAAAATAAAAGAACAAGCAGTAGAATCGGCAGAGGAGATGTCGTCCGAGAAATTCATTGAGCAGTTGAGTCTTTTAATTGGTACAGAATCAGTAATCCTTTTAGATGATACGACAGTTCCAGTGTCTTTAACTCAATATGAAAAGGGAAGAATTATAGGATGGAATGATTTAAATAATTCAGAACATACTTATATTATAGGTTCTAGGGCATACGCACTAATAAATAGCGCTCTTATGCAACAGAATATGTCTTTAGGCCATAGCTTAAAAGCAATGATGCTTGATATGTATACTAAAGGATATATTAAAGATCAGAAACTACAATCACTTATATTTAATAAAAGGAAAATAGATGTGATTGTTTTTAACCAAGGAGTTATTTAGTGAATGAAACTTAAGACCATTGCTAGTAGTAGCAGCGGAAATTGCACACGAGTTAGCTCTGGTAAAACTTCTATACTAATTGATTGCGGTATTCCAAGAAAAAGAGTTTATGAAGATGGCGTTTTTGATATAAGCGCCATTTTTATTACTCATGAGCATAGCGATCATATAAAAGGTGTTAATGTTTTATATAAGAAAGCTAAATGTAAAGTATATTTACATCGACATGTATATGAAGCCAGACCTAAACATTTTGAATCTATACCCATAGAGGATATAATGTTTATAGAAGCTGGAGATATTACTACAATCGATGATACTTTTACAGTTGAAGGCTTTAGTACAAAGCATGACGCAGCATATAGTATGGGTTTTGTAGTTACAGAGATATCTTCGTCAAAGCGCTTCGGATATATGACTGATACTGGGGCTGTAACTGCTTTAATAAAAAATAAATTAAAAGAATGTGATAGTTACTTTATTGAAGCGGACTACGACGATGAGCAATTAAAAAAATACGCTGACTACTCAATCGAATTAAAAGATAGAATAAAAGGAAACTTTGGGCATTTAAGTACTGCACAAGCTATAGAGTTTATTAAAGAATCTGTTGATTTAGAAAAAGTAAATAATGTAATCTTTGGCCACTTAAGTGCAAGAACAAATTCACCAGAACTAGTACAAGCTTCTATTGATGAAGAGTTTCCTAAATATATTAATAAATTCTACATAGCACCAATAGACGAAGAGTTAGATATATGATACTTGCATATAGTTATAGTCCTGTGTATTGTATCGACGAGGACGGTATACAGACGGCAATTAAAGACCCAGACTATGTAAAAAGGTCTAGTAGAAGTCCATCTCGTTATATTGCCTCTGAAGAATGTATATTATTAGCTCATGAAAAGGAAGTAATAAAGATAATTACGGGCTTTGATGTGCTACCACACATACTATTTAGCAAGATAGTAACCTTTGCTGTAAACCATGATATGAGGCTAGAGATCATAGCATGTGGTAACTTACACCATTTAAATTATCTTGATAAATTAGTAGAAATGCACAACAATCTACTTGACAGTTGAGCATATCTTACTATATTAAAGTATGAATATATTAATTTTTGACATAGAGACAATCCCTCAGCAAACACCGCTGAGCGATTTACAAGAAGAAACTTTACAACGTAAACTTGACAAGTTTACAATCAAAGACAATGAAGATTTAATTGGTATAAGAAATAGAATAATGGCTACCTCTCCTTATTTTGGAGAAATCGTTTGTATAGGAGCAATGAAAGTATACGGCGATGAGAGCGGTTCCATTTCTTTAGTTGGAACAGAGAAGGAAATTCTAACTAGATGGTGGGAAATCATTAAGAAACATAAAGGCGTGTTCGTCCATTACAATGGACTAGGCTTTGATGTTCCTTTTATATTGAAGCGATCTATGTTCCACGGTATTGAACCAACACATAAACAGTTTGCAGATACAAAGAGGTTCCAAAGGTATCCTCACTTCGACGTGCAACAGATTTTGGCAGATTGGGATAGATACCAAACAGCGTCTCTTGAGTTAGCTTGTGAATTTTTAGGGGTTAAGTCACCTAAAGACGGCGAGATTAAAGCAGCTAATGTGGCAGAAGCTTTCGCCGCTGGTCGTATAGATGAGATAGCTGAATACTGCTTAAAAGATGTACAAGCAACTTACGATGTATACCAAATTTTACAAAATTATACCTATATACCAAAAAGATACTAAATGAGTTTATTTAAAAAAGCTAGCAAAAAAGCTAGACGATTGAAGATGTATATATACGGGGAAAGTGGTTCTGGTAAAACAGTAACATCTTTACATTTTCCCAGCCCAGCCATGATAGATGCTGAAAAGGGAACAGACTTCTATGGCGAGTTGTTTGACTTTGAAAGAATTCAAACTAATGATCCCGACGAGATTAATGCAGCTCTTGATGAACTTTTAAAAGATCCTGGTGATGTAAAGACATTAATTTTAGACCCATTCACTGCCGTATACGAGGCGATGCAAGATGCACAGCTAAGACGAATGAGGGTTAAAAATAATAACAAGAATTATACTTTACAGCCAGTTGATTTTAAATTACTTAAATCTAATGTAAAAGGACTAATTCAGAAGTTACTAGCATTAGACTTGAATATTATTTGTACAGCAAGAGCTCGTGTAGAGTATAGCCAAGAACCTGGTGAGTTTATGAAACCTGTTGGTCTAAAGCCAGATGGTCCAAAAGACTTGCCGTATATGTTCGACGTAGTTCTTGAATTAAAAGAAACACCGGATGGAAAAAGGTTAGCATCCACAATTAAAGATAGAACTAATACACTACCAAATTCTTTTGAGTTTAGTTATGAACAGTTTGTCAAGTATCTAGGTAATGCAGATCTTGAAAGAGATCCTGTAGTATTTAACCAACAGACCAGCCTAGATGATTTTGCAGGACGACAAATTGAAATTGAATTTAAAGGCAATAAAATAAAGACAGCAGGAATAACTGCAGAGCAACTAGTCACTTTAAGTGCATTAATAGAAAATAAAGGGTTAAGCTCTGACACTGTTGCAGAAAAGCTTCGTGAAGGCTACATGATTGAAAGCCTACTTGATTTAAAACCAGACGAAGCTAAATTACTTATAGACGAATTATCGAAATAGCGGAGAAATAAAAAAGTGAAAGTAAATATGAAGAAGATTGCAGAAGCCAACGTATCCAATGATGGAGACTATGAGTCTCTCCCGGAAGCGTGGTATCCTCTGCAAATTGAAAATGCTGAATACATGGAAGCAAGAACTGGAGCATTTCAAGTAAAAGTTACGTTTGTAGTTTTTGATGGCCAATACAAAAATAGAAAAGTATGGAACAACTACGGCATAATTAATAAAGACGGTGTTGAAAATGGAGTTGGTCAGGGCATGTTAGCGAATCTCTTAAGAGCTGCTAAATCGCCTTTAGTAGACACAGACGAAGAGCTAGAGATTGAGGACATTGTCGCAGGAATGGCAAACCTAAAAGTAAATGGTTATTTAGAGCCATCTTCTTTTAATGGTAAGCCCGGCAATGACTTAAAGAAAATTCAAGCTCTCGATCCTAGTGCCACGAATGATGCTGGCGCGACTGACTCAGGGAATGGACTTTTTTCATAAGTATTTATAAGGGGAGTAGTCTATACACATAGGCTACTCCCTTTTACCTTTACACCGGACTTTACCTTAAAATGTATGTACCTTTATTTATAACAAGTTTTAATAGACCAGAATTTGTCAAGCCCTCTTTGGAAAGTTTATTTAATTCAAATTTACCAGAGTGGGTTAAACTTTTTTGGACAGATGATGGCTCAGACGAAGAAACAACTTCAATTATAAAAGAATATGAAGCAAGAGAGTGGACATGTGGTACTGAATTTACTTTAGCAGAACATGTCGGCATGAGAGTATGTAAGTTAGGCCAGATTAGAAATTGGTTTAATAAACAGAAAACATGCGCAGAATTCTTTCTTGTGTCAGACTCAGATATGGTGTATGCCAAGAACTGGGTACAGGCGCTAAATCACATATATTATAAATTACCAAATATGGGGCTATTATCTGGATTTAATACAGAAACAAATAATCACGCAACAAAAAAAGAAGTTACAGGACTTAGATTAAAACTTTCTATTGGTGGGGCAAACTTTTTAATGGATACTAAACTTTATTTAAGAAGACCGTTTCCAATTATAGAAAGAGAGACCCATGAATGGGATTATAGAATGTGTGAACTAGCCCATTCAGAAAAACTTTTAGTCTGCACTACTAACCCATCTATAGTGAATCATATAGGTAGGACTGGAGTATACGCTAGAACTGACTACTACGATACAGCAAAAGATTTTATAGGAATAGAAGCTGATAGTTTAAAGGAATTAAACATTGGACACAATTAAGATTTTTATGGGAATACCTACCATCAATAGGGCAGATTTACTAAATGAGGCTTTAGCTGATTTATCTAAAGTGATGCCAGATTTATATAAATTGGTTATAGTTGATAATGGAAACCAATCTATAAAAATACCAGACAACTTAAAAGAAAAAACAGAGATATACAACCCAGGAAAAAATCTTGGAGTTGCCGCTAGTTGGAACTATATATTAAATGAGGGATTTAAAAACCCAGAAATAACCCATGTTCAACTAACAAATGATGACATAATACCTGGACACTCTTTAGAGCAGATTAATTCTATATTTGGCCCCCATAGTGATAATTATTTAGTATTAGGAAGTGCGTTTTCAAATTTTTTTATTTCTAGGGAGTGTTTTAATGTTGTTGGGCTGTTTGATGAAAAATTTTATCCAGCATATTTTGAAGACAACGATTATGGCAGGCGCTGCGGTTTAATTAATAAAGGAAGAGTTGCAATAAAACTTACTCCTAAAAAAAGCCAGAAATCTTCATCAATAAGAAAAGATCCAAAATTAAATAGAAATTTTTCTAAAAATAGAAATTACTATATAAAAAAATGGGGAGGACCCCCCAATAAGGAAAAATATAATATGCCATTTAATAAAATAAACCCTGAAATAGATTTTATACAAAGCTATTATAGTGCATTTAATTCTTTATTTGAAGTATCTAAAGAATATCTTTTAGAACTATATAGAGAAGACACTTATGGAGGGTATCCAGAAGAACCAGCAGGATCAGCCTGGGAAAGTGAGTTAAAAGCTCTGTATTGTGCAATTAGGCTAGCAAAACCAAAAAAATTATTAGAAATAGGAAACTTTGTTGGAGTTAGCACAAACCATATGCTAGCCGCTATTGAAAAAAATGGATTTGGAGAACTACATCTAGTTGATGTCATAGATAGGCTTAATAGAGATAAGCTACATTCTAATAATTTTACACATCATGTGGAAGAATCTTTAAATTATTTAGACTCACTACAAGAATTAGATTTTGATTTTATAAGTCAAGATGGAGATCACTCAGAAGATTATGTAAGAAAAGAATTACAAGTATTTAAAAATAAATCTACAAAAGATTTATATATATGGGGACATGATTATTACGCCAGGATTAGGGCAGGAGTTGGAGTGAAGCAAGCATGGGATAAGGAAAAATCAGAATTTACAAAGGTACACCATCTAAAAGATAGCGTTAGCGATTGTGGATTTAGTCTAGCGTTCTTAAAAAGGAAATAACTATGAGACTGCTCGGCATAATACACGGATATAATGAAGGTGATTGTTTAGAAAACTCTATTAAATGTCTTTTAGATTCTGGACATTCTGTTCATGTATTCGATCACGGATCAACTGATAACACAAAAGAAATAATAACTTCTTTTAAAGAAAGAGTAACCTACGAGTACTTAGATAGAAATAAAATTCATTTTTGGAAAGGACCAAATAATCTTTTTAATACAATTTCAAGATTTATAAATTCTAAACAACCATTATATGATTGGGTAACTTGGTTAGATGCTGATGAAATATTAGTACACAAATCTAATACAAATCTACAAGAAGAATTATTACATTCTTTTAATTCTGGTATTAAAGTAATACAAACAGAAATAAAAGAATACTGGGTTACTGAAAAAGATGATCCAAGTATTGTAAATTGTGTAGATAGACAAAAATATTTTTTAAGAAGGTCGCCCGGTAGCTGGGGAGGGATTAATCGCAGCTGGCTATTATCATTAACAGGAAATATGGGAAGAGGGAAGCATAGAAATCAATCTCAATGGGGAAGAAATGTTAAAATAGATGGAGTTAGCTATGTTATAAATCATTATCCTATAAGATCAGAAGAACATGGAAAAAGAAAAATATTAGTAGAACGTAATTGGAAAAATAAAGGACATGGTTGTCATTATGATAGCTATCTTAATAATAATTGTAGCCATATAATAAAAGAATCTAATTCTTTAGAAAAAGATTAAATATGAATGAACAATTAACATTTACACATAATGCTTGGAAAAGAGAAAAAACTTTAAATAATACAATAAACGTTGAACTTAATTATTTTCCAAATTGTCTCCATCATATAGCATACAATGATAAAAAACCTACGGTTCCTAACTCAGCGTCATTAAGCGAGTTTATTACTAGAAAAAATCATAAATTAGATGCTATGAATGGGTGTATACATGCAATAAAAGGTGGTTTAGAAAAACCATCAGAAATAATTATATTTTCACATGACGATGTCTATTTAAAAGATATTGATTTATTTAATACTGCTTTAGCATTAATATTTAAAGACCATGATTTTATAGGAAGACGTATTTATGGAGAGTGTGGGAACTTGACAAACCCTTATATAATGTTAGAATCTTTTATTATTAAAAAATCCCTTTTAAAAATCTTAGTCAGTAATATACCTGAAGTACACAGTATAGAAGATTTACCAAAAGATTTAAGAGGCTCTCCAGCTCCAGAAATATTTTTTGGAAACTATATTTTACGTTATAGTAAAAATCCATATTTTTTTGAAAAAGACCAAAATGTTATGAATATTCCTGACTCGCTTGGGTATCAACATCATATAAAACCAAGAGGATGGATAGAATGAAATTTGCAACACATATACTTGTTTTTAATCAAGACAAATGGTTAATTAAAAATATAAATAATTCTGGCCCATTTGTTGATAAGATATACATAGCATACAGCGATGTTCCTTGGTCATATAATAAAGAAGCTAGAAAACAATTTATAAATAATTTTAATCCTGAAAGTTTAAAAAACAGTCCATATTACGATAAAATAACTTTTATAAAAGGGGTGTGGGATGTTGATGAAGATCAAAGAAATGCATGTGTAAGTGCCGCAAAAAAAGATGGTATAGATTTTTTAATTACTCATGACGCTGATGAATTTTATTTTCTAGATCATTTTAAAAATATTATTTCATATATAAAAACCAACAGTAACCATGAAGTTTATACAGTAAATTGGATATCTTTTTGGAAAGATTTTAAACACGTTGTTGAAACTGAAGATAACAAAATAATTATAGGTCAGCCTGAAATTTGTATTAATTTAAATAAAAATATAAAATTTGCAAGATGTAGAAATCCAGGTAATTACAAAAGACATTTAATTCCTAACATACTTTGCTATCATGCTTCATTTGTATTAACAGATAAAGAATGTTATGAAAAGATCAGTACTTGGGGACATACTCATCAATTTAATCAGGATAATTGGTTTAAAGATAAATGGTTAAATTGGAATATACATACAGAAAACTTACACCCAATTAACCCAAGTATCTGGAAAAGAGCAATCCCATTTACAGGTAAATTACCAGAGGTATTACAATGAATATATTATTCCACAGTAACCAACTCTCAGAACGTGGGACAGAGATAGCACTTTTTGATTATGCACATTTTAACGAAACTATGTTAAATAACAAATCATTTATTATCTGTAAAAACTTATCTGAAGAATCATTAACATATGAAGATTCTGTTACTAAATTTAAAAACCGCTTTACTAATGTTTTCACTTATACGACGCACGGACAACTTGAAGATATAATTAAAAACTTAAATATTGATTTTCTATATACAATAAAAGCTGGAATTAATGATGGAGTATACTCCAATAAAGTTAAAACTGGAATACACGTAGTATTTCAATACTACCAACCGCATGGAGATGTGTATGCATATATTTCTAAATGGTTATCAGATAAAATGTCAAATGGAAAAAATCCTTATGTGCCACACATGATTAATTTACCAAACCATCAAAATAATTTACGTGAAGAATTGAATATACCAAAAACAGCAAGAGTTTTTGGAAGATATGGTGGAAAAGATACTTTTAATATTCCGTATGTTTTAGAAACTATAAAAAGGTTAGAAACCGAAGATGTTTATTTTATTTTTATGAATACAAATAAATTTACATCACAAAAAAATGTTATCTTTTTAAATCCAACTACAGATATGTCAGAAAAAGTAAAATTCATTAATACTTGTGATTGCATGTTACATGCAAGGTCACAGGGTGAAAGTTTTGGAATAGCTGTTGGAGAATTTTCAATTAAAAATAAACCTATATTAACCTCAACTCAGGGTAGAGATAGAGCTCATTACGAAATTCTCGGTGATAAGGGATTATATTATTCTAATGCGCAACAGTTAGAAAAACTTTTAACCTCAGATATAGATTTTAGTCTAAACTGGAATAGCTATTCTAATTATAACCCAACTAATATTATGAACACTTTTAAAAAGGTATTTTTATCATGAAAAATTTTAGACAAGATTTACAAAAATTCGAACAATTTTTAAAAGATGGAAAACATTTTACCTTTTCTAAATATGCAGATGGCGAGTGGAGAATTTTAGACGGAGATCATATTGATCTTACTAGAAAAGCCAATGGAGAGTTTAAATATCAACCAGATAATATAGAAGATGAGCTACGGCGTGCTGAGTTATTAAAATCTTTTCAATATATCCATTCAGATTATTATGTTGGCATAGGGTGTTATTGTTGTATGGGAAATACCTTTTATAGTATGAAAGATCTAAGTAAACAGCCTGTTGAAAACCTAACTTGGGCTAATCTTTTTGTTAATGGTAACTATAAATATTACAGATCAACCCTTGTTCCTCTATTTAATGATTATAAAATAATAATGGTTTGTAATCATAAAGCAAAATTAGATAAACTACCATTTAAAGTTGAAAAAGATTTTAGAGTTGGAACTAACGCTTGGCTAGATAATAAAGATCTAGTAAAAGAAATTATAGAATATAGTAAAGACTTAGAAAATTATTTATTCTTATTCTGTGCAGGGCCTTTTGGAAATATTCTTGCTCATAGGCTACACGAAGCTAACCCTAATAATACCTATCTCGATGCTGGGTCAACTTTTGATGTTGAATTATTTGGTGGTGGAACTAGGGGATATCTAATTGGTGCCGACACTTTAAAAAAGAAATGTATTTGGAAATGAACAACATTACAATAGAAAAGAATAAATTATACTTAGTCACTGGTGGCTCTGGATTTCTTGGCGACAGTTTAATAGATAGAATATTACAACAAGGAGGTTTGGTTAGGGTATTAGCTCGTAATGAGGGGTCTCTAATTAAATTAAAAATGAAATATCCATCTATTGAAATATTAACTGGAGATATCTCTAATAGATTTTCTTGTATACAAGCATTAAAGAACGTAAATGGCATATTTCATCTTGCTGCTTTTAAGCATGTAGGTATGGCAGAAATACAGTCTTTAGAATGTATAAATTCTAACGTTATAGGTTCTAGCATTCTATTAGAAGAATCCGCAAATATGGAATTAGATTTTATTTTAGGAATTAGTACTGATAAAGCAGCACAAGTTGCTGGAGTTTATGGTGCTTCTAAACTTCTTATGGAAAAACTATTTGAGCAGTATGAGAAAATATTTCCAAATACAAACTATAGATTAGTAAGATATGGTAACATTTTATACTCTACTGGGTCTGTTTTATGTAAGTGGAAAAAATTAATTGAAGAGAATAAACCAATAACTATTACAGATGGTAATGCTACAAGATTTTATTGGTCAGTAGAACAAGCTGTAGATTTAATATTTGAATGTCTTAAAAATTCAAAAGATTCTAGACTATATTGCCCTACTATGAAATCTGTATCTGTTAGAAATCTAGCAAAAGCTATGATTAAAAAATATGGAAATAGTAATATTAAAATAATTACTATTGGCCTTCAACCTGGAGAAAATATGCATGAAAAAATTCTTAAAGAGGGCCCTTATTCTAATGAAGTTGCACAATACACAATTGATGAAATAGTGGAGATGGTATAATGAATCTTAGCGTATTAATAGGTACTTGCGATCAATATTCTGTTTTATGGGAAGCATTTACAAAAAATTTTAATAAATATTGGCCACACCCAACAGAAAATATATTTGTAAGTGAGACATTAGAAGTTCCAAATATAACAGAAACAAATTTTAAAACCGTTACTCCTGGGAAATTAGCTTGGGGAGAAAGAATGCTCCAAGGAATTAATGCCTGCCCTACAGATTATATATTCTTTATTTTAGAAGACTATTTTTTAAAATATGTATATTCTAATGACCAAATCAACTATTATATAAAGATGATGGAACAGCATAATATGGATAGACTTCAGATCTCTCCAGGGGGAAATCAAACTTACGAACCTTGTGATATTAATGGTCTAGAAAAATTATCAGCTAATAGTGGATTTCTTATTACAATGCAGCCGTCTATATGGAGTAAAAAACATCTTAACCAAACATTGGATCCAAGATACTCTCCTCATGATTTTGAGCTAAAAGGAAGTAAAAAGTTACTTTCAACTAATCACAACATCTATATAGATAGAAGTATAAAAGATCCTTACTTTAATGCTGTCAGAATAGGACTTAAAAAAAGTAAAGGGTGGGAAGAATTTTTTAAATCTGAAAATTTAGAGGAGCCTGGTATATGATAAATTACGAGAAATACGAATATAGTGGGTGGACATTATGCAAAGAAGCTTTTGAACAGCTTTTTATATTAATACGTGATAAAAAATTAACAAATGTTTTAGAATTTGGTTCAGGAGTTAGTACAAGTTTTCTTAAAGATCTTAATATAAATTATGTATCTTTTGACGGTGATAGTACATATTCCGCTAAAGAAGAAAATGTTCTTATAAGACCTGTAAGACAAGCAACCAAAGAATATTATAACAGCATTATAGAAAATAAAAAATCCTTTAATATTGAAGAATTTAATAAATTTCCACAAATATTAAAAGAACACACTAGACAAAAATACTGTTTTTATTCAATAGAAGATAATGATTTAGTGAATCAACCCTTTGACTTAATACTGCTAGATGGCCCACACGGTAATGGAAGAAGTTTTGCTTTTAATTTAATAAAATCCATGTTAAAAAAAGAAACTTACATTTTAGTAGATGATTATAACCATTATCCATTTATTGATAATCTAAAAATAATTTTTCCAAAAGCATCATTATATTTTGAATCTGTTGAAAATTGTTTTTGCATATACAAGGTAGAGATATGAAAATAACAGCAATACTGACAGGATGGAAACGTCCACAAAATTTAGAAAGACAATTAGAAGCTATTAAAAATCAGACAATAGCTCCAACTGATATAATGATGTGGTATAATGGAGAAAATGCAGAGCATGCTCAAAAGGCATTGCCAGGAGTTAAAACTGCTTCGTGCAATCATAACTTTAAATTTATCGGTAGGTTTGCATATGCGTTATTAGCAAGAACCGAATACGTTTGTATTTTTGACGATGATACAATACCAGGACCTAAATGGTTTGAGAATTGTATTAATACAATGAAAACACACGAGGGTATTCTTGGAACTACTGGCATATATTTAACTAAGAATACTAACTATAGGGATCATAGAAAAATTGGTTGGAACGGGCAAAAAAGCAATGAGCCTATAGAAGTAGATCTAGTAGGACACGCCTGGTTTTTTAAATATGATTGGTTAAAGTATTTTTGGATGGAGGCGCCCTTGAGCTGGGATAATGCCGAAGATATCCATTTCTCGTATGCAGCACAAAAATATGGTGGCATTAAAACATATGTTCCACCACATCCAGACACTGATAGAAGTATTTGGGGTAGCCTAAATGGAAGCGCACTAGGGAACGATTCTGTAAGTTCTTGGGTTAACCGAGATAAAAATAATCATACAATTATTAGAGATAATTGTGTAGAAAAAGCTGTACAAAACGGCTGGAAGTTAGTACATTCTAAATAATGATTATAAAAGAATTGGGTTAATATGGCACTACGTGGTAATGAATTAGAGAAGGCTGCTAATAAAGCAAACATCAGTTATAGAAAAGCAGACGAAGCTTTAATATTAAAAGTACCAACGGGTATAACTATAACTAAACATGGAGCAATCCCACAAAAGTCTACAGTAGATTTTGTAGGAATATTAAAAGGTGGAAAGTTTATAGCATACGATGCTAAAGAAACTAAAAGTAAAACATCATTTCCACTAAAAAATATACACCAGCACCAATACGAGTATTTAAAGTATGCAAATAAACTTGGTGGGGTAGCGTTTTTTCTAATTCATTTTACTACACTGTATGAGTCAAAGGCTTTTATAGTTCCAATGGATCTTATTATAAGATACTGGGAACGTGAAACAAGAAAGTCTATACCAATTACCGAATTTAAAAAAGAATGGTTAGTAGAGATCAACGAGTATCTCAAAGATATATTATGATTACTAAAGAACATGTAGGCTGTATAATTCAGCCAGTACTAAAAGTAAATATCGCAGTTGCCTATGTAGGGGAACTTGCAAATATAAATGACGAAGGAATATTTACACTTATACCTTTTGATCAAACAAAAGATCCTAAACTTTCAGAAGAAGTGATAGGGCCTTGTGTAAGATACCCAATGTTATTAGACGTAAAAGAAATTTTAGCAGTAGTGCTATTAAAGAAAGTAAAGTAAATGGCTGAACAAAAAAATAAAAAACTTGTAATTAAATATAAGTTATTGGATAATAAAGCAAAAGCACCGCAAAAAGGATATGACACCTCAGCAGGTATAGATCTTTGTGCATTATATAAATACAGATTAACAGGACATTCGACTAAAGTTTTACAAACAGGCATTGCTGTAGAAATACCAAAAGGATGGTATGGACAACTCCACGATAGAAGTGGTCTGGGGTCAACTACCACTTTAAAAGTTAAAGCAGGAGTCATAGACTCTGAATACCGTGGAGAGATAGGTATTATATTAAATAATACAGGACCATATCCACTTATTATCGAAGAGGGAGAAAGTATAGCTCAAATGGTTATATTACCTGTTCCCGAAATTACTTTAAAGGAAACAGACGAATTGTCGAAAACAGATAGGGGAACAAAGGGATATGGTTCAACCGACTCAGCATAGAGCTTTTTATCTATCTGACACTTTTATAGACGAGTTTAAAGGTAGTCAACCTAAGTGGGGACCACTTGGGTACGTAACATACAAACGAACTTACGCCAGAAAAAGAGATGATGGGACAACAGAAGAATTCTGTGATACTTTAAGACGTGTGGTAGAGGGTACATTTAATATGCAAAAAACGCATATTATAAAAAATAGTTTAAGCTGGAATAATGTCCAAGCCCAAAGAACCGCACAAGCTATGTACCGGGCAATGTGGGACTTTAGGTTTCTACCTGCCGGTAGAGGGCTATGGGCTAACGGAACTAATTATGCAGAAAATAAAACAGCAGCAGCTTTGTTTAACTGCGCCATGATTAGTACAAACGACATAGCTAAACGTGGGCCTGAAATTTATGAATTTATAATGGACGCGTTAATGCTTGGAGTGGGAGTAGGATTCGATACTTTAGGAACAGGGAAATTAGAGATACAAACTCCAGAAATAACTAACGGATTAGTATATAGTATTCCTGATACTAGAGAAGGGTGGGTTGAATCTGTAGGATTAATTCTAAATGCCTACTTTAATGGTGGCCCATTACCTACATTTGAGTATGATCAAATAAGAGCTTATGGAGAGCCTATTAAAGGATTTGGTGGTACTGCTAGTGGCCCAGAACCATTAATAGTTTTACATACTACTATTCAAAAACATTTTGAAGGCCGTGAAGGTGAAGAAATTACTTCTAGTGATATAGTAGACATAGAAAACTATATTTCGAAATGTGTAATAGCTGGTAATGTAAGACGTTCTGCTGCTCTAGCTTTAGGTGACCCATTAGATAAAGAGTATATGGAACTAAAGCATGATGAAGAAAAATTAAAGTCACATAGGTATGGAAGTAATAATGCTATAGCTTGTACGATAGGCATGGACTATTCAGAGGCTACTAAAAATACAATAAAACAAGGTGAGCCTGGGTATCTGTGGTTAGAGAACGCAAGATGGAATGGTCGTATGGGCGAGTGGTGTGATGATTCTTTTGTTATGGGTGTTAATCCTTGTGGGGAAATCTTCCTCGAATCAGGTGAACTATGTAATCTAGTAGAAACCTTCCCAGCTAATCATGAAACTTTGGCTGAGTATAAACGCACACTTAAGCTAGCTTATTTATATGCAAAGACTATGACTCTAGCTAAAACACATTGGCCAGAGACTAATGCCAAGATGCTTAAGAACAGACGCATAGGTGTATCACAATCAGGTATTATACAGGCGTTCCGTAAACATGGTCGCAGAGAGATGTTAAAATGGAGCGACGAATCTTACAAGCATCTAAGAGAGCTTGATAAAATCTTCTCTGACTGGATGGCTATTCCGACTAGTAAGAAAATTACTACAGTAAAACCATCTGGTACGGTATCTCTTTTATGTGGAGCCACTCCTGGTATACATTATCCAGAAAATAAGTATTATATTAGACGTATTAGATTCTCTAATACTTCAGAGCTAATCCCCATACTAAGGGAAGCTGGATATAAAATTGAAGATGACGTATATGACTCAGGTGGGAAAACCTTAGTTGTAGAGTTCCCAGTAGAGGAACAATTTTATGAGAAATCTAAATATGATGTAACTCTGTGGGAACAGTTAGAAAATACTGCGCAATACCAGCAGTACTGGGCGGACAATGCAGTTAGTAATACTATCACATTTCAAGAGAATGAAAAGAAAGATCTCCCTCGCGCACTTGAGTTATATGAAACTCGTTTAAAGAGTGCGTCTTTCTTACCGTTAGGTACTCATTCATATGAGCAGGCTCCATACGAAGCTATTACCAAGGAACAATATATTGAAATGAAGAGTAACTTAAAAGAATTAGACTTCAGTTCAATTAATATTGATGGCAAAGGATTGAAATATTGCGATGGAGATAACTGTACAATAACAACTTAGGTTATTTTGGTATAAGAAGAATAACTAGGCGACATCGCTTAGTTTTATATTGAACGGGGGAGAAGCAAATTGCTTCTCTCCCTTATTTTTACATTTATAAAGGACTTAATTCGTACAATGCATGAACTAAAAATTCGTTACATCAAGTGCAAAAAGTGTGACCACATTCATTATATTGAAACATGTGTTAGGGATCAGAACCCTTCCTGTTTCAAATGTGGCCACTCAGAGTTTACTTCAAAGTTAACCAAGCAGGACCTGTTTGAAGCTCGCAGATCTCCTCAGAACTGTGTTTGCAACCAAGCACTACAGGCAGAGCTTGAAGAAACTACCAGAAATATAGCTATTACTTTGCATAAGAAGTATCAGGGTGCAGAGCTAATTAAAGCTATCGCAGACACTATGATGGCGTGCATTAATTCAACTAGACAAAACGCTGTGCAATTAGCAGGCCCTTTCTTTAATAATCAAACCGATAATAATAAATGAACGATAAAGATTTTTTAAACATTGGAGTAGGACGCTCCAATAAGACAGTAACAGTCATAAATATTGACCAAGAAGAAGTTAATTTACCGAGTGGTCCTAGCAGTAAAGCCATTTTTACAGTCCGCGATGCAGAAGGAAGAGAGTTCAAGATTAGTGACCTTCTTCTAGAGGATCGTGGAGAATCTAAAAAAGCAGGACTTTGGATCAATATAAATGACGATGGAGAACTATCCAGTTATACTGGGTTAGCGAAATTAATTAAATTCTACGAAGTTAACTCATTACAGGAATTAATAGGTAAAGAGGTAAACGCAGATAATGACGATAATGGATTCTTAGTACTAAGTATCCTTAAAAACTAAAAAAGAAAAAAAGAAATATATGAGAATACCGTCCGGTAGATTAAAAGTAATAAACGCATTATATGATCTAGGATTTGAAGAAGCAGACTATGACTTACTTAAAAAGACCTCGTTTAAGTTTAAGTCAAGCCCAGTATTACAGTCTGGGGATAGTAGTTTAAGAAGTCATATAGGGTTTTTATTTAATACAGGAAAAATGTTAGCTTACCATCAGTTTTTACTGGATAATGACTATAACTTTACTTCACAGGGTGACGTAACAACTGCTATAGCTAATTACGATTGGGCAAAAGAAATTAATCAAGACATAGGTGAACTTTTTGAAACTTTGCCAGAAGAGCAAGTTAAAAGTATAAATAAGATGATACCTAAAGGAAAGATAAAATTCTTTTATTCATTGACAAAGACTAATAACTATGGAAGTAACTGTCCTATTATTACTGATAAAGACACCTTTATTATTGATTCATTAAAGGATACAGATCTAGCTGATCTTGAAAAGATAAGTAAAATTCAAGAACGATTCTCCAGTTATAACTCATTTCTAGATAGAAACAGAGGGTACGGAGAGAACAATAATAAATTTCAGTTATTGGGTACCTGTCATTTTAGTAATGCACAGGTTGCTCTATCTTATACAAAAAACTTTTATTTTGGCAAAGACTCAACTCTGCCAATAAATAGTTTTGGTAATTGGCTCTTAAGCAGCAGGCGTGGATATAATTCTAACGCTTCTGGATTAAAGATAAATGAGATAGATTTATTTTTAAAAGAATCTTATACAACAAACTTTGATAAGATTACTACTAAAGAGCCTACTCCTGAGCAACTAGAGTTATTAAAAGAAAATAACAAGTTTAGATACATACATTCAGTATATGAACATCATAACACTAGATATTGTGTAGTCGGTAGCTCAAGTACATTTCCTTATTACAACACTCCACGAATTCATAACGCAGCAGAATTTTGTGCAGGAGATTACTTTAGTTGGTTTAAAGTAGAAGCAACTAGTTCTTGGTATGACTACGCTGATGCTGGACACTTAGTATATTACAAGCTTGGTCCTGATGGTACTGTGGCAAATAGAGGTAATGATGACCCATTACTAACGCTGGGTGAAGCTGTATTAACAGACCCTGCCCCGGTTATGCTTAATAAAGTAATAATCGAAAATTATCTAAAGACAAAGGCTAGTGAAGATAGAGTTGTTGTTTTAGATAATGGTACTTTGAATACTATCTTGAGACTGCACATGAAAAAAGAAGAACGCACTCAAAAAGTAGTTCAAAGTAAAAACATAATGACTAAGAAGATAACCAAAGTTATTAATAATTTAGAAACAATAAAGAAAACTAAATTAAACGGTATTGATATAACTGAGGACTCTATTAGTTACGCAGGACAAACACTTTCTATTGATAAGAATACCTATACAGGGCACGACAGATGGCTTAATGATGTATTTGATAAGATGTTAAGAAACACAGATCCTAATTCCATTGACTGGGATCTTGTTTACGCAACATTTTTAAGTTATTTAAGTCTGGGTAGTAAGAGCACCGCTGGTACAATAGGTAACGTTAATTTTAATCTTGAGATAAAATCATCCACCTCTACAAGAGGTGTGACCTCTACAAGATACTACATTAATGAAAATCGTATTAATAAGAATGAAGTTGATGAATGTCTCGAGCGAGCTTTGTGCTTTGAGACCCAGGAGGACTTCGATTATTTCCTAGACTCGGTTAGAAAATGTTCGTTAAAATTACATAAATTACTGCACCGTGGTATTAATATTAGTGGAGTAAGTGATGTAATGGGGTCATCTCCAGGACATAATAATTACAATCAATTCTCTATAAAATTCCCGATTACTAGAAAAGGTCGTACAACCTCTATGGTTCTAGATGGGAACTCATACAGAATTCGTAATACAAATAGATTCTTGACAATATCAAATAAAAGAAGTATTTTAGATGTGGTAGATCTACTACTTAATGAAAAAATAGTAGAGGGTGTAACCGTAGACGATGTTAAAGATATTATAACTGCTGGACGAAAAGCTTATGTTGAAGCTTTAAAGAAGAGTCAGGAACTACTAACTGACACCATTAAGTTATTTAAATTAACAGAGGAAACAAAAGACACCACTAGAGGAAGAGTCAAAGGGTATAAAATAAAAGGCAAAATAAGAACTTACTTTGTTGAAAAAGGATCATTAGAGCCTGACTCTAATAATCACAATGATTGCAAGGTCTTTGACTACAATTCTGGAAAGTATATTTGTATTGTTGATAAAGGAAATGCTGCTCAAGTTGGTATGGATAGGCTAGTAAATAGATTATATGCACTACACAACGATGACTTAGTAGCAAAAGAAATAACTACACTTTAAATAAAGAGAAAAACTATGGCAAAAGAAAAAGAAATCACATTAAAGATCGTATCCGCTGAAGGTCACACAGAGTTTCAAGGCACTGGTGCAGAGGCCCTTGCAGAGTTGCAAGAGCAATGCACAAACAACAGTAAGTGGGCTTATGTAGATGGCCGTCAGGTTAATCCTGACACTGTGGGCATTGAAGATCTTTTAAATGCTGAAGACATCACTTTAGCTAACACACTAATTGGTGGCTAATGGAAGTTTTCATTACTCCTGAGATAGTTCAGGAGTTAAAAATATATGGCGATTCAAGCCCCGTGCACGAGGTGTGCGGGGCTTTTATCGGCACTAAAATCAAAAACGAATGGCACATAGAAAAGTTTATACCACTTACCAATGTAATAGCAGGACTCAATGGTAAAGAAGATTACCAGCCTCACCCAGAAGAATGGTTAAATGTTATAAAAGAGACCACTCATTATAACGATGATGCTAAGTATGATTTTATAGGGGTGTACCATACACATCCTAATAACAAACCATATCCCTCAATAACAGACGTTCGAGAGGCCGGTTATAAGGGAATATACATTATATATTCTCCTAAATATAAGACCTTTGGTGTTTACTATTATAATGGTGATCGGGAACATCTTATGTGGGTACCAGCTATATGTCATGACATAGATGAAAGAGAACTAGTAACTTGAAAAAAATATTAATTGTAGGTGCTGGTGGAATAGGAAGTTGGCTTGCTGCTAATTTATACGACTTAATTTGTTGGGAACAATTACCTGACAGTAACGTAGAAATAACTATAGCAGACGATGACCACGTAGAAGCAAAAAATATTTCTTATCAAAATTTTGAAGACGAAGATATAATGGACCCTAAAGCAGCAGTATTACATGCTAGATATGGGTTTAAAGCTTTAGAAAAAAGAATTACAGATGAAAGAGATTTATACGGATATGATTGTATTGTAAGTGCCGTGGACAACCCAAAGTTCAGGCGGCTCTTATTTGAATATTGTCATGTTTATAGTCGAACCCATTGGATCGATTTAAGATCAGAAGGTAGAACAATAGCTGCCTTTACTACATCTGAAAAGAATACTTTGGAAAAAATGTTAGATACATTAGGTCCAGAGGATGCGGAAGATGGAAGTTGTCAGCTACAGTTTGAGCTAGATAATGATATCATCCAACAAGGAAATAAAATTGTGGCTGTGATAGGATCTCAGTATATCCTTAATTGGCATAGATTTGACACTAGTCCACCCGTATTTTCTTTTAATTTTTAACTTGACTAATCAAGTATAATATACTATATTGATTAAGGAAATAACTTCCTACGTTACCTGTAGGTAACGAACTTATAACATATTGGAAAATAACAAATTATGTTAGACTTTGACTCAATTTATGCGATTGCCGTGGTTGGTATTCCTATTGTTACTAACTATGTAAAAAGCGCTGTTCCTAAGAGATTGTGGCCTTTAATCCCATTTGCACTTGGCGCATTAGTTGCCGGTATCTGGGGATCAGAACAAGGCGTACAAATGCAAGCGCTGCTTACTGATGCGTTCTTACTAGGTGGCGGTGGTACTATGCTATATAGTGCTCATAAAGCTGCTACTAATGGCGGAAAGCCTGAAGTTACTAAGAAGAGAAAGTAAAATAAACAACCTATAGGCCCATGAAGAGGAGTCAGAAATGGCTCCTCTTTTTTATATATTAAAATAGAAAGAACTTAATGTCAGCCTTAACGCAATATTTAAACGAAATCAAAAACAATAAAGTTCTGACTAAAGAAGAAGAATTAGAACTTGCAAGAAAAGCACAAGCTGGAAACGAACATGCAAAGAATAAACTAATCACTGCTAATTTGCGTTTTGTTGTAAGTGTCGCTAAACAGTATCAAGGCCAAGGTATTCAATTAGAAGACTTAATTGGTGAGGGTAATTTAGGACTTATGAAAGCGTTAGATAGGTTTGATACATCTAAATCGTTTAAGTTTATTACTTATGCGGTGTGGTGGATTAGACAATCTATTATTAATGCTATTCATGAAAATGCAAGACTTATTAGATTACCGGCTAACAAGATCGGCCTAGTTGGTAAGATAAATAAAATCAAAAGTAGTTTAGAACAAACTTTAGGCAGAGACCCATCTTTTGATGAACTACATCATGAACTACAACAACATGAAATCTTCGATGATATAAATTCATTATTGTTTCACTATGTAGACATTGATAAGAAAACAGAAGAAGGAACAAACATCCATGAAATAATTCCTAGCTCAGATGACCCTCCTAGCACAGATGTTGAGCGTGAATATTTAACGGATGATATTCTAGATATTTTAAAAGATTTTACCGAACGTGAACAGCAGATAATTAAAATGTACTTTGGTATCGGAGAGATACGTAATTATACATTAGAAGAAGTCGGTGATGATTTTGGATTAACTAGAGAACGTATAAGACAAATTAAAAAACAAGTAATTGAAAAGTTGCAGATGAATCATCGCAAAACTAAATTACAAATACATATGCAAGAAGATTAAATGTTTATTTCAAAACCAGAAGATGTGCCAATAGTAGAGAGGTTTATAAAAACTAGAGGTATAATCGGGTATGATGTAGAAACTAATGGACTAGATCCTCATACGAATGAAGTACTTCTAATACAAATAGGCACCGAGCATACTCAGTATGTACTAGATGTTGCGAGACTTGGTACTAGTATATTTCCTGTTCTAGAATTACTAGCAAAGCCTGATACTGCTAAAGTAGCACACAACTCTAAGTTTGACTATGTTATGACCAGGGCTAATTTTGACATTGATCTTTTAAATATGAAAGACACATTATTAGCAGATTACTTGTTGACACAGGGTAAAAACATACCAAAACATAGTTTTGACGCAGTAGTAGATAAATATCTTGGAGAGACTGTCTCTAAGGATTTACAGAAAAGCTTCGTAGGTATGAAGTTTGGTGATCAATTTTCAGAGGAACAAATTAAGTATGCTGGTGATGACGTTAAATACTTATTACCGCTGCATACTAAATTGGACAAGTTTATCAGACAAAGAGATATGAGTAAACTAGCCCATTTAGAAAATTCTACTGTGCGGGCTACGGCTGAGTTAGAATTGAATGGTATACACTTAGATAGAAAAAGATGGCTTGCCTTAAAAGATATAGCATTAAAGGCCGCTATTGATTTAAAGGTTGAGCTGGATGAAGCGTTCGCTCCACACTGCTCAGTAGATCTTTTTGGGTCACCTACGGTAAATTATGATTCTCCTAAACAAATGTTGGAATTATTGCCTAAGATATGTAATGTAACATTAACCTCTACTAATAAACAAGAACTTGAAAAACAAAATCATGCAGTAATTAAACTATTACTAGAGTACAGAAAACGAAAGAAATTAGTTACTACATACGGACAGGAATTTCTAGATAATAATGTAAACTCTGTAACAGGTAGAGTTCATTCTAGTTTCTGGCAATTAGGTAACACAGACTCTGGTAGATATGCCAGTACCAAACCTAATATGCAGAATATACCAGCAGGTGCTGTATATCGTGCTGCTTTTACAGCACAAGATCTAGACTATAGAATAGTCGCAGCGGACTTCGCAAATCAGGAACTTAGACTACTAGCTCATATGAGTGAAGAAGATAAGTTTATTGAATGTTTGAGAACTGGAAAAGATTTGCATGCCTACTGTGCCGCTATCCTGTTCAATAGAAACTATGATAGTATTACTAAAGAAGAGCGTGATGCCGCTAAAGCCATCAATTTCGGTATGAATAATGAATAAAATAAATAATGCCGAAAACAAACTCGCCAAATTCGGGGAAACCTCAGCACATAATGGTGGTGGCAATCCCGAGCTAAGCCTGAAGAAGCAGGAAAGTGTAGAGACTAGACGACGAGTATGTAAAAAGTGTGACAATGTACTTCCAAAACGTAGACAAAAATTCTGTTCAGATAAATGTAGAAACGCATTTAACTCTCACGCGTGGAGAATTAAAAAAGGTTTAATTAAAAAACCATATAGTGGTTCTGGTGGTAATCAATCAGGAAAAGATAACCACATGTATAAAAACGGAATAAGAAATTTTAGTTTACGGGCTTTTGAATATTATGGTAAAACTTGTAATCGATGTGAGTCAGAAAAAAATATCCTGACTCATCATAAAGATCATAATCGACAAAATAATAATATAGAAAATTTAGAAGTTCTATGTAAGAAATGTCATCAAAAACACCATTGCACACGAGACCAAGTAACAGGTCGTTACATAAAGGGATAGTCCGGGCCTCTGGTAAACCAGAGGGTTCCTGGTTATTTACGGAATGGGTGCTAAGAGATTATCAGCTGTTCTAAAAATTTCAATACCTGAAGCATCTGGCTTATTAAGATCTTACTTCTTAACCTTCCCTAAAATCGCTAAACTAATTAAAGATTTTACCGACAGTGCAGAAGATTTAAGATACGCATTTAGCCCGCTTGATGGTAGACGAAGAGATTTAAGTTCAATGGATTTTGATAATCCAAAACATCATAGCCATGCTATGAACATTGCTAAAAACTTACCATTCCAGGGTACTGGTTCTAGTGTTACTAAACGAGCTTTATGGAAAACGAGTGAATCAATTAGAGATAACAAATATGATGCTATGATAATCAACGCAGTTCACGACGAAATTTTATTAGAAGTACATAAGGATGAAGTTGATGAAGTCGCGGGCATGTTATCATTAGAAATGATAAAAGCGTTTAATCATTATGCTCCGTCAGTGCCTATGGAAGTAGAACCTGTGATCGGAGACTGTTGGATTCACTAAGTCATTTTGAGGATATGCAGAAAAAGCTATACAGCTTAGCGAAGAAGAAAAACCACGACTACGGCTCAGCCAATATTGAGATACTTGGAGAGAAGGGCTGTTTTGTTAGAATGTCTGATAAATAAATAGACTAAAACAACTAATGTGGGATAATCAAGAAGCTGAAGTAAGCGATGAAAGCATAGACGACTCATTAGCAGACCTCGCTAATTACGCAATAATAACTTTACTGTTGCGTAAAGACAGGTGGGGAAAAGACGACACTTTTAAATAAAGAAAAAGAGAGACACATTTGTGCCTCTCTTTTTTTAGCCTAAAATTTAAATCTCTAACTACTAAAGTTTAATAGGTACAACTCTTGATGCACGTAAGCCAGCATTCTCTAAAAGAATAGTCTGGTTCGCGGCAACACTAAACTGGTGATTTTGGATATAACACTCTTCCAAGTAGAAACCACCCCATGATTCATTCTCTTTATCATGTATAACAAATCCTAAACCTAACGGCTTATTGAAGAACGATGATGCTAGGTTAATGAAGAACTCTTCGCCTAATTCAGGGTCAGACGCATCAAAGTCTGCACCGGGCATATCATCTGGATTTGTAATTGCATCATACTCTGTAGTACCAAGATTCTCGTAAAGAGCCCTTAATAACGACTTACCATCAAATAGAACTCTAGTAAGCCCGGCTTGTACGAAAGTACGCCCTGGAATAAAGTATGGTGCGCGAGATCCAATTTCAAATAACTGCTGTAGCTGTTTATTCTGAGTTACTGTAGCATTTTCCACTAATCCAATAGGGATTAAATTTTCAATATTTTCAGGTAACTCGCTAGGACCAGCTAATACAACGCAAGACTCAGAAGATACAAAATTATCGATAGCACCAATATCTTGTACATGTCCAACGCTAAAATCCCAATCAGCTTTTGTTCTTGACATAAATTACCCTCCCTAGAATAACAACTGGATTTTAATGTAATTGGCAGGATATTTTACCTGCACTTCAATTTCGACCAAAATTGAATCCGGACCTATAGGATCTTGTAATACATTAAGAACCTTAAAATCGTTTACATGACCTTCTCTTACTAAATATCTGCCCTGACCATTTAAGATTGTAGTTAACATTCTTAAGAAATTAGGGGTAATTGCATATTTACCAATATAAGATCTTAATCCAGCACGTAAGAATTTAGATACAAAGTCTAATGCCTTTGTAACACTTAGCTCCCTCTTGGCCACACTGCTAATGTCTGTTGACATCTGGTGTCTGGAGCTTATAGCCGAGTTCGGCGTAGGTTGTGTCATAATATAAGTACCACCTTCACCCATGGTATTCAGATGTGCTTCAGAGAAGTAATCTTGAGAACCATAAGTTTTAGAGATACCTGCACTAGCCACGTTTGTTAGCGGAGCAGAAGGTGCTTGTCCAGCAACTTGCCCAGCAACCACAGCACAATAGTAATATCCAGGTACAGGAACATAACAGGAGAGTGAGTGAATACCGTTATGTAACATTGTAGTTACCATAGCAGCAGTAATATAATCTCCTGTCCAGTATTTTGTACCATCAGTTAAAGTCATATCAGTAGCTAATTTTGCTTTAGCTCCATAAGTACTAAAAGAAAGATTGACAAAGTCGCTAAAACTATTCTCAATCCAAGTAGGATCAACAGTTAAAATGTGTCTAGTTTCAAGAACATATGCAACATCAGGGTGTACAGAGAAAATTCTCTTACTACCGATGGCGAAATTCTGTGCTTTAATTTCATTAGCAATAGTGGCTTTTTCAGCACTAGTTGTCATATAGTCAGAGTTACCAATTTCTTTGTTAACAATTCCTATACGTTCGTGCTTGTTTGTAGCCAATGACTGAGCCTCTACATGAGTTTTTAATGTAGTTGCTAAATTATTTGCACTTTCCATAATCGCAATAGCATAGATTTCATGCGGCTCTAATTCATCAAGTCCTGCGCTATAGTCGTCACTAGCAAATCCACTGACGGCAAAGGCATTGATAGAAGTACCAGCATTAATTTGTGCTAAGTATGTTCCATAAGCTAAGGGGTTCCAACTAACAATTTCCCCAAGCTTTGTTCTAATGTCTGAAACTCTTTCGACATTCTGAATTTTTGTTAAATCAGTTTTTTGAGATCTATACCCAACTTTAATTTTAGCTGACGGTATTACCCAATCAGTAGCATCACCTGTTAATTCAGAAGGCAGCGCTAGACCAGAAGTGATAGTAACAGTGTCAGTAGCAAAAGAAACTGTTACATAATCATTACTTTGGTCAAAGTGGTATAAAGTCCCCGCATGAACTCCAGATGTTACGTAAGCATCAACAATAACTAATGCGTCATCGTTATCGCTGATATTGTAATAATCTGAGTTATAACCTGATAATTGAATCTCCATAGTACCATCACCAGCACTATATTCAACACTCCATTCAGAACTATCTAACGTTGGATCCTGCCAATAATAAGCAGCCCCTAAGAGACAAGTCTCTAAATCTGGAGCAGTAAGAACAGGTGTAACAGAAGTCTCAATTTGAGATATTTCAACTCCTGGTTTGACGTACGCCATATAGGATCCTCCAAAGTTTAATCAATTTAATTCCTGTTTTACAACAGAAGCACCCGACTAATAATATAAATTATTATTAATTTGTTTTTTCTTTTTTAAGGCTTTTGATGTTCCTTTTACAGCCTCAAACCCTAATCTTCCAATCATTGCTGTTTGGGCTAGCCCTGGAGCTAAAGTCCAAGCAGCAGTTTCTTTAATTCCATGGCCAGCGCGGCTGCCCAAAGATTTTGCTGTACCATCAGCTTTTTTGCCAGGTATTAACTCCACAGCTCCAAAAGCTGGACCACTTGAGAGAACTGCTCCAGTTCTTGTGACTGGACCTCTTTTTACTAACGCCTTGCCTTCATTTGTAAATCCAGTTACCTCTTTTTTAACTCCAAAAAGACGACTTTTATAAAATCGTTTATCACCTTTAATCATAGTAGTATCTATTTTTTTTGTTTTCCAGAACTTTAATCCACTCAATCCTTTAGAAAAAGAAGGCATTTGCAATCCAGTAACTTTAGATCTCTGTAAAGGTCTTGACGCTGTACCTGTCTGTGTCCAAAGATTTCTAGCATAAGCCCTTGGACTCCTTAAAGCAGTTTCCATATTAAAGCCAAGCTCACCAACACCACGTCTTAAAAACCCGTGTCGTGTTTTACTTGAAGGATTCTTAGCAAGACCTTTAGCCATAGTATAACTAGAAGTTCTCATCTTCTTCCGCACAGGTCTTCCACCAAAGCGCCTCATAGCTTTTGCACTACGTAAAGCGTAAGGTAAAATCTTAGAGCCCGCTCTAGCTAAGAGTCCCCAAAAGGCATCCTTTTCAAAATCAGCTTGCTTTTCAAACCCTAAGTCTTTTAACACTAACTTCCTCCAGAAATTACGTAAGAATCTTCACCCTCAGTAAAGGCACCGGAAACTGTAACCCAGCCCCAGTAATCTTCGGCATTATCACCAACAGTGTTTACATAAGTATCGAAAGTTAAAGTAGCTATATATTCACTAAATAACTTAAAATACCCATAAGGCTTCGTACTTAATAAAAACTCTGTCGTTGTTCCATCCCCTGTAAAAGTATCAGTAACAGAGGTTGCAGGAACATCTAATCTATAGTAACTAACGGAAATAGCTACTCCTGATTCAGGAGCTACTTTAAAGCTAACATAATCCCGTAAAGTGCCTGGAGTCACGAGGTAATGTATAGTTTCATATAACCTAACATCGCCTAAATCAACCGTTAAATTATAAGATGTTTCAGATGGAGCTATACTTCTTTGACTAGAAAATGTTAGTCTAACAGGAACTACAGTTAGTTCTACATCAGAGTTAGACCTCAGTATCTGTTCTTCACCAAGAGCTAAGCCCTCTAGTCTGCTAATCCCGTGTTTATAAATCTCTGTCTTATAAGCAGTTAGCGCCATAAATAATTCAGAAGCTATCTCTTCAGCCTGTAACCCGTTCTTAGATATACAGTTAAATACTACAGTGCCTCTAACGATGTCTGTGTAACGTTTACCAGATCCTGCATTATTATATAACGGTCCCTTTATAGTTTGCTTACCATCCTCAGTTCCAAATCCATCAGATTTAGATCCTAATCCTGGATCTTGGCCAGGAGAGAAAGCCCACTGCATTCCTCCACGAGAAACTAGAATACCTGGAATTCGTTCTATAATACCAAGATCTATGGCATTTTTATCTGCTATAACTATTGCTGTAGACCTTAAATCTTCATTCCATAAAAACTTGCTATGATCCCCAAAGTACTGCTGGCAAAAACTAGTAAAGATCTGCTTTATATCAAGAGACACATTATTAGTATTAACCCAAGATGATTCAGATACTATTTCTCCATCAAACCAATGGTCTGTGTTAATATTTGTTCTTGTCATGGGTCTCTGACAAATCCCTTATTTCAGGAGTTAACGAAGTCTTTAAAGCAGATTTTCTATTAGCCTCTTCTTTTAATTTAGCTAAAAGGTCTTGATCTGTATTAGTTACATTTTCTTTTGGTACTAGTCTCATCGTAATAATATACTCTTTTTTGAATAGTTTGTCAAGTTTATTTCTATGTATTAGTAGGACTTAGCAATACCCAAGTTTCCAGATTATTAACTACCTGACCATTGGTATATATTATACCGCCAGCTGCCCTTCTTCTAAAAATTCCAGCATATTTCGTTTTTAAACATGGCGCATAAGTGTTGCCCGGTATTAAGTACGGGGTGTTTAATGTAACGTTTTGAACTTGGTGCGTATACCATGTACTACCGTAAGTTCCGCCAGCAAGAAGACCAAATCTATAAATATAGTCTGTTTCCGAATCTTCGATTGCCGTTTCTGTTAAAGATGGTTCTGCTGAACTATTAGTTATCAAGAACAATTTATTTTTAAAGGATATTTGATGTGCTTCAGCCTCGTCATATCTATCCATCATTGGAATATCAGTAGGATACCCTAGATCACCATATTTATATACAACTTTTTTAATATACCAACCAGCGTATAAAAATGATATAGGAGACATAGCAGGAGGATATGAGGTAGATTTACCAGACCAATCTAACCACTCGTCTGGGTCGCTTCCCTCAGACCACGTTGCTGCACTTTGTCCTACTATCCCTATTGGTACCCACACATCAGGCAGATACTCAGGATGCTCTTTTAAATCTTCTGTAAGGAATGTTCCATTACCATCAGCAACTAATACCCCTCTTTCTATTGAGGCTCCCTCAGAATCAAGTATGGTTGTTGCCGAACAATTAGAGAATGAAGTTACTCCGCTAACCCCAAATGACATATTTAAAGTATCTTCAAAATATAATTCGTTTTCGTCTTCATCGTATTCATATTTTAAAGTTAACTTATTAGTATCATTTACTGAAAATTGAAGAGTAGCATCAGTGTCATCTTCACTTACTAAATATAAAAAGTTAGTATAAAAAGAGGTTGAGCCAGTACTTAGAGATACAATAGGCTCGTTGTATCTATCATACACTATTGGCTGATAAAGTCTGGCTGCTGCATTCATATAAAACCTATCATCACTTAAGCTTGCACCGCTTATTAATGTCAGATAAGTTCTGTCTGCTTCACCGCCTACAACTGTTTCGAACTTTAATGGATCAAGAGACTCTACTATATGGCCAGATATATTTAAAGAAATAGTTCCATCTGACTCTTTAATTATATTAGTGCCTAAAGTTAAATCTTGATTTGCTGTTATTCCTTCATCTAATGACAGGTGTAAATTTCCCGCTATGTCATATATAGCTGAAGTGTGTAAAGGGGTTACGTAGTTAGCTGATCCTGTCAGATATACTGTAGACCCTGTTAACGATATTCTAGCTGTGTCTGTGTAGTCGTAGATTATACCAGGAGTCTCGGAGAAGTAAATTGCTGTGGTAGACAGCCCTTCTGTAAAATCTGCTAATGAGTTAAATGTAACTAAATCAGATGAGGAATCTATTATGTCAGTATATAATACTCCACTAGCATATATATTATACACATAGTAACTCTGATCATAGCTACCGCTTACGCTTGAGAAATCCTCATCGATCTCTGACTTAGTATAATATAGATCGTTATGGTTGTGTGCAGTATAAGTGACACTAAGAGAGTCTAGCTGTGTTTGAGCGGACAACAGCCTTGTGTCAAGTTCAGAGTCATTATTATTCCAAATGACTCTACCCTCATTTACATAATTATCAAGCGTTACGTCTAGAATGGCCACTAAGGTACCTCTACATCATATATAATATCACCCTCAACTATACGAGATAGTTGAACAGCTTGTTCAATGATATATCCTTTTTTCTCAACGTTCTTAACTGTTTTAACTGCCCATCTTATATTTTTATTATCTACTACAACGTCATTGACAGTTAAGATCGGATAATTTAACATAGTTAATAGAACATCACTTGGCATCCATTCACCAAACATTGTTATCTGATTATACTTTGGAGAGGGAGTGAGCATTCCCTTAAACAACAAGGCTTCGTAGTATCCGGATACCCAAGAAGTTCCATGACACGTGGTACAGCTGGGATCATTACTTCTCATTAACGTTGCATCCCAACATTCAGTGCATCTTGTACCATAAGATCTACGCTTTAATAAATACATATCTCTTTGAGCATATTTAAGAGCTAAAGCTTTTCTTCTTAAGATTTCAGCATGAACTAAATCAGTAGTCTCATAAAACACGTATAGCGGAGTAGACGTTAATACAGAAGTAGTATCATCTGTAGTGTCTGTTAATATTAACTTATAGAACCAAGTTCTACCAAAATGATACACACCAGAAATGGTGGTGTCATCATATGACGACAGTGCTGCGGATACTCCGCTTCCTACTAATGTATAACCATCAGTAGACCCAGCAGTGCCTGGCCCATCTGCTCTATATACGTCTATTTCAAAATCAGACTCATCTTCATTTGAAGCAGTCCAGGTCCATGAAATAGTTAATTTATCTACGTCAAAAGAACTAATTGATAGTGTGTCTATAGTTAACATTACTCGTCGTATATGTCCTCTCCATGAATAATACCATATTCTGAATGAACTCCCCCATAACAATCATCTATATTTGAAGCTAACTTAAAATTATGTACTGCTCTAGAATACTTATTAATTAGTAGATTAAAGAAATTAATATACCTTCCATACTTATCATAATCCTGAACAGTGACTCCGCCAGAATCTTGATATGTTAAGGTATTTCTAGCAGACAATATTCCTTTGGCCATTAATAGCTTTAGTATAGCTCCTTGGCGTGTTATATTCCAGGGGATTTCTGATATTGCTGTATAACTTGTTGCTGGCAGAAACTCATAATTAATTTCGTCCATAGTATCTTGAATATAATGATAAAGCTCAATATCCTCACACTCTTCAAGCTCTTCTAGCTTATTTAATATAGCGGTATCATTTAACCATTTTCTAAGACGTGCAACATAAAGTCCATCCTCATATGGAATAAACTCTGTAGTAAGTTGTATATTAGTCGGCATTATAATCCTCCAAAATATTAATAACTAGAATGTCAGTTGTAGGTACAGTCAGCTTTGAGGTATCATCGAAGGTAACTTCAAACTCACCAAGATATGCACCAGCCGTATTAGTGTCTGCTCCTGCCCAGGAATACCTAACTCTACCATCTGCACCACCACTAGTTAAAATAGTGCATTCGCCATTTTCTATTTTCATAGAAGTTCTTGAGGCAGCATCTACCATAGTGAATGTTACACCAGCACCGGCCAGATCTACTACAGTTCCGTCTTCGTCAGTAAGTGTAGCATCTAGATACGGTCTAGTGTCATTCCTTTTTAAATTGACTGTTGTTGTAGCCATTCATTTCTCCTATTATTCATCAAGTAATTGAGATAAACTGACCAGTTGCAGTAACTGGGTTTAAATACTCAGCATCTGCTGCAGCAACCTCTGCTGCCATCTCTACATCGGTTAAAGCGCCATCCCAAAAAACAATTCTAGCCGTTTTTCCAGTTTGAGTTTTTTCCGCAGCACAAACTTGTTGAACCGCAGCTGACATATCTATATCAGTTATACTACTTGTACTAGCACTTCCAGCTTCAACTCCATCCTCAAAGACTTGTAATCCATCAGTAGCAGTACTGAACCTAACTCTAAATACTGATATCTGTGGAGTCTCTATAGTAACTGTCCAAGTAGTAAATGCCAAAGTGCTATTACCATAAATTACAGCCTGGTTAGTTCTCCAGTTATATGATTGTTCGCTTGATCCATCTCTTTTTCCTGCATATCCGCCATCGCCAGTGACATCGTGTTCCCCAACATGGAGTATAGTAAATCCATCAGTAGACCATAATTTTAAATCAGAGGGGCCATTAAATCCGTCAGTTACGCATGTCAAAGTACTATGATCATTATAATCAGAGTCTGATAAATTAAACGTTGGTCGATACGTTGGACCAGTTTGGCCCATAAAATATCCATCTCCAGCGCCTACTTCATCATACCAGCCAGATACCGAAACTCCATCTCCATACCCGGCCCCGGCATTATGTCTAGAATCAGTTAGTGAGTCTACATCCCAGTCAGCTGACACATTGGCGTTTGCTCCATTACTAGGTGTATAAGCCATTAATCGTCCTCATAAAATATTGTAATATGTATCCAGGTAGGATCTCCAGAAGTTGATACTAAGTCTACCCAAAGTGCCGAATCCGCAGGAACTGTAGCATCACTAAAGGATGCAAGAGTTCCGTAACTTGTACCAGACGTAGTTGTATTATTTGATCCAAATACATCATTACCGGCTGTATACGAAGTATTGTGTTTAAGATTCCAAACAACGTTAGTACCGCCTTGTACTCTTACAATTACTTTAGAAATTGTATAGGCTCTATCATGGAAGAACGCTTCCATGTCATCGGCTGCAGCAGGTGTCTTAATAGTAAATGATTTAGACCCTCGATGGGTGTGCAGTGAATCTGCATTACTTCCATCTGTAAGAGTTTCTAGTTCAGTTCCAGTAGCAGTAGTGTCAGAGTGACTAGCCACTGTGTGAGACTCGGCATGAACATTTGCATATTCTGCAGCTGTTAAGTGTTGGTAATCTCCAGAGTTTAAACCGCCTAAATTATTATGAACTGTAACTGGAGTTGATTGAATATCAATACTCCAAGGAAACCCTATACTATAAAGATTAGTCACACTTTTTTCTACAATAATTTTAGCTATTAATACTCCACCACCGGTAACACTAGTTGGTAAATTAACAGGTAATTGCGCTTCGGTTGCTTCTACTAATGTATTAGAGGCCTGTCCATAAACTATATGACACTCACCATCATCGTGTAGATATGCCCAATGGATTCCATATTGATTATTAGACAAGGTAGCTAAGCCTGTACCATAATCATTATACTGTAAATTATCTATTACTGATTGTGACGAATGTTGCCATACTCCATCATTATACCAGTGTTCAAATGTATCAGCACCAGTAGTATCCATAGCAGCAGTAGTTATTCTATGATGTGCAAAATATAATACTCCAGCAGAGATCGTTAAGTATCTATTTCCTGATTCAGCAGTTATCATTCCACTAGCGCGTTTACGGCCATAAAGTTCAAATAATCTAAAAGCTGACTTCATGGCAATATCATTATAATTAGCAGGAATATTAGTTACATGAACATTACCATTAATTCTATGTGCTGTTCCTATTGGAATTGTAGTATGTAAATCTAAATCAAATATATTAGTTGTACCAGAAGCAATTGGCGTCCCAGCATTATAATCTAAATAAATATAATGTGGTATTCCATCGTCTGCTATATTTAATCCTGATCTTCCAGTAAAATCTATTGATACTAGTTGGCCTATGTCACTATCTGTAGTTTTTAAATATGCTGTTCCAGCAGCAATATCAATATTTCCTGAACCCGCATCAGTTAATAAACAACCAGAAATAATAGAAGAAGATTGAGTATTTATATAATCATTAAGAGTTGTATAAACTGGAGTATCAACATTATTAGTTACGATTGTTGTAAGATCTTGTGTGCCAGTATGATTTGCTCGTGCTCTATCGGCAGTATGATAATGTAAAGAAGTATCGCCAGATCCGGTTAAAGTGTTTAACTCGGTCCCTGTTGCCGTTGTGTCGGAATGACTCACAACCGTATGTGACTCTGCGTGACTAGCTGCGGTATTTACTGCGATACCGCTAACGTTCGCATCTATTTGATCTTGTATATTTGATGTTGCGCCGTTTAAATAATCTACTTCAGTATCTGTAACAGTCGCTGAAGTTTGTAAATTCCCACTTTCATTTGTATATACTACTCTTCTTACAGTTAAAGCTCCACCTAATGTCGCGAATCCTGCTTCTGCAGCAGTTCTATTTATCCATTGGTCACCGACTGCTTTGTAGGATAAAACTTCATAATTTGCCGGTGTGTCTATTACAACATCTCCAAGACCACCTAATTCCTTATAAGTATTTCCTGAGATAAGAATATCCATTGTATTTATTTTATCATATACAGCATTCTGACTAGGGGAGTGAGTTGTATCACCGTTCCACCCAGAACTATAAATAGTATCTTCTACGGGGCTAGAAGCCGCGTGCGTGTGTAACGAGTCCGCATTACTACCGTCAGTAAGTGTTTCTAATTCTGCACCAGTAGCAGTCGTATCCGAGTGGCTAGCTATATTATGGGCCTCGAATGCTCCAGTAACAGCATTACCGCCTGCAGTTGATCCATCACCAACAAAATAACTATCGGTGTCTGTTGTCCAAAAAGGCTCACCCTCAGCTAATGTTAGTGTTAACCTTTGTGCGTTTGTTCCTCTACGAATTTGAAAAGCCATTAAGCTCCTCCACAATTTATACTGACTTGATCTGTGTATACTCCACAATCAAAGCCAGCTTTATCTAAAGCTGCAGTTCCACAATCTATTGTTACTATATCCGGTAATTGACTTATTCTTACTCCGCCATAGGTTACTCCGTCACCTACATAAAACCATTTAGTATCTGTATCCCATAAGGGTTCGCCCTCTTCTGCTAAGAATGAGGTACGATCTTGATTTAATCCTCTTCTAACTTTCATACTCATATTAGATATGTTCCTCCATCGCAGACACAAGTGCCTTCGATTAAATAAGTTCCTCCATCACAGTTGGACTCTGGTACTAAGTAAGTTCCTCCGTCACAAGTATCTGGAATAACTATTCTTTTACCAACAGCTCCAACAACAGATACAGCTCTTAATTCATAGTTATTTTCAAATGCTATGTCATAAACAACTGAATAAGATTTTACGTCAATGCCGTCTAAATAGCTTGGTATATTTGTTACAGCTTTAATTTCTAAGAATGCTAAATTAGCTCTGTAATTGTAAGTATTTAATAAAGAAAACTTATAAGGAAGTACAGTGCTTGAATTTAATATAAAATCTAAATTACTAGTTGGTGCTTTATAAGTCAAAGTGCTGGATGTAACTCCAGTACTTCCTATTTCAGCATCTTCTAATATATATCTTAGAGGTGGCTGGAATTCAGTAGCTGGTGGAATAAATTCAAAGAATTGCCATCCAAGATACGAAGATAGTAAGTACTTCGTATTTCCCCAACGAATCCGAGCTTTTTCACCGCCTTTAGCCATTAAACTTTCCTGAAGACTTTAAGATTATCGATTTAGTCTGTACCTTCTTAGGCTTTGTTTCTTTATTGTATTGTTTCCTTGCATCCTCTGCATTGAGTTCTTCTTTAAATATAGTTAATTTTTTACCAGATCCCACAATAGCAGAATTATTAGATTTATCAATAAATAAAATATTTATTACAGCATCTTTATCTACTATTGGAATATCATTTTTTAACTCAACTAAATAAACGAACATAAGAACCCCATATAAAATATAACACTTAAACGCCTGTTTGTCAAGATATAAACAAAAAGAGGGAGAGCTTTTACACTCTCCCTCTCTAAATTAAGTCCGGTAACTATAACGGTCTTAATATTTACGGATACAAGGTCATCTTACCGCAACCATTAATATTACCAATACCCATTCCAACTGCCTCATAAGCAGCGAATGTGATAATATTCTTTTTCTTCTCAATCCAGAACTTCGTATCATTTAAGATACAGAAGTTACCTAAGAACTCCTGAGCGGCGAATACATATACATACTCTTGTGTACCACTGTGTAGTAAGTCTGTTTTGTTAGAAACAATTAACTTACGACCGAACAAGCTAGCATAAGTATATCCGTTAACTGTAATCTCAGAACCAACCGCGTCACCAACTGATGTTGCATCATATAGGAATAAACGGTTAAAGGTCTCAGTACTCATTAGAAGGGTCTCAGCTCTTAAGTTGTTACCATCTAGTAAGTTAAACAATTGACGGAATGAATCCTTAGAAATTACTCCACTTGTAAGAGTACCACTGACAGACAGTGAACTAGCAGTAATAGCTACTTCAACCTGTGCCAAGAACGAGGTATCTTCAATTTTCTGAATATCTTTCACAGAGTTACGCTCGATGATTTCAGTTAGAGGCATTTCATAAGCTAGAAGCTCTTCCTCAGTCTTCTGGAAATCATCACTAGAGATTGTATAGAACGGAATCTCATAACGCTCACCCATGATGTAGTTCGTATCAGGCTGACCACGGAAGTTTACTGTCATTGCTTTTGAGTCGGGCTCAATATCAACAATGCGCACTAAACCGTCGTGATTAACTGATCTCTGCAAGTCAGCCTTTGTTACATACTCGGGCTGGATAATCTTACGCGCAAAGCTAACTTCTCTTAGCTTTTGGCGAATAAACGCTGAACCTTCAGACGCTGCTTTCTCAATACCATCAGGAGAATTTAGCTTCTGAATAAACAGCTCATTAATAGTGCTAGCTGAAATATTACTCATTAGTTATCTCCTTAAGCAGTGATGTAGGTTATTACGTTAGAATAAGTTGTACCCATGTAGACGTAGCTAGTCGTCAGAGCTTCACAGTAAGCAACGATATTATGTGTTCCCATAGTACCGATACCTAATGTTCCATCTGTCTCTACTGCTAGCGGACTGCCAACTGAGATACCTGAAGTCGTTACCCAGTCAGTCATTGCTCTGTGAGTACCAACTAGTAAAGTTAGTTTTCCAGTAGCAACGGCATCGGGTGTAAATCCATACGTGTTATTCCTATTAGACTCTGTCCAGATAGGATATGCGGCAAGTAGTCCCTTACTAGCAGGGGTAATACCGCCAAGACCAATCCAAGCACCCTGTTTAAGAGTGGTATCTGACCAGTTAGGCATAGTAAGTTCAACACGCTGGAGAATATTTAAGTTACTTAAAAGCTTAAGCATTTGCTTTTCTCCTTAAAAAGTTATATTTAATCTTCAATCAACCACCGAGTAAAATTGTCCAGAGACCCATCGTCTTGAATTCTGTCACTAAGAGTTCCAAAACTAAAACTCTCTTGGCTTTGTAACTCCATAGCCTTCTTAACGATTTCTAACTCCTCTGAACTTCCCTCGGAGTATTCCTGCATAAACTGAATAGCTCGTTCTGCAGGAAATCTGCCATTTTCATACAGCTCTATAGCTGTTTCCTGTGCAGACTTAACCATCTGCAACTCCTCTAATTCATCACGTATGGCACGAATAGTATCGGCAGCTAATTTTAATTTATCATCCGTGGTCATATTTACTCCGAATTAAAAAAGTTATTCTTCCTCATTAAAGAAGCTATCGTATAAATTTTCTACGATTTCATAGGCAGCTGTTTTATCTGATTCGGTCTCTTCAACTTCTTCGGCTTCTTTGCTTAACTCTGCTAAGAAAGCATTAGCCATGATCTGTCCAGCTTCTTCGTAAGAAGCTACTTTAGCGGCTTCCTCTTCTTCAACTTCGACATCATACTCGATCATGTATTGAGCTAGTTTAACAACATCATCATTAGTAAAATCTTCGCCATGCTCTTCTGTTAAGAGAGCAGAAGCAGTCTTTACATACTCACTGATAGCTTCGCGTCTTTCAATCTCCATATCATAGCTTGCTTCTTTGGTAGTTTCTTCAACTTCCTCAGCTTCTTCAGCTTCGATGTCATGATTTAACATATATGTGGCTAATTTAACAACATCTTCTTTCTCATAATCTTCACCATATTCTTGTGCTAATAGATCATCAGCAGTAGCGGCATATTGAGAAATAATTTCTACTCTTTCGTCAATTATATTACTCATAAATTTTATTCCTCTCCTTCAGTGAAGAATGTATCGTAAATAGTGTTTACTATTTCATCAGCAGCTTGCTTACCCATATCTACACCACCAGCTGAGCTCGGAAGAGCGGCTTGGTGAGTTACTGCTAGGGCAGAATCTGCGGCAATAGTTCCTGCTGTTTCATCAGGAGCTTTACGAGGTGCGGGTTGAGAATTAGTATCAATTTCAATAGAAGGTACACTAGCTTCTGTTGCGGCAGTCAGTTCTTTTAACTTTGCAATTACTGCGTCGACTTTACCTGCTTCAGGAAGTTCTCCGACTGACAAGTGATTTACAGACTTGGCTGAAGCTGGGGTATCCGCACTGTTACCAGTATACGGGCCAGTACCAACTGCTATTTTCTGTAACTCATCAACAAAGGCACGAGCGAAGGAGCGTCCTTGAACGTCCATCTCTTCTGCTACTTTATCAATCTCTTCTGCCGTCTTCTCTTCATCATCTTCTGGTGTCTCTTTAGTGTCTTCTTCAGTTGACTCCTCAATTACTTCTTCTTCAACCGTATCCTCGGAAAGACCCTCTGCTAACTTCTCTTCAGCAGTTTTCTCTTGACTTTCGGTCTCTAGCTCGGCTAGAATATCGTCTAAGGTTTTTCCATGTGTTGACATTTATTTCTTCTCCTTAATTAATTCATCATACAGTTTTGTTACCGTATCCTGATCCATTCTGGAAATTAAGCTGGCTTTTTTCATAATAAGTTGCGTACCTTTTATCGCTCCTGTTGTTAACAATGTACTCAAAAGTGGGTGCTTTCGTACAAAATTCTGGGTTTTTGATATAGGTTCGCCTCTTCTTACTTTTGCTTCTTGTATTCCTGCATATAAATAAGTACTGGGTATACCAGCAAAAATTATAGCAGGAATCAAAGCACCAGCGGATTTAAACAGTGAATCTTGTACTTTTAAAGATCCCACGGTTCCGGCTCCTACAAGAAGTGGAACTATCCACGGGTATTTTGCAACTAACTCTGTTACCCCTCCATGAGAAAATGCTTTATGAAACATCTTCGCATATCCTGCATATAGCCCACCTAAAACAGCCATTGGAACTAGAGGGTTCTTGTGAGGAGTTAGTGTTGGATCAGGGGTATGATCAAATAATATATTTTTGATCTTACTTGGTGTTGCTGCTGCTTGTGGGTTATAACTAATTTCTGCAACTTTATGCTGTTCTAAAACATCTTCTAATTTTAAAGAAGCTTCTTTATTAATAGAAGGAGTCTCTAAAGCACGTGCTATCACATAAGGTTTTGCTAAAGATAAGTTAGGAACTTCGGATTCTAATAGTTCTGCTATTTTTTCATTAAAAAAATCTAATGAAACATCAGAAGCCATAATAGGATCTTCAATACCAAAGTTAAAATCTATAGTATTTCCAAGGTCTTCTGCTAATTTATCTTGCCCATTAGAATATAAAGCTATCTTCATAAAGTCTTCCTTTTTAGGGAAAATACATAGTCCCATTAAAGTAGAGTATACCTCATTTATCGGATACTCTGACAACTTTTCTAACAATTCTTTTGGCATTGCTTTTTGTGATTTTAAAACTAATTTTTTTGGATCTTCACTTAACCCATCAATCTTTGCAACTATTTCTTTTTTAATCTCAGCTTGTGACTCCAGGTCACCTTCTTTTAATAACTGCTCTGCTAATACTGCAGAAGGTATTACTTCTGTCTCAATTGAGACAGATGATGCAACCTTAGCTAAGAACCCTGCTGTTCTATCAGCAGGTATTGTAACAACACTTAAATCAAAAAATTTAGGCATAGTGTTTACTGCATAGACTCTTCGTCCATCGTCCAGTATCTTGCCCATTTTAGTTGTTAAGTGCTCACAATAGTCTCTTGTTCTCTTTGCTTTATTTCCGCAAATAGAACAAACATCGTATGGGACCTTACATCCCATAGATACTTTAACATCAGAGATAGACTTATTTGCTTTTTCTATAATATCAGAAGCACGGCTATTGTCTAGCTCGATGATTAACTCTACCCTGTGCATCTTAGGATTATAGTGAGAAAACACTACTTTCCCAAAAGATTTACGAGGATCTTTATTTACATGGTGTTTGTATACATGTCCCATTGCTTCAAACGTTTTATGATACGCCTGTAAAGCGTTTTCAGGAAAGTAGTCACCATTTCTATTGGAACCATAGAATTCGCCAGCACTTAATGCGTTAACTAACGCATAAGTTTTATCAATCTTCTTTTCTATTAATTTAATATATTCTAATATCTCGGAGGCATAAGAAGCTGTCTTATGCATGTTACTAGAACTTACTAAAGTAAAAGGTTCAGTGTCATGATCGCCATAACAATATTCTATGATTTTATACATTAAGGATTCCCAGAAAACATGTGATTCTCAAATGCGTTATTAAATGCCGTCTGTAGTTCTGTTTTATCTACTATAGACACTGCGGGAGACGCAGGAGCAGATGATCCAGAGTCCATTGGTACCTTCATAGCTGTGTTTAGCTGATCCATATATAAAGACTGCAGTGCATTTGGTTTAGAGGCGCCTGTTCCACTTTCAATATCAGTAACGGTCTTAATAGTGTCAATAGTGGGCCCACCATGTGTCGCCATTCTTAGAGTTTGTCTAATGTAGGCTCCAGCAGCTAATGGATCTTTTGCCATTGATGGGGCAAAATGATATAAAGAATCAAAATACTTCATAACATCGGCTTTATCTTCTTCTTGTAATTCAGGGTGTATCTCAAGCATTTTTTTAAACGCTGGATCCTTTTGCTGTTTATTAATCCATTGCTGGGTTACTGCAATTCCACCACCGATAACAGCCATCGCACTAGCCATAGCTAAGCCGGTTATAAAAGGTGTGGTAATCTTTTTTATAGATTCCCATTTAGATCCAGCACATTTTTCTAATAATTTTTCTTTTAAAAGATCCATTAATATTTCCTTAATCTTTGTTGATTAAATAATTGTGTACGTAAGATATCGCCTTGGTCTTCTTTACCTTTTCCTTTACCAACAGCATAACCGCCACCGACCATGCCAGCAATTCCAACTCTCTTCAAAGTTTTTTTAACAGGAATTTCGGGTTTCCAGGTTAGTTTTTTCTCATGCTCTTTTACGTATTCTTTAGATGCTTTAAGCTTTTTAGCTTTACGCATCTTTTCACCTAATGACGCAGGAATGCCTTTTATTTTTGCTAGAAGACCTCTTAAACTTCCAGCAGTTTTATTTAACTTAGGAAGTATAACATCAAATTCTTTTAACTCTTCGTACTTATCCTCAAAGTGAGAGATAGCATCTGCGATCATTAATCTTTTTTCAGCCACTTTTTCAAAGTTCTGTGCGGCTAGGAAGAAGTCACTTTCCTCATTTACAAACTTCATAGAAGCTTCTTTTTCAAGATCTAGATGAGGAGAATTTTCTGTAATTGTATTTTTAATTTCTGAAAGAACAGCTTCGCCTAGAATAGGCATAGCTTCTTTGTAGATTAAACCTAAATCATTAAAAGCGACATTTTGTAACAAAGCTTGCTTGGTCATTACTTTTAGATCTCTAAGTAATGTATCTGCTTCTAACTCGTTGTCATGTAAAGCGTTAACTAAGAAGTCGAATTTTCCACTTAGTTCGCTAGCTTGTTTTTCTATCTTAGCTCTGTCTATTGGAATTTCTGCAGTCTTTTCTATGTAGAAAAGAGCGACGTCTTCATTGATGCACGGAGGTTCATCATAGTCATGACAATTAGAAACTTCAGCAACCTTTGTTACTGAAGTGTGCACATCATTTGCAGTAGCTACGTCAAATTCGACGTACTTGTCTTTTGCAGTTTTTAATAGAGACAGGTAGGTTTCCACGTTTGCAGCCTCCACCACACGTGTTATTTGCTGCACACTCAATCCGTTGTCTTCTGCGATTTTTGTAATAGTATCGTTTAACGATACATCGCTAGATACGTAATTTTCTGCAGCTTGTTTTCCAAAGGAATCTAAATCGAAGGAAGTGATCATCATAATAAATATAGCCTCTCTCTAACTACTTGTCAAGTAGTTTTTTACATTATTAGTTTAAAGTTGCGCGTTACTGTATAATTCTGCAGAAAGGGACGCAAATATGGTTGCATGAACAAAGTCGTCTGGACCAATATTAACATACTTCATTGTGTTCATTTCTTCATTGTATTCATTTTGTACATTTAACATATCATCAACAAATGTATCAAACTCTTGCCCTTCGGGGAAAATATAAGCCCCACTCTTAATTCTTTGGAAGAACATATTCATAACTTGGTTTCTACCAAGGGTATACGCAGGCATTTTGGAGTTGAACTCCATTACCTTTTTCTGATTAGGCATGTGCTGGAAAGCGATTACTTTCTCATATCCTAAACGTCTTCTAAACTCTGAGTTAGGTGCCTCTCCCATTCCATAGTCAGAGGCTATAAACTCGGCTCCCCATTTATTCATTATTCTTGGTACCTCATCATGTATAAACGCATAGTCGGCTTCTTTGCCTAAAAATTTTTTAGCATATAATACATGAAACTTTGGTCCACGTTTTTGTACTATTGATATCACAGTATTTGATGAGTCTGAGTTTACTGGACCATAGTCAATTCCCAATATTCTAGGAAAGGCATTAATACTATCTTTTGTAAGATCGGGGTCTCCATGAGATATTCTTGGACCAGTGCAGCATTTTTTAACTTGTGATCTAGTAACTGGAGCTACACCATCATCGAAGGATAGAGCTAATGTTTCATTATAGAAAATAGCCTTAGATGTAATCTTCATTTTCTCTATTACATCTTTTTGCCAATCTACCCAAGGAGCTTTAGAGAAATGAAGTAAACAAACTCTCCAGCCCTCAACCGTAGCATCCTCTTCACCAGTCTGTACCCAACGACCTGATTTGATGTCCATTAGTTTACCACAGTATTTACAGATAACCCCAAGATTACCTATATTCTTCTCATCTAATAAGTTCCATTTTCCACAGCCAGTACAGCGGGGCATGAACTCGTTCTTAGTAGAACGCTCCCATATATCTGCCAGAGTCCCGCGCGTGCGCTTGGGAGTGCCTGCGTACATAGTCTTTTTATACATAGATCTAGACATAGTCTCTCTAACAACTGGTATAATATCAGCTGCAAGATCCTGTGCCTCATCGAATAGATTCATATCTGCAGAATATCCACGAATCCTATCAGCATTCACCAGGGCATATCTTAAATATAATTTAGATCCATTTAGAAATTGCTTCATATGTACGTTCTGTACTAATGAAGAATTTATGTAGTGTTGTTTAATTAATGGAGACGATTCTATAACAGGTGCAACTCTATCATGTGAAAATACTTTACACTGATCAACTGTAGGAGCAATGTAAAGAGATTTAAAATATGGACGCATCGCACAGTTAGCAATCTTTAGATTAGCAAGAGTAGTACTCTTTGCTGTTTGTCTGCTAAATTGTAATACAGTGTCTTTTGCATCTGAATCATAGATTGCCCTCAAATGAGGGTAATCAGACAAAGATAATTGTCTACCATTTAAATATAAAAATTTCTCAGCAAACTGAGACTTCGTCATCTTTACTTTGCGCTGAGATTTTGTATTAGCCATTTACTTATCCATTTCCATCCGTGCTTTGCGCTTCTTGCGTCTAATCCATCTTATCTTTTGAGCATGTTGTAATACTTTACCGTATGGTCCATGTTCCAACTTCTTATATATTATGTTCTGCAAAGATCGTCTAGGAATGCCAAAACCTACATCATATGCCATTTCTCGACCTACGTGTACTTTTCGTTCTATATCGAGAATATCCTCGACATCCTCGTTCTCAACATCTTCTTTTAACATCTTTTCATATAAGTTAGCTAGCTCTAGCTCACTCTTGAATTCTACTTTAGGATCTCTTATATTCTCTGGGTCTAGTCTAGGGTGAATTAGCCATTTATCACCTAATATATCATAGACTCCAAACTTAGCATCTTTGAAATCAGACTTCTTCCTATAAGGAAGAATATAATAATTAATTGGATGTCTGGTCCCAGTAACTAATTTTCCATTAACAAAGTTACGCGCCATTACATGTAAAACTTTTGCATCAGCAGGGCTAACATCAACCATAACGTTGACATCCATGTCTGATCTTACAGTATACTTATAGCCAGTGATAGACCCAAGTAGAAAAATGTCCATTATCTTTGTAGACTTTGGAATTACTCTTTTAAGTTCTCTAATAAGTTGTTTTCTAACCTTAGGTTTCAACTTATAATTCTTAAGCCAAATACTTGGATCTAGCGTAGTCTGTACTTTATCTAAAAGACTCATACTATCCTTGTTTCTTATTTTTTAAAGGAACTATTTTATCTGACTCTGCTTCTTCTATATCATTTAATTGGTCTAATGTAACTAACTCTTCTTGCTCTGATCCATCATCGAATTCAACCATATTAAAGAAATCTTCATTAGATATAGATTCTTTTCTAATCTTATCAGCCTTATCAGATAACTTTAAAGCAAGAGTTCCCCACTTCTGAGCTAAATCAGGGTCTGACCTAGTTTTATCTTTGAAGTTATAAAACGAGTCAGTTACCATTTCATTGATCATAGACTCATGAGTTCTATCGGGCTGAGCTCCTAATTTCCAAATCAAGTAGTCTTTATCACCTTTTAGTGCAACCTTAAACGTAGGTACATATTCTTTAGGCGAACGATCTTTTATATAATTTTGTTTTTGGACACGAGTCCAGTTGTGCACATTAAAGAAATATTGTGTGAACTCATCTATGTCTTCATAGGAGTACTCAAGGTTAAATTTTCCGTTTACCATTAATTCAATGTCTTCTTGAGTGATTCCGACGATACATAGAGAACTTACTAACCTAAACATTAAAGGATCATCTAAAATTTTAAATGCTCCTTCTATTCCATCTATTGAGTTTCCAGGCACTATTATATTTTCTAAGTATCCTAACATTTTTTCTATCTTCAATGTAGCAATCCATTCCGGCTCTAAATCGTTAATAGTCTTTTTATTATCTTGGAAATAATCTGGATGTTGAGATAATAGCTCCGCCACTATCTTATCAAGATAATAATTAGAAGTAGGGAGACCTCGATCTTCCAACATCTGCTTAATCTCGGATTTAGGATATTTTTTAGTTGCAAATAATGCAACAATATAATTATAATGTGGAAGTTTTTTACTAATAGCGATAGCCATATTCAAACCCTTCTTTTTTAAATCCTAATTTACGTAAGTCTGAATTATCTACAAAAACAACATCCCTATATTTCTTTCTTAAAACATTTAATTCAGACTTTGGAGTTCCTATTATAATTTTTTTTAATTTTTGAGGAGACTTCATGGTTACAGTTTTAAATTTTGTTGGACCATTAATAGTATTTTTTCTTTTAAATATAACTGAATAATTTCTACCAGTTTCAGCCCCATAAGTGCCACTTAAATTTCCATGAAGACCAAAAATTCTAGCCCATTCGGTTTTTCTTAAAGAATGTTCTGCTGGTAATCTATGAATATCTGCTGAAGATAATAATTTTTTAGAAGAAATTATAGAATTTAAACTTTCTCTATTAGTAAGATGAGTAGTCAAATCACCTTTTGCTAAAGCTTTTAGTTTTCTAATCTCTCTTAATGCTCTTCCTCTTAATTTTGCATTCTTACAAAAAATCATAATTAATCTTTAAGTTTTCCCTAACTTTTTTAACATCATTATCTCCTAGAAACTTTGCATTTTGGATTTGTACATTTGTATACAAATCTACCTTTACCGTCTGGTCCTACTAGTCTTGTTCTTACTGCAATTCCAGATTTACATGCAGAGCAAGTTATTTTTTGTGATTGTTGTAAAGGTCTGATATTCATTAGAGATTAAACACTTTCTTTAGTCTATCTCTGTCTAAACATAACTTATCTCCCCAAGTAGTTAACTTATTAGCTAATTTAACATTCTCTGGAAATAGTTCTTCGACTTTTTCTTGTAGCTCTTTAAAAGAACTAGGCTCGTAGGTTTCAGCTATCTTTTCAAACAGCCCCTCAAAATCTGCATCTGTATTATACGTTAAGATGGATGCCATCTTAACCAAAGCAGATTCTTGCCCTTCAAAAAATGCTAATAACTTTTCATCTTTTGTCGGATCTAAGTCATTTAAAACAATTTGCATTATTCCTCGTCCTTTGCTTTTAATTTTAAAAAGTGTGCAAGGTGATTTGTTAGTAAGGTTGGCTCAAACAAACAAACATATGACACACCTATCAATCCTAGTATGATAAATTCCATTATGGTTAGTCTCCCGAATACTTTAGGGGTGAAGTATTTCTATTCTATTCTGAATAGTTTTTACTTGTTCTTCTAGTCTAGTAATTGCTGTGCTATGATCTCTATCTTGTGACTCTAATAAATGTCTTTCTTCTCTACTCTCAGAAGCTTCTTGTGCATTAACATGTTCAACATTTTCTAATTTATATTTTTGCACTTTTCTATCTTCCATATTAATTTTAATATCACCTAGTTCATGTAATAGGTCATCCATCTCATTATATAATTGTGTGTGTGCTTTTTCATGAGCTATATGATAATTATTCTGTGCTGTAATAATATCATCAATTCTATCTCCCATAAAATTCCATATCGTTAAAAACGATAATACAATAGACAACATTATCCCTACAGTTTTAGTGGCACCTGTCCCACGAGGAACTGTATTAGAGTTCCGCATAATCTTTTCTTCCGGCATAATTACTCTCCAGTTAAGCTAAACAATAAATTTAAGTCTGCGTCTTTAGGTATTTTATTTAAAGTAACTAGAGGGTCTAATTCTCTATTATATATAATTACTTTATCTGTTGTAGAAATAGCTTCTTCAACTTTTGTATGTCCAAATTTGTCTAATACAAATTCTTCTATAGTTTCTACTATTTCTAAATGGTCTTGGTCACCATTGTGCTCCATCAACAAATATTCCATTATTACTCTTCTACCTCCTACTATTTACCATTTACTTTTTTTAAATCCAAGTCTATATAAATTACCAACTCCTAATAAAATAGGAATAGTTCTTCTATAAATCTTTAAATTTTCTTCATATGTTTTTAAAGCCGCCACTCTTAATGGGTCATCTTTTTTTATTTTTGCGTTATCCCAAGCCCTAACTTCAGAGCTGTATACGGAAGTTTTTTTAGGGCTAATTATACCTTTAAAAAGACTTTTTTTAGTATTTATTAATTTGTTATATCCTATAGTCCCTTTTACATTATGTTTCTTAAAATCTTCTATATGTCCCAATTCGTGGGCGACTACTTTAGAAGCCTTCATATTATCTGGGATATAAACAGCTAACCCGGCGGATTCATTGTCTGGTACAAACGCAAAAGCATTTGGCTTTTTTGTTATCGGCCCTATAATTTGTTTCATAAGTTTTCGTTTTTTATCAGTTTTTTCTGAAAGGTCAATATATGAATGTAAATCTTTTTTAGTTTTTAATAATTTTATGTCTTTGGGAACTTTTGGTAATCTTTGATTAATTTTTATTTCTTTTTTTACTTGATCTTCAAGTACCTTATTAACTTTATCAGTCTGCTTAATACCGTGAACTCCATAGCCTATAGCCCCAGCAGATAGTAAAGCTTGAATAAGATAATTCTTACTCATCAGTTTTTTCTTTATCTTCTGTTGTAATAGCTTGCTGAGCTAATGTATCCATTAGTTCAAAAGCCTCTTTATGTTCACCATTCTCACGTAACGTTTCTACCTCATCCTTAAATGGAATAGAATTATATTCGTCAATTTTAAATGATCTCATTGGTTATTTCCTCGGTTTAGTCTTCGTCATCTTGTAAATAAGTATCTTGGTCATAATCTTCATATGACTTGTATTTAGCTTGTCGTTTTTCTTCTTTTCTTTGTCTTAATAGTTTTTCACGATTTTTAGTTTTATTCACGACGATCTTAGTCTTGCTCATTTCTTTTGCTTCCTTTTAAACTCACGATGGACTCCAAATCCTAATCCAGCTAACCCAGCAGCTACGGCTGGTGCTTTCATAGATTTTAATACTCCTTTGCTGAAGATTCTAGCATTAGCTGTTTCTCTTACTTTTTTAGCTATTTCTTCTCCGTGTAGCGCAACAGAAAAACTATCTCTAATACCACCCTTTGAGCGCATACGAAGAGAATCTTTTATAGCTTGTTCGCTTACCCCTTTTAAAATAGCTCGTTCGCTAAACCCTTGACCAGCAGTATCGCCTGGCTGACCAAGTCTAATCAAATCTGTTATATATTTTCCAGCACCAGCTGTCGCACCTGCTGCAGTCATTTTAACTGTAGAAGACACAAGTGTTCCAGTTTCCTTCTTTTTCTTTTTCATTTCAGCTACCTTTACTTGCTTCTTTTTATCTTTAGTAAGAAAGTGTTTAGCACCTAAAAGTGATGCCGTACTAACGCCAACAGCTATTCCGACTTTAGATTTACTAAGTTTAAGTTTTCTTGAGAAAGTACTAGACTTGGCCGCTGCAACTTCAGCTGCACCGCCACCTTCTTGGAAGGTTTCTTGCCAAGATTTCGCTTTTGCACTTAAATTTTTATGATCACTCAAAGCATAATTTAGTTGATCATTCAAACTATTATAATCTAATCCTTTTCTACCTTTGCCTCTTCTAAGGGTGGCAATAGGAGATCCAGCTGTATCCCTATAATGTAAAGCATTCTCACTCATATGAGGGCTATAGCTATCTACAAATTTTAAACTCTTTTTTCTCTTGTCATACTTTCTCCCACGCACAACATTAATATTGACTTTACCGGAAGCGCCTAATTCAGTAGGGCCTAACCCGTGAGGGCGAGAGACTGTTACATGCGCAGCTTCGTTTAGTTTATCAAGATTCTTTGCAAAACCAGTTATAGATATCTTATCTGCACCATGCTGTTGCTGTAGTTGTTGTAATCTTCTATATACTTTTTTATTTCCGCCAGCAACACCTACGTAATGAATACCTTTTCGTTTTTCTTTTAACAGAATTTCTGCCATAGCTTCTACGTCTTGTCCTGTACCACCACCAGCTAATACAACTAATTTTTTACCCTTTGGAACTACAATTTTTCCACTCTTTTTTCTATCTGGCGTATAAGCATCAAAATCTGGTGAAGCTGTTGGTTTTATTTTTCTTACTAATTTTTTATCAACCTTTACAGGCTTTATGTGACGATTTTCAATTGGAATAGAGCTAATTTGTGTAACAGGTCTTCCAGCATCCTTTACATCTTTGAAGATATCAGTTCCAGATTTAGAAGGAGCAAACACTCCACCAACATTTTTTGGATCTTTCTTTCCAAGACCCTTTGCTGTTTCCCAAAAATCTTTAGAGCCTTTATTACCCACACCGTAATCTGTTACTACTACTTCAGGACTAATGCCTAAACTTTGTAAATGTGGAGCAGCTCCAGGATGAGTAACTATTACTCTTCCAGGATTAATTGCTTTAATATCTTTTGATAATTTTCTTTTACTTACTGAGGCATAGAAAGGTAGATAAGTACTACCAAACCCTAACCGTCCTAAAAATTTCTTAAAAGGATTTTGTGTAGAAATTCCAGCCATAGCTTCATAATTAGTTTTAGCAGGGTTTGCCAATCTTTTAGCTTTAGCATAATCTCCATAGTTCATTACGTGAGCTTTTGCACCGGGATGTTTCTTTTCATAGGCCTGTCTAATGGCTTCTGACGCTGCAGCATGTCCAGACCCGCCAGTGTTATATTTTCCACCTTCAGTAAATATAATAGCATCTTTAGCTTTAGGATCAATCTTTACACGATTACGTTTTCTAGTTAAATGATCTGCTGCAACAGCAGTAGGAGCCGCAACCGCAGTTCCTGCTAAAACAGAAGCTTTAGCTTTATTATTATCTTCCTTTTTCTTAGCAGCTATTTTCATTAACTGTTTTAATCCCGTTCTTGAAAAACCTTTTACCAGGGAGGTTCCAGCATGTACTGCTGGCACAGTGCCTATAGCACCTGCCGCAATAACTGCTTTATTTTGAGTAGACACTTTTTTATTTCTAGCTTTAAAAGCTTTATAAGCAGCTACTGTTCCACCAACGGCTACAGCTGGAGCAACTACGGGAAGTGCTTTATAAGCAGCAGGATTTTTCCAAACAGTTTTTAATGATTTAGAAAGAGCTCGTGGAGTCGAGTGTTTAATTGATTTTTTACCATGAATAGCTTTACAAATTGCATCTACGCATGTTATCTTTTTAGGATTTTTTGGACTACCAATGCCGTAAGAGTATTCTCCTGATCTAGCTTGTTCAACAAACCTTTTTGCTGCTTCTGGATTTCCTTTTTTTATACTCTTAAACTGTAAAAAATGCTCTGGCTTATACTCGGCCTTACCATAACCAGCCCCAGTTAAATAAAAATCTAATTTGGACTTTGTTGACTCAATGTGATGTGGGGACTTAACTCCAGACATTACATTACTATTAACACCATTAACAGTAGAGGGATACACATCCCCTAATTTTTTCTTTCTCTTATCAAGAATCATTATAGGATGTAATGGTCTATAATCAGGAGTTAACCCTTTAGGGTTGCTAGTAAATATTACATCACCTTTACTAGCACCAGCCATCGCTTTTTCTAAAACTCTTCGTGCCTCTTCAATAGTCTTAGGAGCTTTCTTTATAGCACGTTTCTTTTTTATTACATTAGTAGTTTGTAAAACACCCGCAGTAGCTGCGGATGCTCCAGCAGTTTCAACTATATCTTTTTTCTCAGATGCAGTTTTTGTATAACCCTCCTTTAACTTTTGCATAACATTAGCCTCAAGTCTACGCTTAGAATATTCTCTAAGCGTGACTTTTTTAGGTCTGCCGAATTTTTGCTTTTTTTGGAGAGTTATAGAATATATCATTTAATCATCTATCAGTTTTGTGCCAACAATACCGGCAGCTACTCCACCGCCAACTAATAATCCTTTACTAGAAATAAATTTTGTTTTTGCTTCTGTTAATGCTGTAGGATCCCAGCCACCTTTTCCAGGTGTTACTACTGGATGCGAGTAAACGGTTGGAAGATTATTTTTTTTCGGAAAAAATTTCCCTTTAACTTTACGAGCTCCAGCAGCAATAGCCCGACCAGTTCTTCTTACAGTTTTTCTTAAAAAAGCTGCTTTAAGTAGAGCTTTTTCTTTTCTCTTTTTACTAGCGGCGCTCAATGCAATAGAGCCACCTACTATGGGAACTGTTACTGGTGCAGTTGCTACTACGGCAGCTGCCTCCACTTCTCCCAACGCTTTATTTAGTATATTATCTATTTCACCTTTTGGTTTATTTAATATTTTATTTTTAGCTATAAATAGCTTGTCAAGTTTTAATTTTCTAGACGTTGCAGCAGCAGCGTCCCAATACCTATCAATTTTTCCAGCTTTCTTTTTCATATTACTAGCGGCGCTCAATGCAATAGCGCCACCTACTATGGGAACTGTTACTGGTGCAGTTGCTACTACGGCAGCTGCCTCCACTTCTCCCATCGCTTTATTTATAATATTAGCCATTTCACCTTTTGTTTGTTTATTTAATATTTTATTTTTAGCTATAAATAGCTTGTCAAGTTTTAATTTTCTAGACGTTGCAGCAGCAGCGTCCCAATACCTATCAATTTTTCCAGCTTTCTTTTTCATAAAAACTCGCTTTCCTTTATATACACCTTCATGCAGTTCTTTAGCTGCTAAGTGAAAATATTTACCAATACTCGTTTGAGAAGCTTTCGCTGCATCCTTATGATAGTCCATAGGACGCGCCGCTTTACGCCACTTTGCACCAGATGCCCTGATAGCTTTAAAAACCGCTTCTTCTGTTTTAGCCATTGTATGTTGTTTCTCCTTGACATAGGTCCTCACATATAATATAACTTAGATATTATTATATGTCAAGGAGTTATTTATTTGGTATAAGAACAATATGTAATTACATATTATGAAAGGACTTTTATTTTGTTTGAAGATACAGATTTTTTGAAACAGATGCTAGCTGCTGCGGGTAAGGATGGCTGTAAGTTAAATACTGACAAGCCTTTAGAAACTCCTATGGACCCTAAGCTGCTAAATACAGATACAGACCCAGATAGGCTACTGGGCGAGATTGCGTTCTGGAAGGCTTACTTTTTACTTTTAGGTGCTGATTTTTCTACTCTCCTAGAGTTAGCAGAGAATGATAAATTTCAACCAATGATTGGTGCACTGGTCGGAAGTAACCCAGGAGCATTAAAACTATGGATTAAGAAGTTAAAAGAAAGTGAAGGAACAGAAGGTAAGGCTATAGGAGAGATGGTACAACAAGCCATTTACATTCTAGGAGTAGATGTAGATGTGGAAAATTCAGGGTTAGAAAAATACGAGGAGTAACATGAAGCAACTAATAAATATACCTATTAGCACAGTATTTATATTTATGCTAATCTCAATGTGGTGGAACTGGTTAGGTAGTGAAACCATTCGCAATGAAAACGCTGGACCAGTGCTTACATTTCTTATGCTATTCTCTAGCGCAGGGTTAATAGCCTCAATATTTCATTTTAGGCTACAAAATTTTGGAACTATTTGGAAGAAAATAAAAAACGCTTATATTAAAGACAACAGGTAATTTGGTATAAGAAAATTAGGAAGCAATTTAGTAGGTAGATTAACTGGAGGCCAACATGAGTGCTATAGCAGACCCAACTATCGAAGAACTGGAAAATATCGATATTGCGGAACTAGAGAAAGAAGCGAACGACACCTTTGGTCGATATAACGATCATGAGGTAGTCATGCTATCTCTTATGCTGGAGGGAGAGTACCTTCTGGTAAAAGAAGAGATGAAGAAAAGGGGAATTGACCCTCCCCAACATTAGTGGAGGAGCCGTAAGTATTGGACATCTTACCTTTCAGGGAGAAGAAAGGTGTCCATATGAAATGGTTCTGCGGAATCCTTGACCTCTTCTGGTGGCTCAAGGATTAGTTTGATGATTGGGAGTGAGCATTTGCTTGCTCCCTTTTTTACATTAAAGAGGTATAAGAATTAAGCATAGGGTCATAGACCCAAAACCAAGGAGAATGCCATGAAGACCTTTGAACTCATCAAGGAGGTGGCCTGATGGCCGAGAAGAAGAAGATGTTCACCGATGACCAAGCCCTCAGCATTCAGGCCGCAGCGACCAAGCTGGGCAATGGTGACTGGATGGGCGCCGTCAACGAGCTGGTAAAAGATTACATGCCGAGCCGTGAGGACTGGGTCAACTATGCTCGACCCGGTGATGAAGTAGAAGAGCTCATGGGCGTGATCGTCCTTCTCGAACTCATCATGGGCGCCGCCAAGGCCAGGATCAGCGAGCTCGAGCAGCCGCTGCTCGACATCGACCGGGCAGAAGTGGCGGAAATCGTCAAAGCCCTGGAAGAGGATCTTAAATTGGTATAAGAATAATGTGAAAGGTAGGTAACTCATGATCTTCACCACTGGTGATACGCATGGTGGTCGTGGAGTCATGGATAGGTTTAATCCTATGAGAAACAGAGGCGGCACCAGCAAGGATAAAGACTTTGTTATTATCCTTGGAGATGCCGGATTCATTTGGTGCAATGAGCCGGATGGAGAAGAAAAGAAAACTTGCAAGTGGTTAAATGATTCTCCATGGACAACCTTAGTGGTTGATGGAAATCACGACAACCATGATAGATTCGATAAGTTACCTATCGAAGATAAGTATGGTGGTGGCAAGGTCGGTAAAATCTCTGATTCCATATTCCACTTGCGCCGAGGCGAGGTGTACGAAGTAGATGGGGTTAGAATATTTACTTTTGGCGGAGCCATGTCAATTGACAAAGAGCACCGCATTGTAGGCCTTTCTTGGTGGGATAGAGAAATCCCCTCATACGCAGAAATGGATCATGCTTTAGAAACTCTAGAGCGCGTTGGTAATAAAGTCGATCTTGTTTTGACTCATACGATGCCAAGAGATATCATTGAGCGCCAGATCGGCCATCTTGAGAAAGCTGTTGATCCTACAACTGAATTCTTGCAACATCTATTCGAAACGTTGACGTTCAAACAATGGTTCTGCGGCCATTTTCATATAAACCAGACTTTCGAAGAAGGTCGAGTTGTGTGTCTTTACGAAGACATCGTAAAGGTAGGTATCGATGGAAAATGAAAAACTAATTAGAGTGCTTGGTGATGCACTCAAGGATATGCAGACTGCTTTTAACAGTGAGCATAATCTTCCTGAAGGAGCACAAAAGCTTGCACAATATAATTGTGCAGATGCTTTAAAACAATTGGAGAGTTATAATGCCAATGGACTTCTCGGACAACAAGGTTCTCATAGCCCGTGCCAAACAAAGAGGCTTTAGGGAAAAGTGGTCGAATGAGAGCATGTTTAACTATCGCATGGCGTTTTCAGATTTCATGTTTAAGATCGACCAAATCGAATCACATGAGATTCGGATGGAAAAGCCTTGGGATCAGTGGACTGATGCTGACAAGGGATCATTCACACTGAGAATGATGCTGAACAAATAAAAGAGGGGGTGGGAGATAATCCCACTCTCTTTCTTTTTAAACTAAGAAAGATTATAAATGAAAAAGATTGTAATAGAAAATTTTAACGCTAGTGAGCAAACTGTAGAAATCTCAGTGCAGGATGACCAAGGTGTCATCCTCGCTGGTCCTAAGAATGTGGACGGGAAGCTAACTATTAAAGGCGAAGCCTGTGACGTCAATATACATATCGATGCATTCTTAATAAGAGAGTTTTTGGTATAAGAACAATAGTAACAATTAACTTGTAATATGTCACTCGCTGTTAGCAGCTGACGTTTTATCAGTTCGTTGCTCTAATCTGGTTTGGGTGGGGAAGAGTAAAAGTTACTCTTTCTCCCCCCTTTTTTATTTTAAAGGTAATCATGGAAAAATATCATAAAATAAATACTATCTATATGAGAGATAATAATGGAAAAATTATGCCTGGAGAATTCAGCACTCCAGAGCTAGAATATCTGGCTGGCAATCGCTGGGGATTCAGTGAAAAAGTTGACGGAACTAACATCAGAGTAATCTTCGAGAAGTGTAAATTCACATATCCTGCGGACCATGAAGCAATAGTTTTTCGCTATGCTGGACGAGGAGATAACTCTTCAATTCCTCAAAATCTACTATATGAGCTCGATAACATCTTTACGCCTGATCTTCGTGAGAAGATCATTACTCAATTTCCAGATGGCGTTACCTTCTACGGAGAAGGATATGGGCCAAGAATCCAGAAAGTAGGTAAGCTCTATAGAGCTGACCAAAGTTTCGTTCTTTTCGACATCAAGGTAGGGCCTTGGTGGCTTACGAGAACGAATGTCGAAGGCATAGCACTAGACCTAGGTCTGGAGATCGTTCCTATAATAGGAGAGGGAACTCTATTAGATTCTGTAGAATTTGTAAAAGATGGGTTCAACTCAACATGGGGAGATTTCGAGGCAGAAGGAATAGTCGCACGACCTGTAGTCGAATTATTCGATCGGTCTAGTCATCGAATAATCACCAAAATAAAATGTAAGGATTTCAGATGATAAAAAATCTTTGGAACAAACTCGACAGATATATGACAGTAACTGAAGGGCCGGAATTTTATGGAGCTCTAATATTATTTCTCAGCCTTTGTCTAGCTGCCGGGTATTGCTCCTTTTTACTTGCTTGGGCAATTGTAGGCACTTTAGGTTGGTGGAGTGTCCCCGCTGTAGTGTTAACAACTAGTGGTGGATTAATTCTTTATGGGAGGATTACTAGCAAATGATTATAATAATATTATCATTAGTAATAGTATTCTTAATAATTCGTGGAGTTACTCTCGGAATCGAAGTTAACGAATACCGAGAAAGATACGGAAGGTTGAGATAAATATAATAGACAAATACACAGAATATCTAGACGATCTCTATGACGGGTTTGAATATAAATTAAATATATTCATACTTGTTGTACTAGCTATAGCTATTGCTGTTGGAGCAATAGTTGGCCTAATATACTTTTGCATAAAAGTGGGAGTTATTTCAGTTCCTATAATATTCCTTGGAATACCAGTTGGGCTAATCTTCCTTACAAGATTTATAAAGAGGCAACGCAATGACGAGTGAAGAAAAAGAAATAACGGAGTTACTGACAAAGTCAGAGGAATTCTTACAGAATGCGAAGATATTTTAATCGATGAGTTAACTGATGAAGAGGGTAGCTAGCGCTACTCTCTTTTTAGCTTAAAACTTTACTGTTGTTAAAAAGCCATTATTTTCTAGCTTAACAGCTGGATTTACTAATGCCTTTGGTTTGATAGGCTTCTTAGCTTTTATTGGAGTAACCTCTTGTACAGAGTTCACTGGTAGTATCTTCGGCTCTTTGATTATTCTAGGTGCTTGAAACCCTAATTTTAATAAAATCATAAATTAAAAATCCTTGGAATGTTCTTCGTACTCTTTGCGTTTACGTTGAGCTTGTTCTTTTTCTATCTTAGTATCCTCTAATCTTTGGCGAAGCAACGTTTGTAAAACGGGATTCTCAGTAAAATCTTGCTCGACTCTAATAAAGAGGTCAAGCTCTTCTCGACGTAAATCTCGCTCCTTATCTGAATAATGCTCAATGGCGAGCTCTGTCTGACGAACATCAAGAGTTTTGACATCATCAGTTGTAGCAGGGATCGGAAGATCGCATTTACTCCATAGAGCCATTAGGGATAGCAGTGTACCTGCTATCAAGGATGTTAATGAAATTGCGCCTTTTTTAGTCATAATATAATATACTTGTCAAGTTTGTGGTGATAATACTGGTGGTAATTTAAATGCACACCATCTAAATGGTTATGCCAATTTTCCAGAAGACAGAGTTAACCCATATAACGGCATTACATTATGTGAATTATGTCATAAAGCTTATCATAAAAAACATGGATTGTCGAACGCTACTCTAAACACTTTTTGCGAATGGTTTAAGGAGAATGTATGAAAGAATTAACATTTGATGTTCTTTGTAGCCCAATATGCTGTTTTAAAAAATTTACCCATAGTACTTACTTACCCTTTAATTCATTACGATACTTTTTATTAAGAGATTTCTGTGATTTCTTTTTATCTTTAAACATAATATTAACTGCTTTTCTTGTTTCTCTATCTCGATGTGAAATAGTAGTACCATGTTCAGCATTAGTTCTAGCAGCTAACTCTACGCGTGCCTTATACTTAGGGCGATGCATATTAGAAGCTGTTATTGCTCCTAATGCAGTAATCGCATGATCCACGCCTTTTCTAAATCCTTTATTATAAGGACGTGCTACTGCAGCTGCCGATGCATGAAGGCCAGTTATTCCCCACACTACTCCTGGATGTATTGCTCTATGTTTGCTTGGAACATTTTTATCTATGTCTGTATAATATGGAAATGATGATTTTGCTGTTTTAAAAAATTTACCCATACGAATCTCCTTGTTAATATAGTTATATTATAATTTATATAATATTACTTGTCAAGCTCTTTTTTTTAATGTTCTTTTTAGTCATAATAACTTTATTAGTTTTTTAGTAAGCTGTTTTCTAAAAATTCTTGATTGTCTAAGTTGCTTTTTTTTATCTAATAAAGGAACTGGGTGATTTGTTGCTGCAGATTCTAATAAACTAACAACTTCTTTTTTACGCCCTTTATTGGCAGCTGCTTCGGAAATACGAAGTTGTTTTCTAGTAAAACGTCTAACACTTGCGGGAAATTCCCCTTTTGGAGCTGCTATATTATCTTCCTGTATCGAAATAAACTTTTTAGGTATATTAGTTGTTAAAACTTTTTCTTTTAAATGCCCCAATCCCAGATCTAAAGTATTTTCTAATTTGTCTGGAATTTTTAGTTTTATTATTGCACCTTTAGGCTTTATAGTCCAAGGAGCTTGAAGTCTAGAAGTTCTCTTAGATACCCCCAACCTTCTTAACTTTTTTACTTGTGCTTTTATTTTAGAATTAGTTTTATACCCAATTTGCGGATCGCCCTCTAAGTTATTTAGAGCTCCTTTTTCTGCATATTCTTTTGCTATGGTTTTAGAAGAAGTTATGGAAGTTCCTTTTGGCAACCCGTGATTTTTTACATCTGTTACAAACTCTGAGCCCATCCCTCTATAGTAAGTTTTACTAAATCCAAGTTTTATTAACATTATTTACCTTTTTCCCCAGTAGTTTCATAACAGAAGAACGCTTTGTCAAGCAGTATTTGAGAGGCGGTTAACACCTTCTTTTTTAGTCATAATATAATATAATTTAAAAAATATTATTTGTCAAGCTTTTTTAGGTATAAGAATAGTGTAGGTAGAGCGATAAGTTGAAACTTTGACAAGGAGCACGACATGTTTAATATAATCGATGAGCATCCTGGAAAACACCAAGATGGATTAGGTGTTCGCCTAGTAACATGTATTCATGATCGTCATGGTACTTTCTTGACTTGTGTGAGGGCTGAAGGCGAACCTTTTATGGGAATGTTTGGTAAAGACATTTCGCCTTTGCAGGTTGTAAAGGTTCGTGATGGTGAGACGCACTTTACAACTGCAAATCTTGGAACTATTTCGTCCGAGATGAGGAAGGAACTCTTGACCAAGGGCACTGTCAGAGGTGACTCGTTCCTGCTCCTTATGGAGGAAGAAGGTTAACACCTTCTTTCTTTTAGCTTAAAAACAATATATTGTTTAGGTATAAGAATAATAGAAAGGTAGGTTTAATATGGGAGCACTAATAGACCTAATGGGCAGAACATTCGGCAGGCTTACAGTCATTGGGAGGGCTGAAAATGATAAGTGGCAAAAAGCACGTTGGCTCTGCGAATGTGAATGTGGAACTAAAAAAATAATACTTGGCAATGACCTAAGGTCAGGTATGACAAAGTCTTGTGGATGTTTTCGCGCAGAGGTGAATGATCTAATAGGTCATAGATTCGGAATGCTAGTTGTACTGGAGCTCGTGAGCGTGATAAAGGGAGAACCACGATGGCGTTGCAAATGTGATTGTGGTGAGGAAAAAACAATCTTAGGAAGCAACTTGACCAGAATAAAGTACAGCACTAAATCGTGTGGGTGCTTACACCGCCGTATAGAGAAATAGGTGCTCCGTTTGTTCAAAGAGGGCTAGTCCCTCTTTTTTAGGTATAAGAATAGTGTAGGTAGAGTTAACTTGAAATAAGGAGCACGACATGTCTTCTGAATGGACCCCTGTGCTGGCTACTGTATCACAGTTAAACCGCACTCATGAAAAATCGTCTGCCAACTGTTACGTTTCCTCCATACAAGAAAGAAAAATCTTTAAGTTTTTGGGGATTACTTTTCATTCTTTTTCCATGGAGACCGTGTGGCATTGGTCAGTGTATTACACACCGCTACCGGCATACGAGCATGTCTACGTAGCAAGAGGGACTGCAGAGTCGGAATTCATGGCTAAGCTAGAAGCAGAAAACGCCCTCAACGACTTTATCCTTATGTACGAAGATGAGGAGAAGGGGTAACTCCCTTCTTTTAGCTTTTATTGGTATAAGAATAATACACTAACTAAGGAGATTGAAATGTTAGCATTGGCACTCATTCTGACTTCCTGTACTGCTGGTCTGTTCCGGGCATGGCAGAATCAACAGATGGACCACGCGGTTGAGCATCAGGTCAAGAATTTTGATGCTACTATTCGTGTCCCAGTTCCGAAATTCAACGTTGATAGTTGGATGCCGCCGTCTGATTAATCATCGTCGTACCATAAAAAGGGAGGACCACAAACTCCCTTTTCTTTAGCTTAAAATGCTGTGTTACCCAACTCCTACTGAAAATCCAGTTTTTCTATTTTTATTCATAAATCCTAAAACGCGTAAATGTTGCTTTTTAAACTCAGGATCGTTTAATCTTTTCTCAATACCTTTTTTATCTGTGACTACTACTCGTTTTTTCTTAGTATACGGAATTATCCCTAAGAACTTTTTCTTTATTTTTTTCTTTTCCCATTTGGAAAACTGGTTTGTTACACCTTTTCTAACAGATTTATCATATGCTTTTATATAAGCTTCTGTTTGACTGGGATCTATATATGTAGTTTGATTGTCTATTTTATTTAAAAATTTAGATTCTTTACGATCCATATGTAAAATAGGATCTGTATATTTTCCTTGAGCCGAATAATGGTAAGATGTGCTTGGACTAAGCGCCTTGCTTAAATCCATCTTTCTCCCTTTAGAAAAGTAGATGTTTGACCCTGCATGTTTTTTCATTAGTAACCTCCAATTATAATATACTCGAATAAATAATGTTTGTCAACATGTATTATTTAAGCAGTTACTACTCTGTGTTAAGCCCATTTAGATTAACATAAAAATTTATAAAATAAAAAATAACTATCCGCACGCGCAGCATCAGGTAAGCTTCTTAGGCGGGGTAGGTGTATGGAACCTAAAACCTTGATGGTCATTTAATATTTTTTTAGGCTAAAGAGAGGGCAATGCCCTCTCAATAACGCTCGCCAGTGAGCGCTATGTATGGCCTTGGGCCTTGTTGTGTGTTCAGGATGTGCTCAGCAGCGTGTATTATTGTCTCAATTGGTACATTATTGAGACATATGCTAGGGTGACAATATGTCACAATGCTAATCGCGGTTTGTATGTTCATGTTCTAAAGCCCCTTACGCCTCTATCGTGGCCGGCTCTATAGCCTGAGCCGTAACCGTATCGATATGAGATCATGCCTACTATGACAAACATGATGAATTCTCCTAGTAGCTCCACAATAACCTCTCAATGTTGGTATTTGTTGCTCCTGTGTAACCATTTGTTTACACTATACACTACCAATGTTCTTATACCACTTGTGGCCTCTATATTCCTTGTACGGTACACAAGAAAAAAGGGCATATATTTGCATATACACCCATTTCACTATTTTGCCTTAATGGCGTGCTACCAGGTAAGCTATTTCATTACAGCACCTAAGCTCTTTAGCCCTACAACCACCTTAGTCAGGTTCAACATTGCCTCTTTTACCTGATACTCATCTAACGTCTTAAGTCCCATACGCACAGCCAGTAGTAGCTTAGCTAAGTACTGTAATACCTCTTCATAGGCAGGAATCAGCTCTAAGTAACTCGTAATGTTGTTCTTATTGAGTAGACTAAGCCCTAATACGGCATCTATGGTCTTAGGTGACCCAATACTAGGAACCGCACCCATAGCAGCCACCTTCATGATGTCATTTTTCATGTCAGAGTACAGATCCTTATATTTCGAATGGATCTTATACTCGAGATCAAGAAGTGACATAGGAGCTTTAGCATCTAACGCCAATGAAGCGCTTTTCTCTAAGCTTTCCAATGATTCTAATTGATCATTGGGTACATTACAATGTATCGCAGTCCACATAGCCTCATCAAAGGTCAAGTCTCTAGTTTTAGAGCTATATTTGCTAAATTCCGCTCCATGGAATGAGTATAATCCGGCACTATCCTTGCTTACCTTATTACTGATATGCTCTCTTATCAATGACAGATCATTATTCTCAATTCTAGTAGCCAATTTAACGAATTTCGTATTTCCTGGTACATAGGACGAATCATTATACTTATCATGCTCAATAAGGTCATTATCCTTAATGCCTTGCAGAGGATAATACGTATGTCTATTCATTCCATCCCAGCCTACAACCTCAAAGTTGCCTACACCAGCAACCTTATGTAATCCTACTACCTCAAACGGCTTAGAAGCACTATTATCGCTAAATACCCAACAGCCTGTATCGCCCATAGAAGGAATTGTGCCTTCTGGTGTCCATTGCTGTGATCCAAGGCTAGCAACTTTCTCCATATCTAGAGAATTTGTGTCATCGCTGCATAAATAGCTTCCGTTCTTATATAAGAACAGAGACCCAGGATCATTTACTAGTTTCATTACTTTAGGAGATTCATTAACACTAGCAATTTTCTCAGTTGACTTATTTCTACGTTTTAAATATTCAGCTTTACGCTTAGGATTTCTAATACCAGAAGATACTCTCATAGTCTTGAAAGTTTCTCTATCTATTACCTTTATGTCACGCTTTTTATTTACATTATTGAATACAGTAGTATAGGCTTTTTGAGCTTTGCCTCTTTTATCAATATAGTATGTATATAGGTCTGGACTAGAATAAGAGGCCGCTATTTTTAATGATTCTGCAGTCATATCCTCATTAAGATCAGCCTCTTGACTGTCAACTTCTATCATATATGTGTAGTTCACCCTACTATTAGCCTGTTTTAATATAGTGTTACCATTACTATCTTCATATTTGTACTGTCTGTCAATAGGCATAGTACGCATTAAGTCTTTAGCAAAGTCAGTTTCCTCAATAGGCTCAATACTGCTAAGCTTCTCAATGATATCGCCATGTCCATTGTCCATATATTCGTTGAGATATGGCTCTATAGACGAAAGAATGTCTCGTAAGTCATTACCTAGCACCGACCCACCCATTTTCTCTATTACAGAGTCATATTTAGCAGTCTTAACGCTAGATTCACCAGCTGTGGCTGGCTCTACAACAGGACGTACAAATAGATCAAGGTCTTTAATTAAAGATGTGCCTTTACCGGAAGTCTTAAATGCTGCCGGATTCTTAAATAACTTTAACACTGTATCGTGTGTTAACGGATACGTTGAGTTATTCACTATAATGACATCAAGATCATACATATTATAGCTATCTACTATAACAGGGACCTGAGCCATTCCTTGTATATTGACGAATCCTACTGCTGTTCCTTTATTGAAGTCTTTACGTATCCACTCAACACCTAAATCCACGTCTGTAAACTCAGGGAAGTTTGTTAACAACTCCGTAATTATCTCTTTTACCCAATTAGTGTGGTCTTCTGTTAAATAGCGAAACGCTTTCTTTTCAAGCTCTTTCCTATCTAAGAATAGATTGTTCATTTGAATCTCCTTAATTCATAACTTCTAAGCTATATTAAATATACTCTTAATGTCATAATCTGTCAAGTTATCTTTTTAAGCTAAAAAAGAGAGGCCTAATTAAAGACCTCTCTCCTCCGAAACATCACGACCCCCGTGATTTCTTACAGCAACCCTGCATACTTCAGGTATGCATCAGCCTTCTCATAAACATCAGAGATGTCCATGTCAGGATATACAGGCGCTAATTGAAGAGCTACGCTAAGACGCATAGTTTTCTTTTGATCCTCTTCATGTTTCATTTGCTGTGCCATCATTGCAGCTTGTTGAGCCTGTTGTTGGCTCTCTTGTGCACGCGCTACATCTTCTTCACTAATAGTTCCACCAGGATGCCCGTCACCTGGGAAATCTACAATCTTTTCATCACTCATTTAATTAATCTCCATATGGTTGTTAACATAAAAACAATCTAACTCATTAGATTATAATTCTTATACCTTATTTTATACGAATTATATAATAGTAGTGTTCGTCATAGTTTGTGGGTAAGTTAGGCACATAATTTAAATGCATAGGGCTCTCTGAATCATATATCCTACTTCCATCACATTGTACCCAATTACTATTATATGCTGGAGCATAGAAATACCACCTGATTATACCACCTATTGGTATTGCTCCTCCTTGTATTTGTTCTTCAGCTACAGTTGCAGCTGCTATAGCTATCAACACTTTCTTATCTAGATCACCAAAGAATTCACCTTTTTCTTCCGTGTATCCCGTTACTACTCGAATTCCCTCATCTATTCCCAAATCCTCGTCAGTATAGCTAGTGTTTGGTCTTCCATGTGTAGTAAGATCCCACGTCTCATTTAGCACGCCCTCTAATACATCTATGTGGTCACCAAACTCGGAATGTGGTATTTCCTCTGATAACACACCGTTAGGAAATGTTTCAGTATAGATCACTATGTACGTATAGTTAGATGACGGTTGAGTGCTATCATCATTAAAGTACTTGTCAAGCAATGCTGTTCTTAAAGAAGAATGTATAGTACTGCCTGTAAAGTAATTACGTACAAATTCTGTATTTGTAGTAAGGAGCTCGTGTATCTTTGCTCTAACTTGATCTCTGGTCATTATTCGTCAAACACTCCTGTATCATCTGCAGCTGGTACGTTACCATTCACTGTACCGGGCGCAACTGTATGCATAGCAGAGGTTTCCTGTCCTATGCTAAAAATAGTAAAGCCGCTTTGAATTGCTTTACCTCCAGTAGTAACACCTACTGTAGCTCCTCCGGGTAAAACATCATCCATGTTAAACGCAGTAACGCTAGCCCCTGTCATAGAGTCTAGGTTAATCTGCAAGTTTTCCTTAATATGTTTAACAACTTCATCAGATATAATACCAACTAGTACAGCATATTCCGCTTTCAAATTTCTTACTATAGCTCTTACTGTCTCTTTAGATTCTTCTTTTTCCGCTGCGCTGCCCTTAGGATTATCAAACATATCACGCAAATCAGTGCCTGTAGCAAGCACTGTCCCCACTATTATCTCTTCTACAACTCTTTCCATTATATCTGTTGCTAATACTCCTGAGTCTAGCCCTGCCATACTTTATCCTTTAACCTGTAGGTGAATTATCTGTTTTATAAGTACTTGAAGTGCCTGAATCACTATATTCTGTTACAAATGTGGTCATGCTTGAAGGGTGGAGGGGCACTGGACCACCAGTATTACCTAATCCTAAGCTACTCTTGTATGTGTTGAAGAAATCCACGAATTCGTGTGTTGCTAAGAAATGATCATTAATCTTTACACCTTCAGACCCAAATGTCATAATATTTGTTACATCTGTTGAATTGTTATAAATGGTGATTCCATTGCTATTTAGCTCAATGTAGTTGTCATTTGTTCCATCAGATAGCTTAATGCCATCCTCTGTGAATTGTAAATAGTGGCTATTCTTACCATCTGAGAGCTTAACTGACTCTTTAGTAAGCAGTAAGCTCTGATCTATGGTCTCATCCTCTAATGGAGCGGTCAAATGCAGCTGATATTGCTCATTTTGCACAGTTTCAGCTAAAATCAAGGATTGAGAGGACGATTCAAGAGCTCTCTTGTATAAAACACCCTCTGTATAAGGCAAATGGCTCTCATATACAGTATCTTGCTCATCTTCGTCGTTCCAATTGTGGCTAAACTCCCAAGAATGGCCTGTTTCTATGTTTGTGCCCTCATATAACTCCCACTCACTGGCTCCACGCTCATAAAGCAGTGTATTTGATGTAACAGTACCGTTCATCTCATTGAAACAGTAAATACTGTTATTTATGACAACATTATCCTCACCTTTGGCACAAAGGAAGGATCTGTTGTATATTTCAGTGTTGTCAGGAAAACATAGCACTTTTTCTGACAAATTTACGTGTTCTTCGTCTGTAACACAGTCCATATGTGTACGATACAGCGATTTGTCCTCTAATAGCCCATAACTCTCGGCCCATACTTGTTTTGCAGCCTCTTCACTGGATTTTGACCACCCACGACCTTTGTCAACGTCGAAATCTCCATCATACAACAGTCTCTTGCTATAGAGCTCACCTTTTACGCTTTCAACTGTAGTTCCATCAATAATATCATCATCTAGTCTACCTAAGCGTTCGGAGTACGTGAGGGGACTAGTTCCACTAGTTCCAAGCTTATCTTTCACTCTGAGCTCGTACAGAGCGCCTGAGGGGTATTTTATACCACCATCACCTAAAATACTCGCGGTCTCTCCAGTATGAGCTGATTGTAACCCTATTTTCCGCTCAACAAAGGTGTCTTTCTTATCTCCAGCACGACTTTGTTGAGTTCTTAGCTCATAGACGTGGCCAGTACGCTCACCATTAGCCACTAAATAACCAGTACGCTGGATTACCTTATCATTATATATCTCGTTAGATAGATCTAATCCAGGTACTGCCGCTGCAACGCGGTGTGAATCTTCTTCTAATCTTTGCATATCATCAGCGATTGTAGAGCTAAGTTCTTTAGTTCTACTCACATATTGATGATTTGTTGTATAATTTTCATGAGTATCAGGATGCATCTCCAAATACTCTCTATAATCAGTAACACCTGGAGTTTTCAGCATGAGATTGCGACCTACGAGTTCAACTCGTTTGGTTGCACTATCTAATGATATCTCACTCCAAGTATCAGCATGTAGCACAATATTACCATTCGCTCTCATTAAGAACGATGGTTTTAAATATCCACCAGTACTAAAATAAATATCACCCTCACTACGCTTAACTAACGTAGTAGGGTCCCCACCATCTTGTCCATAGTCTGATCCATAGTTAAGATAACTCAATGCAATATACTGATCACCTAATCCATGTAGGTCCATAACTATAACTCGTTGTCCTACACGAGGTATGCCCATGAACACTGCCCCATCATCAGTAGTGGGCATAGGTGATGGCACCTGTATCTTGACAGGGTGCTCAGTATGCTCTTGATGATCCAATCGTACATGCACAACAGTATCATATGTTGTATCAACATTTGTTACTGTGGCTAAATATATTTCGTGATTATTCATAATCTATAATAGTTATATTTTAACTCAATGTCAAGGTATAAGAACTATGGAACATCAACAACGTTAACTTTGGAGGTAGAAATGGCTATTGACCTTTGTGTTAAATGTGAGAGCCCAGTTCGCCAGCTTGGAGACTCCCTTTGCAAAACTTGCAAAACCAAGCGTCTCAACAACATCAAAGAGCGCACTGAGCGTATCTTTATTGGTATGGATCCGGGCAGACTTGACCCACGGGAAAGCGCTGAGACATTGTATGGCAAGGCTAAGCTCTTTGCCAAACGCATAGAAGATATGGAGGATGACTCATGAAGAAACTTTTAGGCAACATCTTCAAGTATATCTTTCGAGCTCATTGGGTCAACTGTTCCAATGAGCTAGGCCTTAAGATTATGGGAATCACCTTATTATATTACAAGGACAGTGATCCCATAGTCATGCGTACAGGTCTAAGCAAACCAGTCACGGACAAAGAGTTCGGACACAGCGTACATCCAATCAAGGAGCAAACTCATGAAGTTCGTCAAATTCATCATAGTGTTGACATTAGCCATAATGTTGGCTAGCCCTAGTGCTCAAGCCAGCAGTGATTGGCTGGAAAAGGTCAATGCCTGGGCTACTCAAAAAAACGTAAGTGTTGAAAAACATGAAAAGCTCGGGATAGTATTCTCGTGCTCTCCTTCTTCATTTGTCCTCCGTTCCAAGCAGTTTATGACCCTAGCACTGATTGTGTTACCTTTGCGGTAGTCCCTTGGGATTATAATGAGAAACCCTCTATCTACAACAAAGTGAATAATGAGTTCTTGAAAGCTTGTGGAATAAACCCGGTTTTCTTTGAGCGTGCTGTCAATGAAGCCCTTGAAGTCACTGACAATGAACTTATCTATAATGGTACTTATGAGGATGATGGGCGTTATCCTTATAAGATGAAATGGAAGTGCACTCCAGGGTATCGACAGTATTTATTCAATTGGAAGGTGGACAAATGAAAAAACTCATAGCATTCATCATGATTCACAAACCATCTCCTATAAGCAGGTGGGGTAAAGGGTGGTAACACCCTTTTTTATAATAGGAGTATTATTATTATATGTTAACATTTAGATTTTTAAAGGATTATACGAACGAGCGTTCGTATTTGCAGGTAAGTAATACGGAACAAGATCATCTTTTTCCATATGTTATTATGTGGCCTTGGAAAGAGTTTTTCACGAATATCTATAGAAGAGGAGAATTCAAGCTGAACACAACCTACTTATTTGGAGGACCTAACGAAAATCAACTCGATGAGCTAAATCTCGTTAAGCTCAACCATAAGGAAGCTCAAGCTTGGAGAAACTTCTCATTAAGCGTATCCAATAGAAATACGCTTAATATTATTATTAATTTTATTATCAGTAGTCATGTACTACCAGCACACAGATGTCAGGACATTATTAATGACATTAACAGGAACAATATGTAAAGATCTAGAACATGGAATATGTTCCATTAAGTTCGAGTCATCACACACAGGTGAGACAATCTCGGCTATGTTCGACATGCGAAATCCATGCTCATTTTATGCATTAAACTACAATGTTACAATGTACCTTCATGAACACTTCATAAGAGCGGGATTTGACCATTTAACTGATTCTCTAAAAATTTTCACAGAGAGACTATTAAGACTAATGGCATCATCATTAATACTCCCTAACTCAGTGCTACAGAGAGAATTAACCGATCTCTGTAATCTCACAGAATAGTGTGCCGGATACCGGCCATGGGCCGTGCTCAAATAAAAGGTGCATTTTCGACCTCGAAAAAGACACAAAAAATAGCCGAATTCTCTAACTCTATATATATCAACGAATTTTTTTACTCCTTTAAAATCAACGACTTATAGAGCTCGCATATATAGACCTACACCACCTCAAGGGCTGTAACTCCTTGATTTTAAACAACTCCGAGCGATACTACACCGCGCCAAAAAATGCACATGCTGTATATGTATATATGTCACACACATACAAATCTAATTGGGCCGATAAAAATAGCCTAAGCTGTATATGTATATTTGGTATACACATACAACTTTACACCGATTTGCAAAGTGCGCGATAGAGAGAGACCCTAGACGAAGATTTAACATCTTCGTATTTCTCTCCATACGTGTGTACACACACACTGAAAAGCTATGAAAAGGGCATATTTGAGTAAAATACCACTTAACTTCAATAGTTACAACACTCCGACTCCTACAGTATTATTATTATTTATTATTGACAAAGTAATTATATATATATATGTATATATTATATAGAGTTATATTTTACATCGAAATAGGCTGTTTACACCACCCCTTTAAAATAACTCAGATATTTCAAAGGGGATACACCAAACTACAGAGTAAATACACCAATTTACAATTGCTCTACACGTGTATTACAGGGCTGTTACAGCGTATACGATTTGTTGCACCGATTTACATAGATTTGCAGCGCAAAACTACGATTCGGCCCACAAATCTATTCAAACCCAAACTTTTGATTTTAAACTAAAGGACAATTATTATGATAGACATTATTCCATCACATGGTATCTTCAAAGGTATCATCAAAAAATACAGAGATATGTCCATTCCAGACGTTTTAGACTATCTCTCTGTAACGCACTCTTACGGTAGACTAGAGGTAGTAGATCATATTAATCTACACCAAAATAGATGGCGAAACAAGGAGCCAATGTCAAAAAATAGCTCCATGTACTATGAATGGAAAAAAGGTACTTCCGAGCCATCTCCTGGGAGAAAGGGGATTTTGTACACACTAATCCAGGATTTAGACACAGGCGCAGATTTTATTCAACAACTCGTTGATAAATCACTAGATCGCTCAGATAGCGATCTGATCAGCTTAATCAGACAGCTAGACTCAGAGAAGAACAAACAAAGCACTACATTAACATCCACGCTAATATACGCTATAGTTATGAGTGTAAGCTCCGCTCTAAAAGAGAATCAAACTAAGATCTCTTCTTTAGAAAAGGAAGTCTCTTCCCTTAAAGATACTATGCGCAGATTGGCTAAGATGATGAAAGAGCAAGAAAAGGAGAAAGAATGAGCGACTTATCACCTGAAGAGAAGTTAGAGCTGGCTATAATGACCTTAAGATCTATAGAGAAAGCATCAACCATTGGTAATGCTAGACGATTAGTCACCGATGCTCTCAAGAGATTAATTCCCAAGCCACCTCTAGAATTTCTAGAAGAAGGAACTCCTGAGTGGGATAAGAGCGCACTTCATACATTATATGTTCATGGAAACCCCATAACATCGTGTGAAGACTGCGGTGGAGCTAAATTCTCAGGATATATTTGTATTAGATGTGAGGAACATGGTGAATAAGAAGAAAAAATACGATTTAAACAAAATGACTAAAAAAGAGATAATATTAGCCGCTAAAGCTATAGATCCTCCGGGTTGGAATGACAATCCTAGATGTGATAGCTTTCTCATACTACCAGGACTAGGAAGTAAATCTAGTCTACATGATAGTGGTTACCGCTGTATGTCTGTGATATTACTAGCCAGTGACAATGCTATTCTCGGAGAATACTCAGGAGGATCTGATGTGTTACATGTTGATGGAATTGGAGGCTATGGCAAAGACTGGCTTAATAAATATGGTACAGTTCCTGCTGCCATCCCTCCATCAGGATGGAGCATTGACTGCTTAGCTAGAAGTGGACTATTACGTGTGTTCCCCTCATCAGGACAGGTAGAGTTTGGATGTGCTCTATCATCTCTAGAATTTTATAATGTACCAAAGGACAAACCTGATGAATAAGTATAAGAAGTTAAGAGCATTACTAAAGAATGCGACTAAAGCTCCATGGTTCTTTGTGTGCACAGATGATGATTCATTTATGAATGCACGATATGTTGGTACCATTGATAGAGGTCAACGTCATGACAACCAACAAGGCATGAACGGTGAACGAGCAGAGGAGATCATTGCCTGTACATTATACCAACTGCACCCCGGCATTGAAATAGATGACGGTAACTGGAACGAGAACGCAGCCCTTATAGCTGAGATGCGTAACGAGGTTGAGAGCATACTAGACAAATATGATGCAATAATAGATACAGCATCAAAGCTGACTCTTGCATCCAATGATCATACTTTTAATTGTGATTGTTCTAGCTGCGTGAGTTGGGAAAAGCTCAACGAACTATTAGTTCAAGATGAGTGAGAAATGTGAGAAATGTGGTGGAGCTGGATGGGTCTGGGGCAGAGAACTAGACAATTGTGATGAAGATACCTATGAAGACTCAATGACTCAATATTTCTGTGATTGGTGTGACCCAGATAATAAGGAATATCCATCACCTACTGATATATGGAGGAGTGATTATTATGAGTAAGTTGAGAGTAGCTCTTAAAGGGCTATGGGATAATAGAAAATTTAAAGTAACATGGGAAGCAATGAGCACTGAAGAGAAAGAAGCTTATCTTAAAAAGGCTAGAGAAAATTATCTCAAAAGAATTCAGAAAGAAAACGATGAATAAAGAACAAGCAGAAGCAATCATTCGTAAAGCGGCTAATGGTGAGATACCTATTGAGTACGCAGGTGATGATAGGCTATCAAAGGTAGAGGCCGAAGCTGATCTATTCATGAAAACAGTATTTAAAATGGAACAGCATGATTACTTGATCAGTGATTTATCTATGTTCTCAGACTTTGATGAGTGTGGAGGCGTAGCTATAGATACTGCAGTACTTATAGCCAAGAAGATGTTTGGCATAGAGATAGACAAAGACGATTATTTAGTAGATATATTTGAGAGGATGGCATCAAATGATAAAAAAGTATAGAAAGAAAGCAATAGTAGTTGAGGCAGTACAATTCACCAACGAGACTAAAGATCAAGTATATAATTGGGTAAGGTGCAGTACAGCTGCATCATTTGATGAAGACGACAATCCGATCTTAAAGATACAGACATTAGAAGGAGTAATAACTGCATCACTAAATGATTGGGTCATTAAGGGTGTACAGGGTGAGTACTACCCATGCAAGCCTGACATCTTTGAGCAGACATACGACGAAGAAGCATGAAAAAACTACGAGTACTCTTACCTTGTCCAGTAGTTCCATGGGGACGTAATAGTTATCAGATGATAGAACGAGAGGTTTATAATGTTACACTTGGAAAAACAGTACCTTTTATGGTTATGTGTGATTGTGAGCATTCAAATAAAGAACAGTTCTGCACATTAGATCCAACCCATGATTATATGGAAGACATTACGCCAGAAAAAGCTATTGCTCAATGGAACTGTGAAGTAAAGGAGTATTTAAAATCAAAAAGCTTAGAGTGATATTACCGTGTCCTATTTTTCTACGTTTCCCAGGTAATGCTATGGGTGGTATATTTTATTTTGAACCTGGGGTAATTAAAGGAACAATTAATATTTCCCCTAACTGTATGTCTCACACAGGTCAGCATTATTGTGTACTTACTGCTAAAAAGCCATGTATTTTTGAGACAATTACAGCAAATGACACTGCTATAGACAAGCCTAGATTTGATGATAAAATTATAAAGATATGGAATAAAGCATGCATAAATTACACATCCCAAAAAACTGTCCTTTAACCGGTCTTTCAGCACAAAGTCTATTTAGTTTTAAATTAGATGATGATGGGTTTGTTGAAGTATTCAACTGTAAGTATAAAGCGTGGGCTACTTGTACTTACAACCAGACTCCTGCGCAGGCTAGAGGGAATGGTATAGGTGAGCCTACATGTTTTTTAATACACCCAGCCACAATAAACATGATTCCAAAGACAAATATTGACGCTAAACCAGAAGTATTTATTAAATATTGGAATGAGGCGATAAAGGCATATGAAGAAACTCCAGATAATACTTAAATGTCCACGCGCTAAAATATTAAATGACCACTTCATAGAGAAAGAGGAATGGTCAATGGAACTAATTACTACAAAGTAAAGTGTAAGTATAAAGTATTTAGCGTTACCTATGGGCAAATATGTAGAATTTCAGACACACTTTGCTGTATAGGAGAAGACCCCTGGGGATCAGACATTGATGATATAATTGAACACTGGAACGAGCTTATCAAAGATGAAGAAACTTTGGAATAAGAAGGTAAAGGAATATTATGATGAAAAAACTTAATATTATTTTACCCTGTCCTGTTGGTAAATGTCATATGGAGTTAGCTAGAAATAGAACAACTGTCACATCTGCAGTTATTAATGGAGAACTTAGTGCCGTCGCTAATACAGATAATTGGCACCTTGAGTGTCCTGTATGTTTTCACGAGCATTATAGCGCTGTTTGTGGATTCATAGCGCAACAACAGTACCATAGTAAGCACACCTTACAAGCTGTAATAGATAGATGGAACAAATATGTAAAGGAGTTTATAGATTATGAGAAAACTTGAGGTAATACCTCTATGCCCTGTGTGTAATAAATTACCAACTTTTAGTACAAGAACTACTACAGATTGGGCCGGTAAGAAAACAACTTATTATGAGGTATTTTGTAAACCTCATTTTAAAAAAGAAAGATATAGTTTAGCTAAGCTATCTATTAAGGATGCAAAGAAAGCATGGTCTAAAAAAGTCAAAGCTGAGCTAAAGGATCGAAAAACAGATAAGGATAGATTTAATGTCTGATGAAGAGCTATCCTTGGAGCAAATAGAAAAGATAATCAAAGCAATAAAGGACAATCCTGAGCTACAAGATAGCACCTTCATTTTATTGCAAGCTTTGTTTGGACATATTGTAAATTTAGAAAGAATAGTTACTGAATTAACACGAAATAAATTTAGAAATGAATATGTCACAGAATATAAAACAATTCCAGTTCCTAATAAAAAGTATTATACCTCAGATGATAATACTAAATACGCAAAACAGTATGAAGATATAATGAAGACTGTTGATGATTATGTTATTAACCACAAAGATGATGACGATAATTTACCATTCTAAAGCCAGATGGGGTTCCCATGAAGAAATACATTGTTATGGAAAGTAAAGACGGACTATACGAAGCAATGAGTCAAAGCTTCTGTATTAAGACTTTTCTCTTTCTTCCGTTCATGTTGATTAAAGTATACAAGAACTACTTATTTGCTTTTTGTAGTTTTATTATTTTATTATTGAGCTATATGTACCCTATATTTCTACTATTATATGTTGTAACAGCTGCAATAACTGCACACAATCATTATGAAATCAAACTCCAAACAAAGATAGATAGAGAACCCTTTAAATTCTGGCAAGTATATCGTGGAGTATATGCTAACTCAGAGGGCGAGGCTATTTTAAAGATTGTAGATGGAAAATGACAGACGAAGAACTAAAAAAGATAATTGACGGCATCAAAGCCAACCCAGAACTTAATGATCCTGTGTTTATAGTTGTATTAGAGCTGTTCAAGAAATATGAGATATTAAGAGGAGACTATGATCTTCTGTGTAATGCATTTAATGACCACAAGAGTAAGGTATCAAGTGCATTATTTAATTTTAATACACACATTATAAATGCCACAGTGGCTATTTCCACAGAGGATATATGATAGAATATTATTATTTCAAAGAGATTCAACGCTTGGTATGTATATCACTAGAAGAAACTAAATCATTTACGTGGAGCGGAATGATAAAGTTTTTTGATATGAGTAGTCTTGCACCAGTGCAAGACGAGGCTCCTAAGGTTCTTCCTGATTGGAAAGAATACTTCGCTACCAATCTAATGACTTACACAGTGTATGTAGAAGAGTACGGCCAAGAAGGCCAACTACCCGAAGCAATAGAGTGGGCACACGAGAGGATGTGTATATGGATGGAGAATCATGAAGGCATCGACAGATAATTGGGGTACAGGGTCTAACTGTACACGAGAGATTTGGGATCTATGTCCTCCTATGAAATCTATCTTAATTAAGAAAAGATATATGCTCAAAGATGCTCGGCGTAGAATTAATGACCACTCTTGGCCACAGACAGAATATATAGGAGGAAGCTGGAGTATAATAGCGCCAGGAACTCCTGGAGGAGTTGACCACTGCTCTTTAATTACTTATACGGCATACTTTGAAAGAGAAGAGACACAATCAATGACAATAAAAGAAATGACAGAAATTCAACCAGAGAATATAGAAAATTTAGAACATCACATAATGTCTGAGACACATGTAAATTGTCCTGATTTACATTATGCGTATCATATTATAGCTACAATCAAGAGACATTGGCGAACTCAAGATCTTGAAGTAACTATATCACTCAAGGACAATGCAAACAAACAGTGGGAGCCTGGAGTAAAGGGATTTATTCTTAGAGAGAATAGTACCTACACTTCTGTAGTTCGTAGAAAGAAAGCATTAGGTATTCAAACTATAGAAGAAGCCAAGCTAAAAGTTAAAGAACTTACAGCTGAGATTATTAGAAACAGAGCTCATGAAGTGTTTGTTAAAGACGGCATACCACAGATATTAAGAAGATAATATGGTATAAGAATCATAACTTAAAGGAGTATTTATTGTGGAACTAGGAACATTATTATTTGTAATTTTTCTAATTTTAAAACTCTGTGGCGTGATAGCCTGGAGTTGGTGGTGGGTCACTAGTCCATTATGGATTGGTGTAGCATTGGCTATTATATTTTATATTATAGCGGCTGTATTTGGCATCACTGTTGGTTCAGTTGGAAGTTTGAGAAGACGTTTTAAGTAATAATTCGAGAGGATACTTTGATGGACACAGTGGCATGGGTCAACAATACTAACATAACTTTGGAAAGTGTAGATCAAGGACATAAGTGGGTCGTCCCTCTTAATGTGGTAGCTAGATCACATGCAGAGTATTACAAAGATGTAGATGAAGTAAATTTTGAAATAGCATACCAAGATACCTGTAATTTATTCTTTAGTAATCCTATGGATATTGAAGATTGGCTTACAGGTGATATGCGGTGGGAAGAAATAGCGCCTTTCATTGAGAAGTTTATTCCCAATGAAATTGATCACGCTGATTTATTCCCTAACGTAAAAATCGTGGATACAGAGACAATTAAATCAAGGAAGTAGCATGAGCAGTATTAACATATCTGTTAAAAAACAGCAAGCAAAAAACAGATTTAATAAGAAAACAACATCGAGATATAATAAAGAATTTACTGTTAAAAGAGTAAAGACTGGATTTAAATCTCGCCACAGAACAAACCCAAGAAATGGAATGTTGGTTAGAAGTAATTTTGACATGTTAGCAATTCATGTTGAGCACTGGTCTGATCAAACTCCGTATATACACAGACTCAGAAAACATTGGCTGTTGGATCCTTATGGTGATTGTAGTACACCTAAAGTACGTCCGGCCAATCTGATCCCAGATCTTTGTGAAGATCAAAGAGGTCTTTTCATTTTCTGCGGAGATTATGTACTCGATAGCTTTAAAGATTCTGACATATCAGATGCAGAGAAAAAGAAGATCAGGTCTGCTTGGACTCTTCTGTCCCTGTGTACTGGAAATTGTTATGGCACAATTCTTAAGATTGTGCAAAGAAAAACAGAGCTTTCACACTACAACACTATCAACTCTCTGATCCACATGGTAATTTCACAGTTACCTCAGTCTACTATTAATACTATCGCTAAGCAGTATTTTAAGCCAGCTAAATAATGTGTTATTTTCTGGTATAAGAATAATGACTTAACTGTATTAATGTTAACTTTCTTTAACTCGCAAGAGGCACAATAATGTTTAAACAGGAATATGGTTGAACTAGGTAGATTTAAAACTATTAAAATATGTGAACCATACCTCGGTTACGGGGTAAACAGTTAAGACCCCATTAGATAACATTTAACGCGTTGAGCACTTGAGGCAGCTAATGTGGTTGTTCCTTATCTAGTACGCTAACGGGAACGAATACTTCTAGTGAATAATGGTCTGCTGGGTGTGGAGAGCCTTAGGACTCTTTAGCATTTACAATAATTATAAAGATACTATGATTAGATGATAGAGGGAGGGACGCTAAGCGACCTTCCTTCTTTTTATCTTAAATATTGGCATAAGAATAGAGAGGAGGTCATATGATTTATTTGCTATTGGGAGCAGTGTTTCTGATTACTCTGCTAAGTATGAGAGCTTACTATGTAAATAAACATAGAACTCTTGAACTTAGAATACAGCGCAGGGATGAGCATATTAGGCAACTACAAAATATGGCTCCTATCCCTCCGAAAGAAGATACGAGCATTGTGTCTTTGATTCCTTTGCTGAGCACAGCAAAGAAGAAATCAAATAACATTTCATAGAGTGAGAGGTTAAGATGTTGGTGCTCCTAATATCTACCTACCGGCCTCTCCTCGGGAGGAGAGAGAGAAATCTCTCTCCTTCTTTTAGGGTATAAGAACTTTAAGTGGTAGTGTCGTTTTAAAAGTTTAGAAGCACAAGGGTAGGTCAGAGTATGACAGATACAGTTGTGATTGGTGGGGCCTTGGTTGATCATGAAGAACTAGTCATTATTGACGACTTCTATGAACCTCCAAGGTACATTACAACTGAGCAAGAGGCGGATTTGCGAGATCATCCAGAACTACTGGATAGCCCGTATAATCCGATTTGTAGTCATATGAACAAACTGTAACTTAAAAAGAGGGACCTGTATTTACAGGTCTCTCTTGACTTTTTATATGTATTTTCTTATATTAAAAGGTTATCTAGCAGCACGGAGAACACTGTCTATTATTTAGGACATCTTCTCTAAGAGAGCTACTCATAATGAGTTAGCTCTGCCCTAACAAGCGAGGTAGTATGAATACTGATGAGTTTATACAAAAGCGCAGAAGGAAAGAGGAGCGAAAAGGCATTGTTCATTCTAATCCAAACAATTGTTGGAGTATAAGATTAGAGAAAAGACGATACAAGTCTAAGCCTTTCTGGAAGCGTTGTTGGCTGACTATGACAGGTCAAAAACCTTCTTTTTAGCGGTATAAGAAATATAGGATTGAGTGATGACATACTCAACATTTTCTTTATATTAACATAAGGATTATACCGTAGTGACAAAAGATAAGAAAGAAAAGAGAATATTACCAAAGATTGTTATCATGAGGGGGCTTCCTGGTTCTGGTAAATCCACTAAAGTAAAAGAACTAATAGAGGCCGCAAAGAAAGATAAAAAATCTGTTGTGGTATGTTCTGCTGACGATCATCATATTGATAAAGAGACTGGTGAGTATAGGTACGTTAAAAGTCGTGCCGGTCAAGCTCACCAGTCTTGTTTTTATAAAGCACATTCTGCTGTATATGAAAAGACTGACATAGTTATTATAGATAACACGAACATCTCTATAAGTGAGATGAATGTATATTTTGATTTACACAAAATGGGATATACAGTAGAGATAGTAGATATGCACGAAGACCTTTTTAAGAAAAAGGGTGTAAAATTTACTAAATCTTTGTTAGATGAATTGACCAAACGCAACGTACACAAAGTACCAGAAGAAACAATAAAAAAGATGTCAAGCAATTATTTTTGGTATGACATTGAATTACATCCCAAAATGGGAACACCTTATAAAATTGTTCGGAGATAATTATGAAATCATTAACATTTTTTAACCATATCAGGTTTGAGACACCTCATGCAGTAGACGCTACAGTTTGTTATTGCGGCACTGCAAACGAAGCTAGGGCTTACACGGAATGCTTTAGAGTAGACGATGTAGAGCGGAAAGTTTTTTATGCTGTATCTATTTGTTCTACCAATGATCACTTCATTAAGTCCAAAGGTAGAATCAAAGCTGAGGGCCGCACTAACAGCAAAGAATACGGCGTCACCGTAGATCTTCCTAACGATGTTGACATTACCCTTAGAAAAGACATCACAGAATTCTTAACAGAAATGGGCGTTAGGCCGAGAAGTATCGAAGCTGCAACAATCGAGGTTTAAACAATGTCCGATCTGAGTGAATTCACTGAAAAAGAAGTTAATAAAGCCCTTAATCTTGCTAAGAGGGAAAAGGCTAAACAAAAGCAAATAGTTGAAGCAGCAAAAAAACTTTTTGATGAGTTGGATAATACTGAGAGAGAACTTCTACGATTAAAACATATGATTCAAGAAGAAGCTACCCTTGTTCCACACAAGCATGCCACTATCATGACCTCTTGTGATGAATGTGGTAAGGGCGGACTTCCAGAGATCATAAAGTTTTATCATAGGCTCTACAGTTGGTGGGCTATAAAAATTCTTTGCCCTCAATGTGGACATGAATACACGATGAAAAGTTTTGAGTTCAAAGCAACGGTTAATTTATCAGCGCAAGCACAAGAGTTTATGTAGATGATATACATATACATTTGTGCGTGTGGTAATGACTGGTCACTAAAAACAAAACCAGCAAAAATGCCAAAGTGCCCTGCTTGCGGGGGCATTGCTGGTGATGTCGCTGAATCAGAGAGCATAAAGAAATTTTATGCAGGCATAGCACAGCCAAAGAGAACGAAAAGAAAGAAACGCAAAGTAAATGTCAAATCTAAATAACATTCCTCCGCACATGTCTTTTAGTGCGATGAAGGAGTATAAATCATGTGCGCACAAATTCGCTCACCGTAAAGTATGGAAGACACCAGTGGAGAAAGCTCCTCTAAGCTATTTCCTACATCTTGGTAATGCATTTCATGGGTGGCTACAAGATGACCCATATATGTCTGAAGAGGAATTTGAAAAAGCTGCTGGAATAGAAACACTAACTTTACTTCAAGAACTACAACATGCGTGGACTGAAGCTGACACTAGTGTGTATGACAACGCAATTGCTCAGTTCCAAATGAATGAAGTAGAGTTTAATTTTGTTACCCCTGTTGGTTTAATTATTAAAGGGTTTATTGATATAGTTGGTATGGATGCTGATGGCAACATACACCTCATAGAGATAAAGACTGGAAAGAAACCCTATCCAAAGAAATACTTAGATCAGCTCGAACTGTATGAGTCTGTGTGGCATGAAAGTGTATTGCAAAAGAAACCGTTGGTAAAAAAGCCTGGATGGGATAAACTGCCAACATCTAAGATACTAGTCATGCAACAATCAGAACCTCCCTTTAGAGTTAACATCAAACAGTATATGATTGAGGATGATGAAACAGTTACGAAGGATATCCCTATTCGTAAAATGGATGATGTGTGGTCTTCCATTCTTCGGTCCATAGAGTCTAACGAGTTTGAAAAGAATGCACAGTTCTTATGTAAATGGTGTGACTATCAAAAAATATGCAACCCATGGGGTAGCCTATTAAGGATTAAAACACCATGATAGATAGTAGACCATCTTGGGATGAAACACATATGGATGTAGCAAAGGTGTATGCTCGACGATCTAAAGTACCATTTCAAGTAGGAGCAGCTATTATCAAGAATAATAGAACTATTTCTACAGGATATAATGGTTGGGATCCTAAGCTAGGTAAAGATAAAAGAGAAGGATCCTATGAGCTAGATGAAATACATTCAGAAACAAACGCAATAGAGTATTTAGCTAAGGAAGGTGGTAAAGCCTTAGAAGGAGCAACAATATATGTAACCGTTAGACCTTGCATGTATTGTGCTAAATCTATTGCTAATGTAGGTATAGTGCGCGTAGTATGCTATAACAAACAGGCTAGAAACCAAGATGCATGTCCTGATGGAGTGCAATACTTAATGGATTGTAACATAAAAGTGGATATAATTGAGGAATAATGAAAATTTATTTGATTTTTATAGTATTATTATTTATATTATCTATACCTGTGACTTCCAGTAAAGTATTGCCAACCCAAGAGGCTATGGCAGACACATTAATTACTGTTGTTCCAGCGGTAGTGGACACAGTAGAGATAGTAACTATTCCAGTAACTATTACTGCTTATTCTTCTACAGTTGACCAATGTGATGATGATCCATTTATCACTGCATCAAATAAACGTGTAGAGCGGGGAGTGATAGCTCTCAGTAGAAATCTACTAAAGAAGTTTGATGCTGAAGCCCCATTTGATTGGGGACATGAGATTTATATTATTATAGATGGAGATTCTCTAGGTCCATTTATAGTAGAGGATGCTATGAATAAAAGATATAAAGACTACGTTGATATCTGGCATCCTACTAGAGAAGAAGCAAATAATTGGGGAGTCAAAAAGGGTTTATTAATTTTTTAATAAATTCTGGTATAAGAATCTTACATTCGAGTCATTAGTTTTTAAACTAATTGGCTCGACGGCAGCATGATGTCGTTAGAATACCAATGGTGACATTGGAAAAGGGGAATAGGTGATGCTATTCTCGCCAGCACAGTCTGACTGTGTCGGAACATTTATGCACTGCGTCTTTAGGACTTCAATCTGATGCTGGGCCGCCTTCAGGGCGAGGTTGATTCATGTAATGTGGATCTAGCGGGAGGGAATTCCAAAGAGGTAAGCACTATTGCAGTGCGTCGTGGGTTTGGTCACCTACGAGCCTTGACCAACGGAAGAAACTCGTACTAAGGATATAAGTTATTTTGTTCGAGCTGCAGGTTGTAGTTAGAGCTTAATGGCATTGTTATATAAATCGTAGCCTGAGAAGGCTGTGATAGTATACCATCGAATCTGCTAACCCCAGAGTCAGTGGCTGGTTCCTATTTTGTACTTCGAAAGTTGTATAAAGGGAAGTCAGCGCCGGTCATGATCAAAAAGGATCACCACTTGAAATGGTTATTTCAAACTAATATAAAGCAAAAGTTCTGACACGCCCCGATTCAAGAAGCTGGCTAACACTGTAGCTCTCAGAGTCGTACAGTCTCTCCTAGCTCGCAAGGCAAAAGAGAGGTCGTCATGATAACATTCGAAGCCCTGGCCAGGGTCAAGTGTGTTGGAGTGGCGTAAGCTAATCAGGGTGATAGGTAGTGATAGCCTTAAATATCAGCCAGTGATGAATACTAGGAGAAATTCTAGTGGATAAGCCTTTAAGGAATGGGTTGCCCTTGTTCTGTACGGAGTGCGAAAGGTCATCAGACGAGGAACCATAATCTCAGGTTACTCACTATTTGGATATGCCGGTATGGTGGAATGGCAGACACTACGGACTTAAAATCCGTTGCCCGTCATGGGCGTCCCGGTTCAAGTCCGGGTACCGGTACCGCAAGACCTCAATTGAGGTCTTTTTTAGCTATAATTCAAAATTTTTTAGCTTAAAATAGGTATAAGAATAATGTGGTAGATCTAACACATTAACAAGGAGTTACCAATGCAACAGATAGATCATAGTAGCGGAAGCTATACTATGTCAGAACTTGGTGGCAGCGTTGTTGCCGCCTTCACCACAACGCTGTTTGCAGTGTTTGGTGTAATGCTTGGCTATAAAGCCGCCGAAGCTGTCGGGAACATGGCGAGTGAGAAACGCGTTGAGGTTCTCACCAACAAGATGGTTGACAAGCTCAATGCGTTCAAGGGGTCCCTCGAGGACGAGGACGACATCGAGGAAGTCGATGAACTCATCTCAGGTATCAAAGAAGCCGAGACCGACGACGACTTCAAGCATGTCCGTAAGTCTTACATGCTACTTCAAAGGAAGCACCGATAGGCATAGGACAGTTGTTTTAAAAAAGGGGTTAACACCCCTTTTTTATCTTTTTTTCTTGACAAGAGCTAACTCGCTTCATATATTAATTATATGAGTCGAACTAACGGACATCGCAACGGCAAGAATGGTAAGAATGGCAAGAAGAATGGCCAGCTTAAAAAATGCATTTGGTGTGAAACTCTTTTAGAGGGTAAACAACAACGTTTTTGCTCTAAGTCATGTAAAAATAAATTCGGTGTGTCTAAAAGAAGACACCAATCTAAATTAAAAGCTATTGCTTACAAAGGGGGTAAATGTGAAAAGTGCGGATATGACCAACATCGTGCAGCACTCACATTCCACCACGTGGACCCCAAACAAAAATCTTTTCCGATATCCTCTATCGGCTTAACTCGTAAATGGACTTCACTAAAGAAGGAATTAGACAAATGCATATTATTATGTTCGAATTGTCACCATATTTTACATTACGAAGAGCACAGAAGAGATTATATTGATCCTAAGCCGTAGATTTATATATATTATTTTTTAGTATAATCTCTGGTCTAAGGACTGGAGATTTTTGGCTTTGTAGCTCAGTTGGTAGAGCGCGGGATTGAAGATCCCGGCGTCGGAGGTTCAATCCCTCCCGAAGCCACCTTGGGGGCGTAGCTTAACTTTTGGTAAAGCACCGGACTGTCGATCCGGCGACTGCGAGTTCGAGTCTCGTCGCTCCCGCCTTATAATTAGGAGGTTGTTTAGTGTCATTTGATAAAGTCTATCCGAATAGAAAAGACTGGAGAAAACCATATAGAGGATGTAAAGCTTTTGACAGAACCTGTAGAAACCACGGGAGTTGCCCTTGGTGTAACGCAGTACCAAAGTTTAAAGTAGAAAGGCGTAAATCGTTAGTAACAAAAGAAGAGAAAAATGATTATAATTTATAGTTTAGTGTTTATTTTATTAGTATTTATAGGTGCTATTGTTAAAAATTCACGACCGGAGGAATAAATTGGGTAAGATCATGAGATGCTCTTGTAAGCATAAGTATCAGGATGAGAAGTATGGAAAAGGAAAGAGAGTCCACAACGAGGGTGCGAAGGATTATAAATGCACTGTATGTGGTGCCACACGTTCCGGATAATTAAGGTATAAGAAATAAACTAATGTAGAGGTGGTCGAATTGGTTGAAGGCGTCAGGCTGTAACCCTGAATGATGCGAGAGCTAACACTGCAGGTTCAAATCCTGCCCTCTACACCAAACAATAAACAGGAGAAATGCTTTGGATATCAGAAGTATTGTTGAAGAGCAAGTCGGAGATATTAAGGGACTACGTTCGAAGATTTTTGAGATGATCCACAGATGGGTCACTAGAAATAACAAAGCAGTTAATAAGCGAGTTATCCTAGAGCTTGACAAAGAGAGAACTCGTCAGGCCAACAACATGACTGACAGAGTCATTGCTAAGATGCTGGACACAGATCCTAGCACTAGTGAGCTTGATGAACCAGTCTGCGATTGTTAAATTGCTGGTTGCACGGGTAGCTCAGTTGGTTAGAGCATTCGGCTGATAACCGAAAGGTCAATGGTTCAAGTCCATTTTCGTGCACCTCTGAAAAAAGGGTTGTAGTAAGAGTTACAAACCAGAACCCTCGAAAGACCCGAAGTCAGTACTTGTACTGATGAGTGAAGCTGTTAGGTAACTAAGTTTTAATTTTAAGGGAGTAGCGTATTATATATTTTTATATAATATACAAATTCAAAGACTAAGGCGTAAGATATTTCGCCACTCCTGTCTCTAGCAAACTACAACATGTTAAAAAGATATGCATGATGCTAATAATCTTAGCATGTAACGTTAGAGAGAAATGCCACCATAGCTCAGCTGGCAGAGCACCTCACTTGTAATGAGGATGTCGCGGGTTCAATCCCTGCTGGTGGCTCCTTGACTCATTAGCTCAGTGCGTAGAGCGTTCGGCTGTTAACCGGATTGTCCTTGGTTCGAATCCAAGATGAGTCGCCTAAAGGGAGGGACACACGATTATAATGCTTTTGTAAGTATTGTAAGTTAAGTCTTCCTGGTCATCGTCCTAACTCAATAGGCTGAGGTTACTAGTTCTTTAAGAATTAGTAATGAGTTAATTCGAAACGCTTGATGGATATCCAAGGTGACTAAATATATAAAAGAAAAGGAAAGAATTAAAAAAAATGAATACGTGATAAAAGTAATGTTAGCGAAGACATATAAAGATGAAGACCCATCCGGCCATTGGATGAGTGAAAAATTAGATGGCGTACGCGCTGTATGGAATGGAACAGAGTTAAGATCTCGTGCAGATAAAGTATTTTATGCACCTGAACGATTTATCAAAGATCTTCCAAAAGATACTATTCTCGATGGGGAATTATGGATTGGTAGAGGAGAGTTCCAGAATACAGTAGGAGTTGTAAGACGTCACGAAGATCCTTGGACAGATGTTATTTTTATGATATTTGATATTATAGATGAAGGTACATTTGAAGAAAGACAAACAGAACTTGATAGCCTAGCTCTACCAAAGCATTGTAAAATAGTAGAACAAACACTATGTAGAGACTTAGAGCACTTTAATGAGTTCAAACAAAAGATATTAGATGGTGGTGGAGAAGGCACAATGCTAAGAGCGCCTGACTCCCCATATGTAGGGAAACGTAGCTCCCATCTTCTAAAAGTAAAAGAGTTTATCTCTGATGAAGCGCTAGTGATGGAGTATCAACCAGGCAAAGGAAAACATGAAGGACGCCTAGGTGCTCTAATATGTGAGTTTGAAGGAAAGCAATTTAAGGTTGGTACGGGGTTTTCTGATGAAGAAAGAGAGAACCCACCCGCAATAGGGAGTAAAGTAACATTTACTTATTTTGAAAAAACTAAAGCTGGAATACCTAGACATCCGGCTTATCATTCAGAGAGGAATTACGAATGAAGTTTACTGAATTGTTAGGATTAGGAGTTTTAGGATTAGGAGCTATATTTCTATTTATTAAACTCTTAATGATCTTAGGGTTTTTAGGAATTAGCGGTATAATTCTCATGGTTGGTGGGTATTTTATTCTTGATTACTTTGATAAATAGCTGGTAGGAAACTACCAGCGCTGGCCCTATCGTCTAACGGCTAGGACGCTAGGTTTTCGACCTGGAAATGGGAGTTCGATTCTCCCTAGGGCTACCCATTAACTAACCTTAACCTGAAACTTTAATTTGAAAAAAAAGAAAAATCACAATAGTAGAAAAACCGAACAACTTGGAGTGTCTTATAGTACTGCATGTAACAGACTAAGAAAAAAAGTTATGTTCAAATTAGCACAAGAGCTAAAAAAAGATATATGTTTTCAATGTAACGAGAAAATTGAAACAATAGAACAATTTTCAATAGATCATAAAAAACCATGGCTTGATAATAGCCCGGACTTATTTTGGGATTTAGATAATATAGCATTTTCTCACTTGTCTTGTAATTGTAGAGTAAGTACAAGATTAAAAGGAGAAAAACATCCAAATTGTAAACTTTCTGATAAAGATATTAAAAATATTAGAAAAGATATAACAAATAAAAAAGGTATAAATCAGATTGCTAAAAAATATGGAGTACATAGAAAAACTATACAAGATATAAGAGATAATAATTATAGAGCGGAGACACCGTAGGTACGGTACTTGGTTTCATAAGCCAGGGCAAGTGAGATCGTTACCCACCTCCGCCACCTGGGAAGATAGTTTTGGAATGAAAGCTAACGGGACATGTGTACAGTGTCTATTTAAACGTTTAGTAAGTAACGTGGCTAAAACAATGGGCTAAACCCATCAGACTCTGGTTCGAATCCAGATCTTTCCACCCGTGGCCGTAGCTTAATTGGTAAAGCGCCAGTTTGTGGTACTGGTCATATACGGATTCGAATTCCGTCGGTCACCCCTAAAAGAAAGGAAACAGAATGATTATTCCTCTTTCAGAAGGTATGGTTGTAGAAGTTAAAGACCTTGGCATATGTGAAATTACAGAACCAAGAAAAACTATAGCTACTGCGCTAGTGCGAAGGATGGCTCTTGAAGGAAGATACGTTGTTCCTACAAGTGAGGATGAGGTAAACGTCCCCTTCCGCGATATCACACACAGACTAGATTTCTACTGGAACAACAGCAACCATTTAGTCTGCGACAAAACAGAGATTGATTGGGAGTCTGTCATGGAAGGATCACACAATGGCGACTAAAGTCATTTTAATTCATGGCAACTATATGGTCATTCACATGGTACACTTCCAGGCATCGGGAAACAAATAGATGTCGGAGTTGATACCCACGATTTCTTTCCTTACTCTCTTGATGAGATAAAAGTAATCATGGAGAATAGGGAAGACAATATGAATAGATTTATGGACCTTCCAGGAGTAAGGAAAGGTCTAGTTTAATTGTGCCAGGGGTTGGGTGCAACCCAACATTAAGAGGTCGCGTTTTTAATGGGCACCTGGCACTCTGCATATGGAAGTGGCGCAGTCCGGTAGCGTACCTGCTTTGGGAGCAGGGGGTCGTGAGTTCGAGTCTCACCTTCCATACCTAAGCGGGTATAACTCAGTGGTAGAGTGGCATCCTTCCAAGTTGCTTGTCGTCGGTTCGATCCCGACTACCCGCTCATCCTAAAAGGCTGTTGCCAAGTTGGCTAAGGCGATGGATTGCAAATCCATTATTCGTCGGTTCGAGTCCGACCAGCCTTTCTTATTGACTTTTTACTTTGTTTTAGTATATTATAGGAAACATTCAATGTTAGACATAATCATATAAACAAAGTAGGAAATAATGGCAAAATCAAAAACAAAAAAAGGAGCTGTCAGAAATATCTGCTTCTTGTATGGCAACTCCCCATACTGGGCAGTACAAAATGGGCAAGTAGAAGACCTGATCCCTTATGATCAGTTCGTGTTTACAGCAGGAGGATCACACTCTGTTGACAGAGATATTGATCCCAAACTAGGTAAAGAGTTCCACAAAAAATCATATAAGTATATTGATTGGTGGGGCGATTCTATCTACAAGGTAATCGACTCTAGTTCCCCCAGATTCCATGCAGCTCCCGGTGACTTGGGAATGCCGGAACTAAAAAGCATTAAAAGCCCTTATCTATTCGTTATAGATAAATTCCATAACCAAAGATTCCTTCAAATGGTGTGGGACATGGCTAATAAATTAGAAGGATGTGGTTTATTCTTAGATGACTGGTCTCCCAATAAAAACTATTGGCAGCTACCGTATTATATAAGAACAACTGCATGGCCTCTATATGGACCAGGAGACTGGGCACAACCGATGCTAGAAGAATGCGAGCACATGTGCAGAGCATTTGGTGCTCTCCGTAATAAAGAGATGATGGTCAATGGAAGAGGTCGTAGATATGGTGCTAGACTTTGGGAATCCGTAGGTAAATGGATCTCTCCTGAAGAGCTAGCTGAAGGAGCACAACCAAATGATTCAGTACTAGTAAAAGGTCTGGCGTCTAATGGAACAGACTGGGTGAAAACAGTAAGACCAGAAGGTGGACATCCAATTGGAACATCTCTAGAAGTAATTTTTAGAGAGGTATTAGAAATAGCTAGACAAACAGATCTTAAGGTAGGGTTATGTTATGAGGAAAGACCAGAATTTGGCGGTAGCCAATGCAGCTCTCACGCATTTACAAATCCTAAGACTTGGGCGCAATTTATGTAATTTGGCACGTTCGCATAATCTGGTATTGCAGCCGACTTGAAATCGGCCACGAGTGTAACAGCTTCTCTGGGTTCAAATCCTAGACGTGCCGCCAATTAAAGCCCTCTAATTATGGAGGGCTTTACTTTTAAGGATAGTTGTCCGAACGGTAAGGAAGTGCACTGCTAATGCATCGAGTGTGAAAGCTCTTATAGGTTCAAATCCTATACTATCCGCCTGTGAGAAATTAATGTGTCCCTGTAATTCAATTGGTAGAAGACTCATTGATTTTTTTCCTGGCACCGAGACAAATGAGTAAATATAGGTTCGAGCCCTATGCGAAAAATGTATAAAAGCCGTAATTTCGCAGGATTTCTTGGATTAATTGAAGAAGCCCAAAGCATGGGTAATCGTATGGAAGCTAAGATTGAACAAATAAAAGATCTCGAACAGTTCGAGGACGACTGGCATAGAAAGAAAAATGAAGAAAAAGCTCTTCGTAAAGAAATAGCAAAACTCGAAAGAGAAGTGCGCGAACTTGAAAAGAAAAAAGCTGAATTAGAATAGAATAAGTGCAGGAGTGGTGGAATTGGCATACACGCTAGATTTAGGTTCTAGTGCTCGAAAGGGCTTGAGAGTTCGAGTCTCTCCTCCTGTACCTGAGGTGATAAATGAAGAAAAAACAAATAAATGAGAAAGTAGATGTTGAAGATAAATTCAAATATCTAGGTGAAATTCCATTAATAAAATGGGAAGAAGTAATTCAAGAGTTAATAGTAAACTATGGGGAAAAAGCAACATTACGCCTAGAAGCAGGAGTATGCTGGGGCTATTATAATGATGTAGATCCACAACTAGAAGCAGAGATAAAATATACCCGCGATGAGACTGACACAGAGTACGATGCTCGAATAGAGAGAAATAAGAAAGCTAAAGTATCTGCTAGAAAAAGAAAATTACTTTAGCAGCTAATAAAGAAGTGAGAGAGCGTAAAGAGTTGGAACGGTTGAAAAAGTTGTATGATAATTAAATTTAAACAGAGGTTTTCTAATGAGATTTAGAGAGATTGAAGTATTCGTTGGCCATCCTGATGCTGGTAAGACTCGCATGGCCATTATCAATCCAGAGCATATTATGGAGCTTAGGCAGTCTAGGCTTCCTGGAGTTGGGCAAGTTCCTGAGGTAGCAGACCCTTCTGGCGGAAAATGGTCAAAAGAATTAAAGATTGCTAAGGAAAGAGGACTTCCTCTTCCCACAGGCAGGAACTATGGTAGAATTCTTATGGCAGATGGAACCATTCATACTGCATTGCTAACAAAAGAAGAATTACATAAAGAATTAAGTAACTAGGTTACTGGGGCTGTAGCTCAGCGGTAGAGCACCGGGTTTGCAATCCGGCGGTCAAGAGTTCGATCCTCTTCAGCTCCACATACCCATTCACTATTAAGGAGAAGTTAGTGGAAAATGTTCAAGACTCTATAATTTTTAAAGCTCAAAATAAAGATAAGAAAGCTATTGAAGAAATATTAAAAATAGCCACACCTGCCATTATCTATTTTGCTAAGAGATATGATAGGTATCTCAAACCTAACCGTTGTATACCAACACACGATATAGACGATCTTAAGCAAATAGGAAGACTGGGAGTATTAAAAGCAATTGACACGTGGAAAGGTTCTTCTGAAGAAGAAGTTACTTTTGATGTTAGGTGTGCTGTTAAAATTAAACATTTTATCATTAACACATTTAGAATTAAAAAGCAACTTCCTATTGGAACTTTCTCTATTGAAGCTTTGCAGAAAAATTTTGTGAACAAACATGATTTCTTAGAGTATTCGAGTGTTATTGTAGGTAATACTTCAGACATACAATACGAGACTAAAGAAGAACAAGAGCTAATAAATAAAATGTTAACTCTTTGGCTTGAGCCGTGGGAAAAAGATTTAGTTTGTCTTCTTTATGGCCTTGACGGACATGAAAAACACACCAGCGCTGAAGTAGCAAAAATAGCCGAGACCACAGAGGATACGGTTAGAGGTCAGATAGTAAGAATAAGAAGTTGGCTCAGGTATTCATTGTCTAACAGAAAGCTAGTAAGCGAACTGTTAGATGAGGATATTGGGAATGCTAAAATTGACTTTATGATTAATAAAGGCAATGGTCAAGTGATTACAAAAAACGTAGCTAACATTATTAAGGGTATGAAGATCAGGGACAAAATGCTAAAGAACAGAAGAGTAAAAAGTGGGGTTTAATACCCCATTTTTTTATCTTATAAAGGTATAAGAAAAATAGTAAAGGAGGAATATTTGTCTAAAGCAGCAAATAGAAGACAGAAAAGAAAACGGGAAGGTAAGCCAGACGAAGAAATTATTTCTTTAGATGACGAACGTTTGAAAATATGTGAATTTTGCGGTAAACCTGTATTATATGATAGTGGGTATCAAGGATATAGCGGATATACCACAACTAAATATGGAAAAGATAAAGTAAAATCCACAAAAACAAGAAAACATTATGATGGAAATTCAGGATGTTTCAAGAAATGGCTTGATAAAAAGACAGAAGAAGGCTGGGATTGACATTGACAGCCAGCCATATTTGGGGTATTATATAATAACTTTTATACCCTAAAGGTAGGTTTTCATGAACTACTTAGTTGCGATAGAAATTGATGAAGAGTGCTCATTAAAGAAAAACATAAATGATAACGCGCAAACAATAAACGACTTAGAAGAAGTTCAATTTTATGTTTTAGTTAAAGGTGTTCAACGTACTCATGAAGTTTTAACTAGGCTAGATCAGTGGTTAAATACACCAAACTGTATTTTAACCAATTTAGATCAATTAGTATATAATTTAGCTATTATAGTAGTTAAGACAGAAACAGAAGAAGAGTTTGACGAATTTTTAGAAGGTATGGAATTATTGGAAACTCTTGAACCTATAGATTCATTGGCTAGTTTATCAAAAATTGCTAATTTATCGAATAAAAAACTTACTTAAATATTGGAGAGATATGAATAAACTACTTGTTGGTATTTTCTCTTTACTTCTAGTATGTACAGCTAGTTTTGCAACTGCTCAAGAGTATGATTTTAATGATCATCCAAGACTCTATTTAACTCCTGAGCGTATTGAAAGAGCTTACAATCAACATTATTTACCAGACTCATATGAATGGGGTAAGCTAAATGATCTTGCAAATAGAAGTAATTGGGAAGGTGCCAAAGGAAACGCATTAATATATGCAGTTACCGGAGATACTACACACGCAGAACTTGCGCTACAAAAAACATTTGACTACATGATTGAAAATGAGCTTAAAGTTAATTTTAACTCTAATGGTCATTTATTTAATAGTTTTGCGTGCATATACGACTGGATATATAACTACCCAGGATTCACGGATAGCCTAAAAGCTGAATATAGAGATTGGGTATGTGCAGTACCTAAATTTAAAGATCCCGATAACCCAACAATTGGTTTCTGGAATTGGTATGATATATATAATTGGGAAGATGAATATGGGGTTCCTAGACGACACGGCTCACCTTATTTTAATGGAGCTGTAAAAGCTTTATGGGGTGCTCCTGTATGGGGATTAGCTATTGGTGGTGAAGATCCCAGATGGGAAGATTATGTAGAAACTGGTATGGAAGATCGTTGGAAATGGGTTAGAATGTCATTAGGATACGCAGGCCCTGAACACGATAATCTAGCTACCTGGAAAAGTGGTCTCCCACCAAGTGGAAGAGACTATGGCGCTGGTACAATGAAAAATGTGGCTTTATATGCAGATGCTATGAGAACAGCAGTAAATTATGATGCAGCATCAGAGATCCCACATTTTAAAAATTACTTAAAAGCATTTATATATGATTATGTGTGGGTAGATGAGCATAGTAAGTACCATTTCTGGAGAAATCCTCACGGGTTTAACGCTCAAAAGGGTGATGGATATTTCCCGAGCGAGGCTGTAACTGCTTATATTTTAAGTGATTGGTATCCAGAAGATATTAATGGTAAATATGTAAGATGGTTCTTAAACAATCAACCTACTGCAGAATTACAGCCCTCTAGAGATTATAGATACTCTAGTCATTGGGGTGTAATATTTAAAGATAAAGAGTCTTCAGTAGAGCCTATTACAGAAAGTAACCTACCGTTATCTTATTATGGTGATTGGGTAGGTTTAATGCTCTCGCGCTCTGAGTGGACTCCTGCTGGCGTAGAGCCCAGAATGTGGACTTCCTTCCAAGCTGGTAATAGTATTTGGTTTAATCAGAATTGCGCAGATCAAGGTACTCACTACTTATATGCATTTGGTGACATCTTGTTAACACATGCAGGATTATACGACGGTGGCGGTGGAATCACTGTTCTGAAGCATCATCACCAAGCAGTAGCTGGAAATACTATAAGAGTTTTTGATCCAGAAGAAAATAAAGGGTGGAATAATCTAGATTACCAACGAACTGACTTCTCCTTCGAAGGAGATCCTGTTCTATTAAATGTTGGTGGTCAAATGTTCCCATGGAGAGAAACTCTAGAAACTGCTGAACTTGATGGAGTAAATAGCTTTGATGTGCCATATAATAGACAGCTAATATTGCATGATACTGCAGACATGACCCGTAGATATCAAGATGAATCCTATGTGTATGGATTAGGTGATTTAACTAATGCGTACGCTAACGAGGGTTGGCTTGAAACTTACGGAGAGTCAAGATTAAATAAACTCGACTGTAGGCCTAAAGTAGATCACGTAGATAGAGAGTACGTATACTTACGTGATCACGATATAGTAATCACTTTTGATAGGATAGATGTTTATGATGGATTTGATTTCCCAGTAACATTGAATTTAAATAGTATTTATGAGCCTGAGTTTACCTTAAGTCCAGATAGCGTAGAAGTTCCTGGACATATAAGTACATTCCCTAATAGTACATTCAATATTATAGGTAACACAGGTAAGGCTACAGTAGATATATGGTCTAACCATGAAATAGAAATTAAGAAAATCGGTGGAGAAGGGTATGAATATTGGGTAGATACTCACAATTTTGATCCTTTCCCAAATTCCGAAAATATTTATGGTGGACAGTGGAGAGTTGAGTATAGTACGAAAGACACCTTTGACTACTATAATTACTTAACCGTGGTACAAGCTAATCCGAAAGACTCTATAGCAGATACAGTAATTAAGCTCAGTCACGAGTCTGACAGTAGAGCTTCGTTTAAGATTGGAAATGTGTTAGTGTCTTTCCTTGACACTTACAATCAGGACTCAGCACTGGTATCCCTCTATTATACTGTGCCTGGGGATTATGACTGCTATATTTTCGACTTACTTCCTAACACTGCATACAACGTAGCAGTGGATGGAAAAGATATTGAGACAGTGGTCTCAACTGAAGCTGGATCTATACATTATAGTATAAGTGGAAAAAGTCTTCTGCTAACAACAGCAGAGATAGAAGAAGCTTCACCTATTAAGTCTAAAGCGTTAATAGCGTTATTAGTATTAGTAGGATTTGGAATAGCGGGAGCTATTAAGAATAGAGAAAATAACTAATGAGTAAGTATACTAGACGTACTTTTCTTGGCACTCTTATAGGAAGCATGGGAATAATGGGGTGTAGGGATATCTCTACACTCTATTTTCCTAATGGTAATCAACATTCGCCGCCGACATCAGCTTCAGTAGTAGCCACGAATAGAATAGTAAGAGCCTATGATCCTAATCTTAACGATTGGGATTATAGCTCTAACTATTGGGAAGATTATAATAATTACGATAATTTGAAGAACGCTTTTGAGTGGGGATTAATGCGTCTTTCTGATACTAGCTCTATGACCGAAGCGTGGGGTCTAGTATTAAGTAATTATCAATCAGGAGATAAAGTAGCAATAAAAATGAATATGAATTGCTACGATGAGGATTTACCTAACTCATCACCTACGTTTGCTAGAGCAGTAACTAACTCTTTAATAGAGTATGGTATACCACACCAGGATATAAAACTATATGATATAGTTAGACGTTGGCCCTCTTTCTGGACTAATAAATGGTATGGGTCAACGTTTAATGGGGTAGAGATAGTAGATTATGATAATAGAGTATTAGGAGAAAGCTTTACTTTCCCTAATGGGGCGGCAGAGCAAATTCCCACAGTGGTTGAACAAGCTAATCATATTATCAATTTAAGTCTATTTAAAGGACATAAAGGTTATGTAACAGGTGCTATGAAGAATCATTTTGGAACTATTCATTCACCGTCAGAGCTACACATAGATAGACACAGACAAATAGCACATTTAAACAGTTTACCTTTCTTAAGTAAGCAAAGGCTAGTTGTGTGTGAAGCAGCATTGCAGAATTACTATGCTGAGTATGACCCATTTGAGCCTTTTCAAAAGACAGAGCTATTTCCAAATGGAAAAGTAAGTAGTATTTTTCTTACAACTAACTTTTTCATTATGGACCAAGTACTGGGAGATTTTATTAATTTTGAAAGGGAAGAGCGTGGTACTTATTCGTGGGCGAACGAGTTCTTGGATATAGCGAGTAGCGAATATGATTTAGGTGAAAGAGAGTTTGCTCTACTAAGGCCTGGGTCGTTTAGCGAATTAGACTTACATTATGATACTATAAATTATGTCTCAGAACGTGCAACCTCTGTCACAAGTATACCGGACATATAGTAGATTTAAAATTATTGAGATAGGGTGTGAGAACATTCTCACATCCTATTTTTGTTTAAGGAAAATGAATGGGTAAACTTATAGATTTAACTGGACAAAAGTTTGGTAGATTAACAGTAATTAAAATAGCTGGTAAAAATAAACACAGAAAAATATTATGGGCTTGTAAGTGTGATTGTGGAAATGAAAAAGTTATTGTAGGAAGTAAATTGCTTTCAGGTCATACTAAATCTTGTGGTTGTTTAGTTTTAAAAGTTAAAGACTTAGTAGGGAAAATTTTTGGCAAACTAACTGTAGTTAAATATGTTGGAAATCAAAAATGGTTATGCAAATGTAGTTGTGGAAATGAAAAAATTGTAAAATCTAAAAGTTTAAAAAGTAAACGTACTAAATCTTGTGGCTGTATAACACGACTTGACAATCTTGTTAATCAAAGATTTGGTAAATTAATTGTAATTAAAAGAGCTAAAAATGATTTAAATGGATTTACTAAATGGGTATGTAAATGTGACTGCGGCAATGAACCGACTGTTATTGCCCATAGTTTAAAAACTGGAGTAACTAAATCTTGTGGGTGCATATCTAGACAAAAAGGTATTTACCATTTTAATTACAATCATAATAAATCTGATAAAGAGCGTCTAGCAGAAAGAAGCACTAGTGAAAATAAACAGTGGCGCACTTCTATCTTTGCCCGCGATAAGTATACTTGCTGTATATGTAAAAATAACAAGGGAAAAAATTTAAATGCTCACCATTTAAATAGTTGGGCTAACTTTCCGGAAGACAGATATAATTTATATAATGGAATAACTTTATGTGAAATTTGTCATAAAAACTATCATAAAAAATATGGTAGAAATCATGCAACATTTGCAAAATTTGCACAATATTATAAGGAATATAAGAAAATATGAATTTGAATTCAGACATTGTGGTGGGGTTACAGCTGGGCGACGAAGGGAAAGGGAAGGTGAGCACATCTCTCCAAAAAACATTTAATTATGATTGGGTAGTTCGCTTCAACGGCGGACATAATGCAGGACATACATCATATATAGATGGAAAAAAGATACAAACACATTCTATTCCCTTTCCAGTAAAAGCATCAACCAAATCTTTAATAGGGCCGGGTTGCGTAGTCAATCCAGAGAAATTCTTAGAAGAGCTTGAAGAAGTTGAAAATGCCTCTGATATGGACATTCGCAATAGATTATTTATTGCAAAGAATGCTCACGTAATAGAAGATAAACATCTAAAACAAGATAAAAAAGATAGCTCTATTGGAGTCACGCTTCAAGGCAACGGCCCGTGCTATGCTGGAAAAATGCATAGAACAAACATCAGAGCAGAGACACACCCGTTACTAAAAGACTTTACTGTGGATCCGGTAAAAGTATTAAATAAATTGGATGGCTTTCGAGACATCAATATATTATTCGAAGGCGCTCAAGGGTTCTGGCTAGACATAGACCATGGAGATTACCCATATGTAACCTCAAGCAGTGTATTGCCCTGCTCTGCCTTCACGGCTGGAGTAGCTCCTCAAAGTCTTAGAGATATCTATGGATGTGCTAAAGTGTACGAGACTTATTCAGGATTTAAACAATTCAGAGAACAAGGTCTTGACGATGAAATCTTCGATAAAATTCGTATAGAAGGAAATGAGATCGGAGTAACTACTGGTAGACAGAGACATATAGGATGGCTAGATCTAGATAAACTATCCTATGCAATAACAGCTACTGGAACTAACAATGTGATCTTCAACAAGATTGATATTTTAATTCTAGTAGGAACATTTAAGTTACATGCTTACAATAGATTACAAGTATTTGAAACTTTTGAGGTGTTTAAAGGTTTTGTGCTTGACTTTTTATTAGAACATAACAATATTAAAGAGAACAAAATAATTTTTTCAGGAAACCCAACCGATATATAAATATGACATTTGATATTCTAAAGAAACACACAATTTCAGAAATACACGTAATGGGAGGAGAGATTTTCTGGCTGGACGCAACTCTAGAGGATGCGCTATCAGGAAAATGCTCAGAGGCTAAAGGAACTTCGATAAGCTTATTAAATAAGAAGCCAGATGAAAAAGCTTATCAAGAGATGCCAACAATATGGATTCACTCTAGTTACGTAATATCTCCAGCTCCTTTAAAGGAGGGATTCTTGCGTTTTATACCTACTACGTTTACTGCTATAATGACGTATGAGTATAATACAGAAGAAGAAAAGAATAATATTATAAAACTAATTGAGGAATCATATGAAGGATGAAAAGGCTAACAAAAAAGGTATAGGTGTGTTCTATGGAGAGCTCAAATCCTATATAGATAATACAACTTGGAGTGAAAACCAAAACACGCTCTATGTCGATACTTCTGGTGGCTCTACCACAGGTAAAACACATAGTACTACTACTCCATTAATTAATATGCCGTCTGGCTGGAGTAATGTAACATTTAATGATATTGATGTAGATCCAGAAGATGAAGTTACAACTTTAATACTTAAAGCCGTAGCCGGGTTACTAGCTGAAGTCAATGAATTAAATAAAAAGGTTGACAAACTGCTTGATAATACGTAGATTATTACGGTATAAGAATATAGCAAATAAAATCGTAGCCGAGCTATGATTTAGAATTCGTAGTCATAATTTTATATTAATTTATAGAAGACACTAACGATCCGTTAGTGTTGTATTTTAACTTCTTCGAAGAAACACGTAACGAAGAAAGTTCCAACCAAGGGCACCTTTTAATTTTATGAAGACTTCGTCATATAAAACTTAAAAAAGTACCCCAGGTAAGAACTTTTTCTAGTTGTCTTCGACAAGTACGAATTCGCGGGATATATGCTTTGCGCGAAAGAACTATAGGACGCTATAGTTTATAACGACAAGTAGGTCCTGAGTTGAAGTACTGATTACAGTCTAATCTTTACAAATGTAAAGAACGTTAACGTTTCGCTAACGAGAAGAATTAATTTGTGCCACACCATTAAGTGGTTATTAATATTACTAATAATACGAATAATCGAATACTTGCACAAAATACCAATCTTATTGTTGTGACTTCAGTCAATATTAAAACTGATAGTTCACAAGAAGATAATAATTAGTTTATGTTATAATATCTAACGTTATTATAAATAAATAGTTATTACTTACATGTGATCTATAGTTGTAACATTACAAAATACAGTTGAATTATATACAATATTCAATTATTCGTATTATTAGTAATGTTAATAACTGGGTCTCGACGACGTGTGTAATCAAACTAGCTATAGATGTGTGTCACTGGTGACACAAAGATAAACGTTCCGTTCATCAAAAGAATTGGTGGTTTAAAAGAAACGGAGCTTTCTAAAAAGAAGCTCTATCGCCAAAGACTGCCATTGAGGTCTGTTGCGCTCAAAAGAGCGTGACTCAAAGCAGTCTAGCAAGTATAGCTAAACCGTGTGAAAAGAATGAAAAATAAAATAGAGAATTGGCCAGCAGCTGAAAAATTTGGAATTAATAAAATATGTATGACATGCGAAAAAGTATGTAAGCAATCATCTAATGTAACATTATTACATTGCAAATTTAAAAAGGCCACTGATGTTAATAGTCAGGAAATTCAGCTATATGGAAATAATTTAAATAGTCTAATAAGACAACTAAGATACATAGAGAATTTTGTTAAGGAAGTGAAGAATGGAAAAAGTTGAAGGAAGAGTTAAATGGTTTTCGGCAAAGAAAGGATATGGTTTTCTAGAAGAAGATGGTAATCCTAGTGAAATCTTTGTTCATTTTTCTCAAATCGACATGGATGGATATAAAAAGCTTAGAAGAAATCAAGCTGTAGAGTTTGAGATTCAAGATACAGGCAAGGGTCTTCAGGCTTTTGATGTGACTATACTGGCATCTGTAGAGGAATAGGTAGTCCATGAATCCTTCTATAGAAAATAGTAAAAAACCAAAAATTTTAGAAGGATCTGATTTAGATCTAAAACGTAAAGAATTATTATTCTACGAGACCGAATGGTCCTTTAATTCAAAAGAAAGAATAATATACTTTACTGATGATGTTGAACTTATATCACCTATTTGGCTTTCACAAATAATTAGATTAATAAATCAATTATCTGATGAAGCTGATAAAAAGAAACCCATCACCCTAGAAATATCCTCTTATGGGGGAGATATATATGGGTGTTACGGGTTAGTTGATATTGTTCGAACAGCCCCAGTCCTGATTAATACAAGATGTTTTGGAACAGCAATGTCTGCAGCAGCAGTACTATTAGTTTCAGGCACAGGGGTAAGGTCGATGGGTCAAGATAGCTATGCTATGATTCATCAAATAAGCTCTTGGTATAGCGGGAAAGTTTCTACAATCACCAATGAAGTTAAACATTTAACAAAATTACAAAATAGATTGTATGAACTTTTCGCAGAATTTTCTAATAAGGATATAGCTTATTGGAAAAGAAAAATGGAGCATGATTTTTATCTCACTGCTGAGCAGTGTTTAGAGTTTGAACTTATAGATGAGATAATATAATGGCTCAAAAAAGAGTAAGACGAACCAAGGCAGAAATTGCAGCAGGTGTTACGCTTGAGGACAAAGCAAAAAGCAGAACCTCAGTCAAAAAAGTGACTAAAGCAAAAGCTAAAACACCAGCAAAAAAAGAAGTAAAAAAAGAAACTAAAACAGTTATACCGACAGCTAAAAAGAAAGCAAAGAGAAAAAAGAAAAGCGATAATTGGAAAACTATAGAACTAACCTCATCCAAAAAAATAACTATTGGGGCGTTAGATAAGCTATATGAAGAAAGTTGGCGCTTTGCTTTTGCTCAAGAAAATAAAGACGGTAATTTAGAACTGTTTTTTCAGAAGGATAATAGTGTTCAAAAATAAAATGCTAGAAGCTTTTCTTAATTCTCCACAAGTTTTAGAGGCTAAAAAAGCTCATAAAACTAAAGTTAAAACAATCTTAGGTGAAGTTTTACAAGAGAATATCGAAGATGAAGCACTAAGACTAAAAATTTTTGAAGAGTTTATGACTCAATACACCGAAATTTATAATGTAAATAATATGAAGGATATGATATAACAATGGCACGTAGAAAGAGAATTAATTACGCGACAAAGGCTGCTAAGTACTTACAGGAAGTTCGCAATTTCAATGGCACAGAGAAGATGCCGAAGAGAAAGACTGAAGTAAATAAGATTGCTTTGACCGCGAAGGTAATTGGAACAAGTCCTAACAGCCGTGGCAATTACTATAATAGTTTTTGGCAGCGCTCTGTGAAGCACGGTAGAATCGTTATGGACAACGGCATTCCTCGTGTGACTAAGCAGGGTATGCAGTATATTAGAGCTAATACGCTTTAATAGTTGATTTAGAGAAGGGTGGGGAGAGTTCTCCCCATCCACTTATGCGCTCGTAGCTCAGTTGGAAGAGCATCTGACTTTAAGAAATGGAGCCTTTATAGAGAAATCTATAAAGTGGAGGTAACTATATGCTGGAACGCCCTAAAGCTTGTGGTACTAATCCTTTAGTGAAAATCTACAAGATAGTAATGGGTAATCAGCAGGCAACCCTTGACAAAGCGTTAGAGTAGTACTATATTAGTTGAAAAGGAGATAAACTAATATGGAACTACACTCAAAAGAAAAAGGCGCTTTGGGCGAGCTAGTTATAATGAAAGATCTACTTTCTAGAGGATATCCCGTATTTATAGAATATGGAGACAACTCAAGAGTGGATTTAATTGCACTAGTTGGTCAAAGACCTGTAAAAATCCAAGTAAAGGCACGAAAAGCACATAAAGATCTGGTAACTATAGATACGAAAAAATCTGGTCCAAATTATTCGTATATTTACGATGATGGGGATATAGATATTTTTGCTCTATATGCTTTTGAGGAAGATAAAATAGCTTATATAAATAGTAAGTATCTTTTGTCAAAAGGAAAAAGAAAGACCATGTCTTTTAGGACTATTCCTACAAAGAATAATCAGGAAAAAAACGTGCACTACATGGATAACTACAGATCCTTTGAGGAAGCCCTCAGAGGCCATACGTTACCCACCGTAACAGGTAATGCTGATGGTGAAGAGATGGTCCAGACTACAACAAAGCAATAAAGCTTTGGCTGGTGAAAGCCAGTGTGGTAGGTTAATCAGGTGGTCGAAGGTTCGATCCCTTCCGAGCGTACTTAAACAGAAAGAAAACAATGAGTAAAAATACACAACGTGTGGAACTATTATATAATAGTCCGATTGATTTAGCAGTATTAGCAGCAAGAACTTGCTGGGATTCAATGGATAAAAGTGACAATAATGGACCACGCGATATGGCTCTATTAAAAAGTATTTTAGCTAAAAATCATGAGAGTGTAATAGAGCATATAGTATATACTTTTAAGATTGAGGGATTTAGTAGAGCAGTATTGCAGGAGCTAGCGAGACATAGAATCGCTTCTCCTTCTGTAAGAAGTACTCGGTATACTTTAAAGAAATTAAGTAAACTTACAGATGAAGAATTAAGTGAGCAGTTTGTAAGCACCGATCCTGATTTGGATCAATTAGAATTTGAATATGTTAAAAATCTCATAGAGATCGTAAAACGTAAAGGGTTAGTTCCAGACAGATTTAAACACAAAATACCAGAGTCTTTAAAGTTTGAGGCTGTATGGACTATTAATGCTAGAAGTTTAAGAAACTTTTTAAGTTTAAGAATGTCCAAAGCTGCTCTTTGGGAAATTAGAGAATTAGCACAAGCAATTAAAAAAGAATTGCCAAAAGAGCATATAGAAATAATGTTTAATTAATTGCGGGATTAGCTCAGCTGGAAGAGCATCTGGGTTACATCCAGAGTGTCGGCGGTTCAAGTCCGTCATTCCGCACCTAGTGGTTGTATTCACGAGAGCGTTCAAACGTACTCTCAGTGCCTGGCGAAACTGTGAACAGTATAAGCGAGAGAGGTTTATACTCACAACCACTTTGGGGGTGAAAAGGCTGTTCGACTACTGCAAAGCCGAAGCGCACTGTAGTAGGACCAGGGTTCGATACCCTGCACCTCCACCTGCACTGGTGTAGCACACTGTGTAATTTGAGAGGAGGAATCAACTTATGAAAATTTGTTGTATCCTTCAGATTCTCGATCTTTTCTGGTGGTTAAAAGATTAGATCTTTGTGGGTAGGCTATCCTGCCCACATTTTTTGGTGGATGGTGTAATTGGTAACACACAAGACTTTGGCTCTTGTATCTTAGGTTCAATCCCTAATCCACCAACCTATACAGGGGTAGCTCAACCGGTCAGAGCATCGTCCTTATAAGGCGAAGGTTATGGGTTCAAGTCCCATCTCCTGTACCTTCTCCACACAGCGGACGAGGCTTAGGCACGGTGAAAATCCGTGGTGGGTAGCGAGCGGCTGACCAGTGTGGAGATTTTTTCGGGCCTTTAGCTCAGTTGGTTAGTAGCAATCCGCTCATAACGGATAGGTCACTGGTTCGAGCCCAGTAGGGCCCACCTATAAACTACATTCAGGATTATGAGTTTCTGAATGGCAATTGCTGCAAAGAAGTCTGCACTTAGAGGCTTCATTAATTAACTCTTTCCAAGAAGTATTACTACAATGTCTTAAATCTAATTGAAATTCTTTCTTTTTTGGATTCTTATGATGAAAACATAAAGCTGCATAGTTTTTAGAGTATCCACAAACTTCACATTTATTTCCTTTCATTTTTATAAGTTCTAACTTTCTAGATCTTCCTCTAGTTTGTTGAGTTTTATAATTTTGATGTTTGTAGTTTGTAGATCTATTCTTACATTTGGTTGAACAAAATTTCCTTTGTCTTCCTATTAACTGAGTTTCACATATTATACAATATTTCATAATTTCCTTTGTCTTATGTTTAATAACATAATCTACTAAGTCTAAGACAGAAAAGCAAGATAAAAAGAAAGGTAAACAAAAATGATCCATTTATGGGTGATTGCACAGCCATTATTTATATTGGCTATATTTGTGGTATTAGTATTTAATACACTAGTTCCACAGGTTCAGGGCACTCCTTGGTGGCCATGGTTTCGTCGTAAGTCTAGTAAAAAGATTTATGGCGATAACATAGAACCAGCGGATTGCATTAAAGAATCAGATAGGTTGCTTGATGAATCAATGGCGTATGCAGATGAGGGAGTAAAATCCTCTAAGGAGCAAGGAGAGCATGCAAAAGAGATGTTAGATCAAGCGACTAAATCTGAGAAGGAAGCTCAGAAAAGAGTAAATAGGTTTAATAAGTAATTTAACAGTTTAAACAATTCAATTTTTTCGAGGTAAGAAAAAAAATGGCTAATAACAGTTTTAACGGATTTAAGATTGGCGGACTTATTGTCATCGTCATCGCATTAATTTTCGTTGTGGCTTCGTCAAGTAAGCTCATTGAGCGGCTTGATGGTGATAAGATTCTCCTGACAGTGGATCCCATCGATGGTGATTACCATTGGCATACCACTGCTGGAATGAAAGCTCAGAGACTTGGGCAGACCTATGATTGGCACAAGTCCTCTCAGGCATGGTTCTCCTCAAAGGAAGATCAGGGAGGAACGCATAATCAGGCCCTTCGTATTAGGTTTAATGATAAGGGTGGAGCGTCTCTTTCCCTGTCTTTCCGTTGGTATATGCCGTTAGATGAGAAGCATCTCACTATGTGCTATAACGACTATCAGACTGAAGAGGGTCTTTCTTTTGATTTGATTCGCACAGTGGCAGAGAAGTGCGTATATAACGCTGGTCCTCTAATGTCTTCGATGGAATCTACTTCTGAGAAGCGCCCCGACCTTCTTAGGTATATTGAAGACATGATGATCAATGGCGTGTATCAGACCGTTACGGTTGATAAAAAGACTATCGATCCTATTTCTGGAAATGAAGTAACAGTTTCAGAGGTTAAGATCGTTGAGGATTCTACCGCTCCTGGAAACTATAAGCGTCAGGAAGTTTCGGCTCTTACCAAGTATGGTATTAGAGTTGAGAACGTAGCGATCAATGGCATTGAGTATGATCCTGAGGTGGCTGGTCAGATTGAGGATCAGCGTAGAGCGATTATCAATGTTCAGACTGCAAAGGCTGATGCTAAGGCTGCAGAACAGCGTGCTTTGACTGCGGTCAAAGAGGGTGAAGCTGATGCTGCTAAGGCTAAGTGGGAGCAGGAAGTCATTAAGGCTAAGGCTGTAACCAAGGCTGAGCAGGAGAAGGCTGTTGCTGAACTTCAGGCTAAGAAGCTTCTTCGTGTAGCCGAACTTGATGCTCAGGCTGCTGGTCAGGAAAAGACTGCGAATAAACTCCGTGGTGATGGTGAAGCTTACCGTAAGAGAGTTGTGATGGAAGCGGATGGTGCTCTTGAGGCTAAGATTGAAGCCGCAAAGTATATCCACCAGAACTACGCTCTTGCTTTGCAGAACTACAACGGAGATTGGGTACCTCAGACTGTCATCGGTGGTTCCGGTGATGGTGAGTATGCCAACGGTGGGATGGACTTGATTAATATGCTGTTGGTGAAGACAGCTAAGGATCTTAGTCTTGACCTAGATACTAATGTAGGCTCTCCTTAAAAGCTCCTAGCCAATGCCTACAAAAGAAGGGGAGGTTATCCTCCCCTTCTTCTTATTGCGCCTATGGTCCAACTGGATAGGTCAACAGCCTTCTAAGCTGTCAGGTGTAGGTTCGAATCCTACTAGGCGTACCTTGGCTCCTGTTCGTTTCGTCATGGTTGGGATATTTCGGGTGAATTTACCTTTGCATCTTTAGTAGGAAGCTAGGTTAAGTTAAAACTGTACGCCGACCGTAATAGAGATACTTAGGGTTTTGTCAACTGCTGCATGTCCAATAAAAAGAGGAGAAAATATCTCCTCTTTTTTTTATCTTAAAATTCTGTATATTTTTTCTTTGGAGATTTGTATGTGTATACTGGTGATTCCGTTTCACTAACTAGTTGAAACCCAGCTGGAACATCGGTAGCTACAGGTTTAAATTCTTCTATAACTACTCCGTCCTCATTATAAAATTCTATCTCCATAATATAAGTATTATTATTTAGTATATCTTGGTTGTCTTCATATAGCTCCTGTAAAACTCCTTCTTCAGTAACAGCCCCACTCACTATTAAATAACACTCACAAAAGTCATCAACTAAATCAATCAATCCATCCATATATTCTATATTATATTGATTCTTATTATATAATATTCTATTAGTAGATGTATCTTTAAAATAAGGCATTTCTAGTAAAAGTCTCCCTTACCAAACTCGTCACCATAAGCGTATGCTGGTATCGGATCTTTTCCTGCGATATCCCCATACACTGCTTTTGATGCTCCTTCTTGGATAGCTGACTTAATTCTATTAGTATAGAATCGTGTTAACCAGTCTTCACTATCTACATTAAGAGTCTCAATTGATTTAAAATAAGGTTTATACTTAATTGTGTCAAGGCCTTCTTTACGTCTATCTTTATTTAATGCGTCTAAAGATGAAATACTAGCTTTATCTCCCCTTAAATACCCACTATTATCTGGTGCTTTAATAATTTCAGCATTATCCGACACTCCTCTTAATACTACCTCTATGCCTTTCTTATGGAAATCACCGCCATAGATCTTATCTATCTCATCGACTATATACTGCTGTGCAGCAAGGTGCCCTTTGTAGTCTCCAAGCTCTTGAGGTTTTATAGCTCCATCAGTTAATCTATCTCCTGGAGTAACTCTATCTCCAAGTTTAACTACTATCTTTCTTGTAGAAGGTATAGTAAACGTTTTATCATTTTCAGTACCGTATCCTTCTATTCTAATGTCATACCCACCAACTAAGTTTTTTGTTATAGCTTTAACAGTTCCTTTTACAGAACTTAGCGTAGCCTTACCCTTTAATTTCTTTGGCACCTCTAATAACTGAACTAGCCTTGGGAATCCTTCTGTGACACCACCACCTCCAGCGGTTACAGCTCCTCCAGTGTGGAAAGTTCTCATAGTTAGCTGAGTACTTCTCTCAGTAATGGCTTGGGACTCCAACACGCCTACATTCTCACCAATTTTAGGAAGTTGGCCATTAGGCAATAACCCATAGCATAGCTGACATACGCCACTGGCAGCATCACAAGTAAGGGCGCTTCTTACCTCTATTTTCTTTAATCCAGCAGATTTTAATTTAAGTAGCAACGCAGAATCAACTAGATCATTCTTTTTAGCAACGCCTTTTATAGAGCTAGCTAAGTGTCTATCTAAAATATCATTAGAATTTACATCAACATAGATACCTTTATTTGTTTTACAATCCTCAGTAGTAATAAGTAATCTTCTAGTTACTCCTATTAAAGCCTTGTCTAATGCTCCAGAATCTGCCGTATTAACTGATCTGTCAACAGTTCCTTTTCGTACAGCATACAGATGGTTCCAATAAGCACTAGTATCTATGCCCTCTCCATATGATTTTAATACAGGATTTTTTAAAGGAACACCTTTTACATTAGCTAACAGCCCAGGCATAGATAAAATTTGTCTAACACTGCCACGTTTACCACCAGAAATACTACCAGCATCTAACATATCATAGATATTATTTTTACCTATTGACACTTTGTCTTGTGCTTTTTCAATTTTATCAGTCATTGCTAGAATAGCTGCTGAACGCTTATCACCTTTTAGTTTTTTAATTTTAGGCATTTCTTCTTTAACAATTTTATCTCTATAAGATTTATCTTGTGCAAAATCTGTTATAGAAATAGTGAAGCTACGTTTATGACTATACTGATTTCCTAACTCTTTAAATCTTGTTGCTACCTTTGCGAAGTCTGCTTTATACTTCTTACCTATAATTGTAAATATTTTATTAATTGCTTTTTTATCCATCTCTCGAGAATAATCTTTTAATTCTTTAGGTAATACTTTATTAATCTCGAACTGACCTATAGTCATTTTCTGACCATTTAATAAGAAGACGTCAGTAGGATGTAGTTTAGCTGCTTTAGCCTCTGTTATTGAACTAAACTCCTTCTTGGTATTTTTTCCTAATTTACTTAAGAAATACATACCAACAATATATTCTTGAGAAATTTCTGGTACTACTCCATTATCACCATGTTTAAATATAATCTTGCTTGGCAGTAATCCGTACGCCTCTGTAACAGCTTCTTGGCTTATAGGTGTATGAACAGCCATAGTGTCACCATCAAGGTCAGCGTTAAACCCAGAAAATATAATTGGGTTTAATTGCATAGCCTTACCCTTAATTAATAAGGGACGAAAGGCCTGTATACCGTGCTTATGAAGACTAGGGGCTCTGTTAAGAAGAACCGGGCGTTCTTCCATAACTGCTACTAGCGCTTGCCTAGCTGTAGGAGTAAAGTCTTGCACTTCTGCGTTAGCTTTAAATGATGGTATACCTTGACTAACTAATTTTTGAATCATAAATGGTTTAAATATTTCTTTAGCCATTGTTTCCGGGAGACCTACTTCATCAATACCTAAATCAGGCTCAACAGTAATAGTTGATCTCGCAGACAAGTCCTGCCTCTTCGACCACGTAGAGCTATGGATTAATCCATGCTTAACCTGTGTGCCGGATAGTTCTTTAATAACTCCCTTATATTTCTTTCCAGAGAAAGATATAGGATCAATAAATCCTTGATAAGCTTTTACAGCTTTATAAATAGATTGATCGTACTCTAGCTGTTCTTCTTTGCCTAGCTTATCTTTAATAGCTTTATAATTATTATTAATAACTCCTATGTCTCTATAGTGTTCATTGAGGTCTGACTTCATCAGATCTCCGCTAGGTAATGGATACACTGGTCTAAAGATGGGAGGTAGTACAGGCAAATACTGAGTCATGTATGCCTCATCTGCAGTATAGTCTAAATCTTTTAAAGCTTTTAAATATCTAGCTTTTTTATTTAAACCATTAACTGCACTATCGGAGGCATCTTTTAATTCAGCTTTAGTTTTCTTTAGCTCTTTTTTAACATCAATACCTTTTAATGCCGCATGAATTGCTTCTACGCCTGTTTTTCCGTCTAACTCTAAAGAGCCATCTAGAATCTTATTAAACTTATTCTCAGTCAGCCCAAGTAACTTGGTTATTGCTAACTCATACATAGGATTAGGTATTTTTTTAATGAGTTTTATGTGAGACCATTTCTCGCCCCGTAAACCACCCGTCATCTCTCTGTCAAATAATCCACCTTTACGCTCTGCAAGATTTTTACCAACAAGTAATGCGCCAGGATCTTTTAATTCACCTGTTGACCATTCCTTAACTTGCGTATCAGTTAATGGAAATATTCTAAACTTGTTTCCCTCTTTTTTTACATTAACTCCAGCAGACTTCATATAGTTAATCATTTTATTAAATACAAAATTATCTGATGGAGGTGGTGCGGGCAATCCTAGAGATAAGTTAGTCCAGTACTCTTCATTTGCTCTTCCCTTATACGCACTCATTTCATATAGATTAGCTTTTGCTCCATGAGCTAGTAAACTATGAGAAAGCATAGGGTCTAATTTTTGAGCACCTTTTCCTACAGGAGTTTCATTAATATCATAATTACCAAATGAATGTTCTCCAGCTTTCTTCTTAACAATGTGACGAAGTTTCATAAAGTATTGATGGCCTACAAATATAGGTTTTTCAAACTTATCTCCTTTAGCTCCATCAGTAAGAGTTTCGTTAGGCTCTATCTTCAGCTCTTTCATTTCTTTTAGAACTTTATCTGCGTTGTCTTCTCCACTAAATGAATTTACAACATAACGCTTTCCAGTTTTCTTGGCAATCTTTCCTGCAGCAGTCTCAAGAATTTGGCCAATATTCATTCGTCCAGGGACCCCGTGGGGGTTAATCATTATATCTACAGCCGTACCATCTGGACGATGTGGTGCTTCACTGTCAGGGATAATTTTAGTCACAATAGATTTGTTACCATATCTACCTGAAAGCTTGTCTCCTTCTTTAAATGGGTGACTTGCTTTTAAGTAAATATCAATATGTCTCCCATTCTTTCGTATATCAATAACAGTTCCCGCTTCTTCTTCATCCCACTCTACTAATTTTTTAGCTAATGGGAATCTTGCAGCTTTACTGATTTTTCTAATGATCTTTTCTTCTTCTGATAATTCTCTTTCTTCCAGATAGGCAGCTAACACATCTTTTGGCTGGAACGTCTCACCTATTTTAGGCAAACCTTCTTTATCTAGCTTAGCCTTATTTTCTCCAGTAAGTAGCCCAGGATACCATGCTATAAACTTATCAATATCAAATGTAGTTTTAGATGGAGTAAAGAATATATTCTTTTTGTGCATAGAAGAGTGTGTTAATTTTTTAGAGGCACTTTCAGTAATAACAGCACCATCCTCAAAATTATAACCTTTCCACGGCATATACGCTACAGTAAGATTCTTACCTAAAGAAAGAGTACGACCAGAGCTATAGTTATTCTCTGCTAGAGGGGTATCCCACTTTACTTTATCTCCAACCTTTACAGTTGCTTTAGAATGTAAGAATCCGTCTTGGTTAAGAGGGAAATTATTATACAATCCTTTTTTAATCTTCTTACCATTCTCTAAAGTAATATTAATATAGTCTTTAGTTATCTTGGTAACCTCTCCACCAAGTCTTTTTTCCTTACCGTCCTCATCTACAGTGAGGTCTATTCTAGGATTCAGGTAATTACCTAAGAAGTCTTCGAAGGTTCTTTCCCCAGATAGAACATCTGCATTAACCTGTACTAACGGGGCTTCTTTATCATCTAATCCAAGGGCCTGCTGGATCATACGTCCACCAGTCGCTGCTCTATTACCCTGTACACTATTTATAAATGGCACAAGATTCGTGGGATACGAAAACATGGTATTAGCATGCATTATATAATAATCAACTTTAGAGGAAGACACGGTGTCCGCTTCACCTTTATACATTACCTTTACTTGAGCAGATTTAGCTTTAACTACTTTGTCTTTAATAGTATATTGATCAGGGAACCCTACGTAACTGTCCCACATTTGAGTAGGAGTTAAGTTAATAGTTCTTCCAGTCTTAGCATTAATGACCGGAGTCTTTATATTCTTGCCCTCTTTTTTAACTGACATAGCCATGCCAACAGTTACTCCAACCTTACCAGATTCTGGAGTAGCTGTAGGATCTAAGAATCCTAACTGGGAAGGGTGTATGTCCCTAGTCTCTAAAGTAATAGCATGCATACTACCGATTCCACCAGTACCCATGGGTGTTGTTTTACGCCAATCTGCTATAATTGTAACAGGGTTAGTTTGAGGAGGGGTGGCACTAAGATCGCCATCAGTAAAGAATTTTTTAATGCTTTTACCAAATGTACCTGAAGATACTATCTCTCTTACTTTTTCTTTATGCCCAAGACTTCTCTTAATTTTACGTAGTATGGGGTCTTTTTGCTTATCAAAATGAGCTATTAAAAGATCATCTACACCAAATAATTGTTTAAATAATAAACTATCTCTATCATCTGGAGGAGTATTACCTTTTTCGATATTAAGAAGTTTAGTAGCGCTAGTAAGTAATAGTTCAGGAGTTACATGTTCAAAGCTCTTACCTAGAGTAATTTTAGTTGTTTCTGGATCTACCTTAGTATACTCTTTGAAATACTGATTAAGTCCTTTCATTACTTCATTGTAATCTTTAGGGTCTTTCTTTAATAGCTTTTTAAAGATGTTAGTCATTTCACTAACTTCAGTGTTTAGAGCGCCTTTTTTATTCTTTAGTAATAGTTCAGCTCCCCACTCTTTTTCAATAGCCTCATCGGAGACGCCTAAAACGTGTAAGAGGGTCCATAGTCTATACTTACGGTTATCTAGGATGATATAGAATAACTGACTTATAGGGTCTAGCTGCATCTTGAAATTAAACCCTTGGGCTAAGTTGAACTCGTTCTCTAGTTCTCCATTAGCCTTTACACGAGCGTACACCCCAGATTTACGTCTAATCTGGTTGGTAGTTTGATACTCATTACCCTCAATAATAGCTGTAAATCTATTAGTTATTTTAGGTATATACCCGATTTGTATAGCTTTAGATTTATCTATAACTCTGCCGGTGTCTGTATCAATTAGCTTAAATGACGCATTGATAGGGACTTGCCAAGTCTTTCTAGATAGCTTAGTTTCTTTTTGAGTAGGAAAATCGTCGCCAGATAACTCATCTTTTATAGTGAGTTCTTCTATTTCTAGTCTACGATTGCCCGTCTCAACTGGAAATTGTTTTTTTATTATTGATTCAACTGTTTGTTGGATCAGTTTATTCTGTTCGTAATGCCTTAAAGAGCTTTCCATAAAATACCTTTCGATATATTTTTTGGTATAAGAAGTAAGAGGAGAACTATACTAAATATAGTTTTTCAAACCGCGAATGTCAAGTCTTATAAGGAGGCATAAATTGACAAAGTCCACTTGGAGTGTTAAATTTAAACCTGTATCTGCGTCTTCTGAAGTGTATGATGGCGAATTTAAAGACAACTAAGATTAAATAACAGCCAAGGTTAACAAAAGCGGTAAAACTTTTTTTATACTTTAAATTAAAGAACAAAATGATGGATAAATTGACTACTTTAGAGTTTATAAGAGGAATTAATAAAAGACTATTTGACTTGCAAATAGTTGATAAGGCCACCGGTAGAATTTGTAATGGGTCGCATGATAGAATTCTAGTAGATATCTATTTGAAAAATAATAGTTTAGGGCTTTTACAGAGTATTAATTTTGTAATTAAAAGTTTACGATTCAATGACCCCACAGCTACAGTAGATTTATTCATCTTGCCAATAAGTTTTCAAACAAGAGATGAACTATTTACACAAATTTCAGATATCTTTGATGAATCAAATACTCTCTTGAGAGAGAACTTAGCCGCTTACGAGCTAGAAAGAAACCAGCTGAAGTTATTTTAGTTGACTTAAACATACAAAAAGGGTATATTAAGGTATGACAAAACAAGATAGAATATGTTTAGGATGCCAAAAAGTAGTTCTAACAAAGCAGGAACTAGAAGAAAAAGACGGACTGTGCTTTTTCTGCTTAATTAATCGTACGTTAGAAATGCGCAAATTAACAGGTAACGCTGCTATTCCACTATGCTCTCCCGAAGAGTGTGGTCGTGATAGTCTAGATCTTGAAATTCGAGAAGCTATTCAAATCGCTAATAATACTTCTATTGATGAGTTTGACGATGATGATGTAGATTCTCAAGAAGACGAAGTTATTGATGAAGCCGCTATCAAAGAGCAGATTAGCTCTATATTAGACAATGCTTCAACATCTTGTGATACGTCACCTCCTAAAGAAGCTCCTGCAGAATTGACTGAATCAAAACCTCTTTCAATAGCGGAAAGAAGAGAGATCTACGAAAAAACAGGGATGGATCCGTGTAGTATTTTTGTTGAACCAAGAGTACTTAGAGTTTTCGGAGGATCCCCTGAAGTTAAATTGGAGCTAACATTACCTTTAATCTCTAAAGATTCAGAAGGTAAAGACTTTGAACCTCAATACATGGAAGTCTTGCAGAGAACGCTAGACTTTATCAATCATATTAATGTGTTCGGAAAATATCATCCTAGCACATTACCTCAGCTTGCTCAATTCTTAAAAGGTCCCAATGATCCTGGTTCCTTTCCTGGTTAACTACCTTTAAATTCCAAAAGGAAAATTAAATGAATTCACGAGAAAAGCTCCTCCAAGTGGAGGAAAAGCTTGATGGTCTCTTTATGGAAAGATCTGAAGAGATTCACGGACTAGTAGTTTCATTGGTTTCTGGCGCTAATACTTTGCTGCTAGGACCTCCAGGAACGGCAAAGTCGCTACTTATTACTTCTTTGAACTCAATGATCGAAGAAGCAGAAGTATTTACTTGGTTGTTAACCAGGTTTAGTACGCCAGAAGAACTATTCGGCCCTTACTCTCTTTCTGCACTGCAGAATGATAAGTATGTCAGAGTCACAAAAGGCAAACTGCCTGATGCAAATATTGCATTTCTAGACGAGATCTTCAAATGTAATGCTGGTGTTTTGAATGCTCTTCTTACAGTTCTAAATGAGCGCAAGTTCTATAATGAAGGACTTGAGGAGCTAGATCTACTTTCTGTAGTTGGAGCCTCTAATGAAATTCCCGAGGAAGATGACTCACTTCAGGCCTTATTTGATAGGTTCTTGGTTAAGTTTGTCATTAGCCCTATTAGGGAAGACAGCAACTTCAGGAAGATGCTTGCTCTTAACTCTATGGCTAAAATTAAGCCAATTATCAGCTTAAGTGAAATTAAGGAAGCTAAGAAAGAAGTTAATGACGTTGTGTTATCTAAAGAGGCTTTGGTTGTTTTGGTTAATCTAAGACGCAACCTTAGTAAGAAAAAGATTATCGTAACAGACAGAACTTTCTTTCAGGCTTGTCAAATCCTTAAGGCTGAGGCTTGGCTTGATGGATGTGATTCGGTAGAGGAAGAGCATTTTGAATTTCTACAACACGCTCTTTGGACAAATCCCGATGATCATAAAATGCTGTATGGGGAGATTCTGAATCTTACCAATCCTGATAAGAATAAGATTCATGAAATCTTCGAAATCGCAAACAAAACAGCGAAAGATGCTTTAGGTAAAAAGCTGACTTCACAAAAGAAGATTTCCCTTGGTATGGAAATTGCCGCAAAGCTTAAAACTGCTAAGAAAAAGTTAGCTACTTTAAGAAAGGAAATCCAGACCAAAGGAAGAGACACAAAGATTGTGCTAGCAAAGGAAAGGGAATTAGACTCCTTGCTTGGTAAAGTCTTACAAGAGATGTGCGGGTATGACCCAACATAGACAGGACGTCTAATGAGAAAAATTAATAAGAAGAAAACATCTGTGTCCGATGATCTAAAATTATCTCAACATTCAATTGAGCATGATGCATTTGATAAACAAAACTTTGAAGACACTTTAAAGCATAATGCAAATGTAAAACATACTCGTGAAGAGATGGTTGATGATTATCCACAGATTGAGGCGCTACAGCAGGATTTATATTCTTCTTTATACAAATACGTTCCTGAACTAGTTGATGAAGCCAGAATGTTAATGCCTTATTTACTTAATAACAAAGTAATGAGGTCTGTTGTAGAAAACCCTAAGTATAAAGAACTTAGAACAATGACAAGGCTAGACCCTATTACTTCAGGAGTAGGTTTAGAAGTATTAGGAAGCGAAGTTAAAGAGTTAATTAAAGAGTTAAAGGAAGCATTTGAACAAGCTAAGAAGGCGGCAGAGGATGCGGCTAAAGAGGCTCAGGAGGCGCAAGACGCCGTTGATGAGGCTCAAGGAGCTGCTGATGCGGCTGATGAAGGTGAAGAGGGTAAAGATGGAAAAGGGAAGGGAAAATCCCAGGAAGCTTTAACTCTTGAAGAAGCTAAGAAACGTTTAGAAGCTGCAAAGAAAAAGCAAGCTGAGGCCGCGAAGGACATGAAGGAAAATGTCGAGAAGCCTCTGCAAACTAATATGCCGAGAGCGCTAAGTAATACTATTCACAAAGCTCGTGAAGTAGATGATCTTATACGTAACTGGGGTCTTGGTTCTGACGAAACGTTTGGGAGAAAGTCTTATGATCAGAAGCTACAACTTCTGGAGAAATTAAGAAATGATCCTAAACTTAAAATGATTGCAGAACTCGCTGGCCGCTTTAAGCGTTTGGCTATGTCTGCACAACACCAGAAAGTAAAGCGTGGAGTAGACGAATTATATGAAATCGAGATGGGCGGAGATTTAGCTAAAGCTCTGCCGTCCGAATTAATGCGTTTAGGACACCCATTACTTAAATGGTTATTCTTTAAAGATCTCGCAGAAGGTAAACTCTTACAGTATAAGTATAGCGGTAAAGAGAAAAAACAGCGCGGCCCAATCATCATCTGTATAGATGAATCTGGATCCATGAATGGAGATCCTGAAATATGGTCGAAGTCTGTGGCTCTCGCTATGCTTGAGATTGCAAGAACCCAAAAGCGAGATTTTCATTGTATTCATTTTGCGTCCGGTTACCAAAGTTTGTATACAAATACATTCTTAAAAGGTGACCCGCATAATGTTGAAAAGGTTATTGACTTGGCTACATACTTTATAAATGGCGGGACAGATTTTGAACCCCCTTTAAAAGAATGTATGAAAAAAGTTGGTGATGACTCTGCTTTCTCTAAAGCAGATATTGTATTTGTCACTGATGGTGAGGCTCCTGTTTCAGACAGTTTCTTAAAGGAACTTAAGGAATGGAAGGTCGCTAACAAGGTTAAGATCTTTTCTGTGTTGATAGACTCTGGATGGGGATCATCATATACAAAGTCATTACAGGAGTTCTCAGATCGTATTGAGAAAGTTTCTAATATGAATATACATGAGGGTTCTCCAGGAGATTCTATTGCGATGGACATCTTTGGAAGAATTTAACAGTTCTAGACCATTAAGATTTGCGGTTCGTAAATCAGGCTTAGTAACGAAATGAAAGAAGACATTCTGATACAATCTTTCACCTTTTCAGTCCTTGTGATTAATTTCAAAACGTTTCAAGGAGCTTCTTGAAAGTTTTGAAAATCACAAGACTTGAATCAACAGATAGTAGAACTGGAGCGGGGAGGGTAACCTCCCCGTTTATTTTATGGCAACAAAAAAAGTAACAATTTACGATATTTTAGGATTTAAAGAAAAAGATTTAATTAAAATGGCGAATTCTGTGAATGCACATTATTTGTCATTTCCAATTAAAAAATCTAGCGGAAAGACTAGATGGATTGATGCACCAGATGATGAACTAAAAGCAGTTCAGAAAGCAATATTATATAAATTCTTATATAAGTTCGAGCCTCATAAAAAAGCTTATGGCTTTGTTAAAAACAGGAATGTAAAGGATGGAGCTAATTTACATAAGAAGGCAAAAATATTAATAAGTATGGATTTAAAAGATTTCTTTAACTCTATTAAAATAACGAGAGTTAAGAAATGTATGTTATATCTTTTTAATAGATATAAAAAGATTAATCCTAACTTTAAGTGTGATGTTGCGGACGCAAACATTATAGCTACACTATTAACCTATTTCGATCAAGTACCACAAGGAGCTCCGACTAGCCCGGCCCTTGCTAATTTAATCTGCATAGGATTAGATTATAAGTTAGAAAACTTTAGTAAAAGGGAAGGCTATACATATCATAGATATGCTGACGATGTAAATTTTAGTCGTAAAACTAAAACTACAAAAAACCCTAAAAATTTGGTACAAGAAATAGAGACGATAGCGCGATCTTGTGGTTTTAAAATAAACTACAAGAAGACTAGAATTACTAGACAAAACCGTAGAATGAAAGTTACAGGCGTAGTAGTAAACGAAAAACTTTCAGTTGAGAGATGGAGATGGCGTAATTTCCAAGCTAAGCTACATAACTTAAAACGAGATGGAGAGACTATCTCGACTAAAGAATATCAACAACTAAGGGGTTGGATAGAATGGATGCGACTATTGAATCCGACGCGGGGGAAGAAATTTCTCAAACAGCTTGGAGAAATTCCTTTAAGGAGTTCCTAAGAGTTAAAGAAAAATTTGGTCCCGCTCTTTCAAGACTTCAGATTAGACTTCCTTATGGGCACTATGGTAAGCTGACTCCTATCTTAGAGGAATCTGGAGCAATCTTCGGAGCAGTAGAGCCTGAGATTTTTGAACAGAATTACAATCTCGGGTTGGCTATAAACTACACGACTCTTACTTTTAGAAGAGTCGAAACATCTAAGGGTACTTCATATAAAGTATTTTTAGAACAAATCTTTCCAGGTAAAGTCATAGATACTTTTATTGATAAAAGATCTGGCTTTCGATACTCCTGGAATTCAAGGAAAGTAACTATTAAGCGGTATTTAAATACCACAAGTGCTGACGTAGTTGCTAACCAACTAGATGTACTATTAGACGAATGTACAAGATTTCATCTAATGTACTGCGATAATTAATAATTTAACCGTTAATTTTTCATGACTAATTCAGAATTTCCTGACTTACTTGATGACTTAAATGAATTAGAAAACTTAAAATTAGAAACTGAAACGAAAGAAACAAAATCAGAAATGGTTTTTAAAACTATCGTTAAGGCACTTAAGCCTTTCTTCATGGAATAGTCTAATTTTAAAACAAAATATGAAAATGAAAAATTAAAAAATAGGAAGAAAAGAAACGTTAATTGCAACACTATCTAGCTAGCCTTTCAATGGGCAAAAATGGAAGTGGCAATAAACGTATTTATGTTTTATGTGACAACATAGCTGAAGCTTATCACAAGGCAGCACGTATAAAAGGTGGGCAAATAAATTACGTGAAGCCGATAAGCAAGGCAGAATTTGAAGAAGCTGTATCAAGTAAGTATGACTAATATACAGATACCTACAGCTACTACAAAGTTAAAAATAATCCCTGGAAAGGGACAAGCTCACCAGGCATGTATATGCAACCATAATATTGACATTACTACAGGCGGTTGTCCTGTAGCTCTTAATAAAGACGCGGCGTACGAGTCATCGAAGCGCTGTCAATATTGTTACGCCATGTATGTACATAAGAAGGGGTTCGTCAAGAACAAAACTATTGATCCAAGAGAATGGGACAAAGCTAAATTAGAGCTACCTGTTATCAGGATTGGTAAAATGGTCGAACCCGGTGGAAGAGAATCACGAGAACTTTTAGTGAACTCGCTTGAGCTAAACAATAAACACAATCTAAAAACTATACTAGTCACTAAGATTTTAGATTGGGATCCTGAAGTATCTAAACTTCTAAAGGTACATAATAGTACGTTACATATCTCAATGGGATATGATAATTTAGAAGAGGGCGCTGCTAATAGAGGTTTCGATAATGAAGCCAGACTAAAAGTCGCTAGAAGATACCATAAAGCTGGTAACAACGTGTACTTACGTATTGTAGTCGATATTACCAGTAGTATACCTAAAAACATCAAAGCCTGGGAAAAATATGGTATTCCGTTTCTCATTACTCCGTTACGTTTTTTCAAAAAAGATTTAATTCAGCTGGTTTTACCAGAAGAATCCTGGGAGTCTTTAATTGAATCAAAACGATACAAGTATAAGAACGCGCTAATACCTATAAAAATGCACTCTGATTGGAGTAAGCATAAAGAACGATGTGGGTATATTGGATCTAAGTTTCATTGTAATAACTGTGGCTTAGGTAAACTCTAAAAACATACATTTGTTTATAGTTTTATTTTCATTTCAAAAGAAGTTTCGTCTTCGTTTCGGAGACGGTACAGCCTCGTTGTAATTTAAGTTCTGTAGTCTTAGAGACTAAAGTTTAAGTGAGACACCGCGCGGTGTCAAACTAAACTTACGTCCGCGTCACAAAACTTAAATTACGTTTATCCGGTTACCTGGTAAGAATGATGACTGACCGGTCGTCGGCGCCTCGAGTGTTACGATGTCGATTTATCGATATGTGCACGCGTGGACAGCGGTCGGTTTTCGATTTATTGTCCTGTCGTTAATTACTTTCCTCTCCTAAGGGATGAGACGTGGCCAACTACATGTTGTATGCGCATGCCTGCGGAGCTCACCGACTCACCCGAGTTCGGTTCTGCAGCTGTTAAGAGTACTAAACGTCTAAAGCGCTTAATACAGTACAGTACGATGTGTACTCGTGTTCGAAAGGTCCTCAGCTCCGCCCGCCCGGCGAGCCTGCTGAAGACGTCGTCGACGGATCCATATACTTAATATATATTATATTAACTTAAGAGGTCTAACGCTGACCACGTGCACGAAGGGCTCGGAAAGGCCTACTCTACAGGTCGCAACGGTACCAGGGTTCCGGATGTACACAACTGATAGACGATTTCTATAAGTCCTTGATTTTAAATGACTTACCAGGCCTATCAGATGTATAAACAAATAAAGTGGCTCTCTTCCACTTTTTTATATTAAAAGTAAATTTAGGTTACTATTTACTTGACAATTTCTATAGAAATTATATATTAAAGTAACCTAAGTTTACTTTAACGCGAAAGAAAAAAATGCATAAAAAGAAACTATTTGTCTGGTGCGATTTTTTAGTTGATACTGGTTTTGGAATCGTTGCTAAAAATCTATTAGACACAATGCACGAAGATTACGACGTAACAGTCCTCGGAATAAATAATCATGGACTAAAGAAATATGATACATCTAAATATTTTGTGTATCCTATTGTGCCACCGGATATGCTTGGATTTAAACGTATTATACAAGTAATAAAACAAGATCAACCAGATCTAATTTTCTTGTTCCAAGACATATTTCATATAAGTGAGGTACTACCTCATATTAAAAAAGAATTCCCTGATATCCCTGTTGTATCTTACTTCCCTATAGATGGATCACCAGTATCTACTGCGTGGGATAATGTTCTTACAAACTCAGATAAGATTATTACATATACTGCTTGGGCAAAAGAACAAATACAGTTGAGATTCCCAGATAATAAAAAGAAAATTGAATACTTATATCACGGAGTAGACTTCAAAGTCTTCTATCCACACGCTAAACAGCACATAGAGAAAATTAGAGATAGCTGGAAGTGGAATGATAAGTTTGTAGTGTGTAATGTTAATAGATTCCAACCTAGAAAAGCAGTTCCTTTGGGCATGAGAGCATTCTCAATGTTTGCTAAAGGGTATAAAGTATGTAAATGTGGAAATTGGATGCCGATTGATAGAGTCAAGTGTGATTTAAATATGTGCCCTGAAGAAGATATTATAGAAGTACACGATGAAGTAAAAGAGGATGTATTTTTATATTTACACATGATGCCACAGGAGCCATCTATGGGTCCTGGAAGAGCAAATCTATTACAAGCTCATTTATTGAATAATGGTTTTGTAGACACGGATGTTAATAAGATACTTGGAATTAATGCAAAGAACATTTATAAAGACGAAGTACCAGCTTCGGTTATTAATGATATTTATAATGCCTCTAATATAAACTTCTCCACCACTCTTGGAGAAGGTGTTGGTTTATCATTAATTGAGTCAGCAGCAACTGGTACTCCTAGCATTGCTCCAAGGAACTCTGCTATACCAGAGATGTTACTAGATACTGGACACTTACTTAGCAATACAACTGTCTTTAATATGCCGCTAGATAACGCACATTTAAGACCTATTGTTGATATGAAAGAAGTAGTTAAGGCTTTAGAGATCGAATATAAAAAGTGGAAAAATACTGACGAGCAGAAAACAGTAAATAAAGCATGCTTGGATCATGCTAATGAAGCTTTCCAATGGGGAGATAAAGTAGAGCGGCTAAAGAAATGGTTTGAAGAAACCTTAGGTGAGTAGAAGAAAACACCGGGAGTAATTTCCCGGTGTTTCTTTTTTTAGCTTATAAAATATCTTCTATTTCCCATTTACAGTAGATGGCAAGATTGCCAAATTTATCCCAGTTTTCTTTTTGACTTACAATAGATACTTCTTCATTATTAAGTAGTTTTTCATATTCGTCTAACTCCATAGGGTCTGCTAAATGAAATACTCCTACTTTAACTTCCTTGTCGCTCATCTTTAGACTCCTCTACCCATTCAGCCTTTTTGGAAAACTCTTCTATTTTACTTTCCTCTGTAAGTGGTATTTGAATTATTTCTTCAGTATCTTTATTTTTAAATAATTTATATGTTCCGTACTTAATCATGCTGATCCTTTTGTAGGTCCTTTCTTTTTATCTGGCCCTACTTTAACTTCATCCTTTTTAGTTACCTTCTTTTTAGGGGCGCCCTCTTTTTTAGGAGTTTCTGCTTCCTCTTCTTCTGGCTCTTCTGCATATTGTCTATTCATAAATAATAGCTGCTCAACTACCATAGACGCTGTAATAGGCATATCCTTTTTCATTTGTGCAAGCATCATTTCCTGCTCGTCAAGATTATAAAGTACTAACTGTTGTACAAATTTTTCTATTAACTTTACAGGATCATCTGGGATAGGTGAGTGCTCTTGAGCTAACTCTTCTTGGAATAGTTCAGTTTTAACTCTAAGTACCTCACGCTGTGCCATATGCTGTGCACGTACTTGATACCTTGCCATAATTTCTGTAGCAATACCTTCTGCTTCAGCTTCTGCTTTTCTAGTCTCAATTAAATCTGCATAGTATTCTTTCTTACTAGCCTTTAATTGTTTCTCATTTTCTATAACATCTATTCCAAACTCATCAAGCAGCATCTTATCAGAAATCTTACCAGTTTGATTTAGATTTATAGCAAGCTGTTTAGCTTCTGAGTCGTCAGTCATTTTAAACTTTTTAAATTTTATTTTTACATCAGGGTATTGTAAATGTGTTCTTACTTTACTTAATACAAAGTGATTAACAAAGTCTAAGAGTAGTTCTCTATAAGTTAAGAAATGATTCTCAACTATTCTTAATGAAATACTAGACCCTGTCCAAGTAGTTCCGCCCTTAATAAATTCAAGAGGAACTCCAAGAGAGTTTATTATTGATTCTTCAATAAACTTCATCTCAGGAGTAAGCATTAACATCTTAGCGTTACCGCCAAGCTCTTGATACCCTATAGGAATAGGAAAGATACCTATATGATTAGGATCTGTTTTCCACTTATTAACTTGCTCTTCAATTTTAGAACGCCACTTACCAAGACTCATTTGAGTAAATGGGTCGATGCCTGTAGTATTTGCAGGGAAGATGCTTTTCTTTGGAACTATATGCTCATTGGCAATAGCCTCATTACCCTTCTTTAAAAGCTGTAAATAATATACTTCTTTTAGAGCAGGCAGTAACAAAGGTTTTCCCCAACCCATATCTTCTTCTGCTAGTGTAGGTCGTTTAAAGTGGTATAGATTCTCGCTATTAAATGTGATTTTCTTTTTTTCGCTTAAAGACTCAATAAAGGTTATAGGTATATTTTTTAATATACTTTTATCACCTTTCATTATTCTTTGCTTAATTTTATTAGGCATAGAATAGTAATATTGAGTATCACCTGTAATAGGATTATACTCTATATCTATATTTTCAGGAGACAGTCTAACAAATTTTAGATTAGATTTATCAATTATAGTTTGGTCTTCAACTTTAAATGTAACATAATCTGTACACTTAGGACAAGGGCCCTCAAAGTTATATCTTCTAAATTTATATTCTACCTTATTAATTGGATGTTTTTCTTTACAGTTTGGGCATGCTAAGAATCTTTTAGGGTTAAACTGTGTTGCAATAAAGGAGTTACCATAGGTGAAATAGTCTAACCCAACCTCGATTAAAAAACTTTTAATCTTTAAAGACTCATGTAAATAAGAATCATACTTCTTTTTCGTAATCTCATCTAACTCGCCCACATATAATACATCTGTAATTGGATACTCTGTAAGTTTAGTTATAACGTTTCGTAGAAATCCATTAGTATAGAAGAAATTACGACAGTAACTAAAAAGAGTTTTAATATTTTTAGGTATTATTGTAGATGAAATATCAAAGAAGGGATTAGGATACTTACGAGCATTTAACCCATTTCCAAGCCCAGCCTCTGTTAGTCTAGTAACAGCCATTAAATGTTACTCCTTGTTAAGTACTCTTTTATTAATAAGTATCTAGTTAGTTGAATGTCGAATGCTGAATTATCATCTAGTTCCGGTCCTGTCTGAGCACCTAACGCAGCTGATTCTAAATCTTTTAACATGTCCTCTTTCCCAAGACTAAAATTAGGAGGATAAAAATTATAACCATAATCACTAAATATATATTTAATATACATTTTAATTTCATGTGATAGTTCTACATCAGGATGCATATTTTTTATAATAATTAAAGCTTTCCAAATATGCTTTGGCTCACAGCCTTCAATCTTTGTAACATCTGCATCTATGCCATTCAAAACTAATACAGCATTTTCAAAAACATGCATATCCTCATAGGCAGCTCTTGACGTTTGCAATACATTTAATACTTGTATTTTTTTAACTTCATTATCAGATAACATAGGATAGAGTCTAGTAATAGAGTCATTATCGTATGTTTCTAAAGCTGCTGTAATAGCTACTAATGTTGGGTTCATAGTGTAGTTTTAGTCCATTTCTTATCTAGTGCTCTCATGTATGCGTTATACGCACCAAACCCAACACCCATGCTTATAACAGATCTTACAGCTCTTACAGGAAATCCTTTATATAAAGCTTTTAAACTTTTAGTTTTTTTTGTACTTTTTTCTACTTGCTGATTTACCTGTATCGTTTCTAATGGGTGGGTAATTATAGCAGTGGTTAATCCGGATAATCCGCCTGCAATCACACCTTTAACATTCTTGAAAGAATCTTCATTATTGGATAATTGTTGTTTACTTTTAAATCCTAATTTTAATAGCATTATTCTTCCTCTTCTAGTAGCGCATCAGCAAAACACCCTCTTGCTACTGCATTAAATGGATCTTCTACCAGCCTAACTTCTGAAATATTAATTGGAAAATCTGAACTTTCTAATTCTTTATTAAATACGTCTAAGAATCCTTTAGTCATGGCAGTTCCTCCACCAACAACTATAGGAACAGGATCTTTAAATGCTGGGATATCTTCTGCAGCCTCAAATTGTTTACCTATATTACTTAATAGATATCTAACTAATACTCCATAGTATGTTTGTATAGCCCTTTGCTCTACTGTAAGATCTTTCTCTGATAGGCTAGCGATTCCTTCTTCAACCACTAACTTAGAATTACCAATATCAGTGGAGGACTCTTCTTTAATAAACTGTGCTCTAGCTTGCGAAATACCTGTATCGAGAGCAACGTGGTGATCAATAAAATCCCCACCCCTACTGACACTAAAAGCCTTAGCCGTCATCCCACCATAAAAGATTCCTACATTACACATACCTGCGCCAAATGAGATTGCTATTCCAGTTAAGTTATTATCTACCAACCCTGTATATGCTAGAGCCTCAGCCTCGTTAATAGCTCGTGAGCTGTAACCTAAGCCGTCTATAAGGCTCTGGAGGACTGATTCATGGTAATCTACCATAGTGTCTTTATCTATAGGGGTACCAGGAACACAGTATATAACACGCTCACCTGGAGTCTCTGGCTCACCTAATAATTCATATATAATAGATCTAAGTACAGGAAGTGCATCTCGCTCTTTAGGATTCAAAAGCCCATCAGCCATTGGTCTACGTAATGCTACGTTACCAAAAACTTGAGCGTACTCAAAAGCTGCTTTTCCTATAACATGTAATTTATTATTTATTTCTACATAAGGAATATTTAATCGCTTTAACGATTTCTTAGTATTCATTGACTGGTCAATTGTAATAAAAGCATTTCTCTGGGTTTTCACCTTATCAGAGAGGCATGCTACATAATTACCAGTTCCACAATCAAGACCTTTAGCCACGTTTTCCTCTTAGCTTTCTTAGTTTATCCGTAGTACTAGAAGTGTCTACGGTAGAGCTCTCTGAAGTTATATTAGAGTCACTAGGTGTAGCAACATTAACTGTAGGCATTTCTACGTCCATCACATCTATTCTAGAAGAGTCAAAACTCTTTCCATTTACATGAGGAGACATAACTACAGATCTCTTAATACCTTTAATAGATTTTAAAAGCTTAGATCCTATAAATAATAGTCCACCCAGTTCGGCAATAATAATTAATTCAAAAATCATTACTCTAAACGCTCTAGTATTTCTTGTCTAATAGGCTTGGGAAGACTTTGTAAAACAGCTAGTCCCTCGTCACCTTTTAATTCAGCGATGGTTTCAGTGCCAACTAAGTCAGTTAAATTCTTATTAATATCTTTAGTGCTAGCCAATTTAAATAATGCTGTTTTCGAGATGGTCTGTCCGTCTATAGTAGATAGATCAGGACTTTTTTCTGCTAAAGTACTAATAACGGCATCTTCAATTCCGTGCCCATAATTGCTAAGTAAGTTTGCTTTCTTATCAATATCATATAATAAAGAAGCAGTCTTTGTAGGACCATGCTCATCAGCAGATTTAATCAGGCTATCGTAAGCATCAACTAGCTCTTGGTCATCTTCGTGATCTTTTAAATAGCCCTTACGTACCTGGACATGATTGTAGAAGTCCTCATTAAATACATCTGATACTAAACTTGCACATTTGATGGCTGAACTGTCATCTAATTCCATAGATAATCGATCAACAGCTTTCTTAGTATTTAAGGCAAACTCATACTTCTTAGCTAAAGGAAACTTATCCTCATAAACATCAAAATACTCAGCAGCTTTTTCTACATCAGCTTGAGTATTTAGTGGATATGTTTTTTCTTGCTCTAGTGCATAAAATTGATCGGCGTTGCTAGCAATTTTATCTAGATAGCTTACTTCATCAATATCTCTGATATCTATTAAGTTATCAATATATTTTGATGATGCGTATTTTTCTAAAGATTTAGGAACAGTTAGCTTATAATGATTACAAGCACAAATTAAGTTAGCCGCTGCGGTCTTTACTACTTCTTCTGGCAAAGAGTCCATGCTGTCTAATAAATAGGCTACATTAATTTCTGTTATTTCTTTAGTATTATGAGCGTATTTGTTTAATACGCCAGAGTGTGGATGAAACAACCGTAAAGCACAGGATGAGTCTGCCATAAGACCTTGCTCTTCTAGGCTAGGAATGTAAGCAGTTTTAGCGTCATCACTTAATGGCTCAGTAATTTGAGAAATCTTTTCAAAATTTCCCTCTACAACTCCATCCACTATATCAAGCGACATAGACAGAATAGATTTCATACAGCTTTCCTTTCATTAATAAGCTTGTATATTGCAATACCAGGACAGCTTGGTTTACCAAAATCGCAATGGCCATAAACATCCTGATCTTTCAGATTAAATTCTTTCTTTAAATAGTTTAATAATTTTTTTAAATTTTTCATTTGTTTTTTACTAGGAGCTTCACTAACCTTTGTTTGCCCAGGATAGTCAAAGTCACCACAAACTACTATACCGAGACTAGAAGTATTTTTACCTTTACAGTGCCATGTCACATCGGTATGCGAATTACAAAACAAAGCATCTCCATTAAAGTCAATAGCATAATGATATGCTATATGAGGAGCGCCATCTTTAGATAAGTGATTATTTTCAGCTGGTGTAATATGATACTTATTTATACTCTTTGCAGATGTAGTACATAGAGCTTGATGAACTATGATCTTGTCTATACGAGACAATGACCTTTTAGCCCATTTTCTAGTCTCGTGCCAAGGTAGTTCTTTTCGCACATCTTTAAGCTCTACATGAGTAGCTTTCTTAAAGAAATTAACAAATCTTTTCCAACTGAATTTAAACATTATTTTTTATTCTTTCCAGCAACTATTTCTTTTTCTTTACGAGGGTTTTCTCTTTGTGCCCTCTAGCTATATCATTATAAAATTGAATTTGTTCTTTTCCACCAGCTTTAAATACTTGTAAATAAACTTTAGGATGTTGATTTAATTCTTGCATTTTTGCTTTATATTTTTTCTTTCCAAAAAATATTGGTTTTTTAGGAATTTTCTCTGACTTCATAGAAACTGTAGTATAATCCTTAGGATATTTTTTTACATACGCTGCTCTTGTTTTTTGAATAGACTTATGCTTTTTTAACATACTATCCAGATCCTTAGCTTTTGCTTCCCAATCTTTAGTAGCTCCTACAAATATTCCTTCAGCGGTAACTTTAGTAGGTACCTTTTGGTCTTTTGGCCCAAGGTATATATCAGCTTCTTTTTTAAATCCTAATTTACTTAAATTCATAAAACACTCCCAATGTGTATCCGTCGTACCTGCTTGCTTGCAGGTAAGATCCATAAGATCCAATACGTCCTGTAATTAGCCCAGAATAATTAAATTTATTATCCCAGGTTTGTCCAGCACCAAGACCAATTCCAAACTTAATGAAATTATCTCTTGGGTCTACTAAGCTTACTTGTCCACCAAGTATTTGTTTACACCTAACTTCTATAGGATACGGGTTCCAGGTTATATCAAACATAGACGGAGTATAATAATACTTAACATTAAGCTCTCCATCATCACCTAATATTGTGTCGATTTCTGCGACGTTTGTTACAAAAATAGAATCATGAACTGTTTGAGTTAGAGTATCAGTATAAGACACTACCAAGGTGTCAGTTCTTACTTCTACCTCTTTCTTAACTCTCCACTTTGTCTGATAAAGTGTGTCTGTTACTGTAACTACTTCGTCTCCAACAACATACACAGTGTTTACTTTTTTACCCTGTGTAAATGCTGCGATCATTCCGAGCATTAAAAAGAACGCCCAAACTCTTTTTGGTTTATCAAAAAATTTGGTAAGTCCTTTAAAATCAAACATTTAGTCTTCTTCTATTTCAGGCAATGGCTCGGGCTCTACTTCAGGAGGCATGACTGATTTTAGTGCGTCAATTTGCCCAGCTGTAAAAGTCATTTGCTCTTTAAGATGTGTTCTTTTTGCGATGAGTTCTTGCTCTACATCATTTAATCTCTTCACTTCTGTAGCTCTTTGCCCTTGTGAAGAGGTTAGAGCATCTATTTGCTCTTTAATAGTCATTGTTGGTTGTGTATTTTCCATTATCTTCTTTAAACGGTTAGGGTTATTGATGCTTAAATATACTACTTTAAAAGTAAAAAAGCAAATGAATTACTCTAATAAAGCATATTCTATACAAACATTAAAGTCTTTTCCTACAAAATTTGAGTAAGATCCATAGCCATGGTCGCCAAATCCTTCAAGAGTGCCTATACAAACAGCACCACATACTAAGCTTGAGGCATCAACAACTACTGGGCTATCAGGAGTCATTATATGAGTGAACACAAAAGAATTTGGACTATGAGAAAATTCAGATATTTTAGGGACTAGCTTTGCTTTATGAAAGGTATTTTTAGCATACGGTCGAATCTGATGAGAATCACCTATAAGTGACGCATCAAAGTCATGTAATAAATCAGGCTGAAAAGATGCAGCATGTAAATCGTCGTGCCCATCAACACCATAATTAAAAGATCTTGTATCAGAAGAATCTTTTATTAATAGCTTTACACCAAGACCGTCTTTTGTGCTAGATCCTGCATAGCTAATAAAATCTTGCCTTAAGTGTCCAGAATCCTCATCAAACCCATTTATTCTAGCTGAAAAAGTACAAGATATAATTTTAACACTTTTTCTAAAGTAATGAGCCTGTGTTTTTAAATAAGTCCACCCTTTAATCTCCATCCCTTGTCCTGTATTATAATAATTTAAGTAGTAGTCTGCGTCTCCACTTTCTCCATCAATTCCTCGTATTCCAGTAGTAAGATCCGGCATCATATCATACCCAGGAGATTGCGCACAATGGCCTACACAATCATCTGGCTTTGAATCAGGCCCAAACCAGCCAACAGGCCCATAATCCTCTAAATCACCCATTTGAGATTGGTTTATAAGAACTCCAACATTAAACGATTTATGTATAACACTACAATGGTTATATTTCACGCCAACATTAGCATATTTTAGATTTATAAATCTACTTCTAAGTTCTTGTGGGTATAGTGTTAACTCAGAACTATCATTAATAGATAATATTTTTGATTTTCCTAAAGTAGAGCTCTTTTTTATATTTGCCATTATATCTTTACTCCCCAAACTCCCATAGATACTCCAGAAAATCTAGCATAGTCTTTAGATGCTAAAAAAGTTAATTTGAGCAAATCACCAGAAAGAAAATCAGTGTAACCTACTGGCTCTGATTCACAATTAATTTCTATAAGAAGGTTCTGATACCAAGAGCCATGAGCAGTTGCTGGCTCTTCTATATTATTATCATACACAGTTACATTGGGGGCATCATTGTTTTTATATAGTCGATATTCATCGATCTTAAAATTTTCTCCCCAACCTTCTACATCATCTGGCCTATCCCATCTAATTTTATCAGCATAAAAATAAAAACCTTGAAGTCTAAAATTAAAAGGAAGCACCATATACCCAAATAATACTGGGTCAGTTCCACTATTTTCTGATAACTCAATTTTAGACATTGCAGAAGAGTTTCTATGGTCGTGAACATACGACCCATCAATATTTCTGTGTAATAGCTCAACCCCATAGTCTGTATTAAATCTAAACATTGTATAATTTTCTGGACCATTAAATTTATCATACGGGTCGGCCTCACCTACTTCGTTGTCTCCTTTATATATTATGCTTAAAGGAAATTCATGATATCTAAATGCAAGTGGTCCCTGGTCAATAAGTTTTTTATTAGTTAGAATAAGGTCATTTCCTACCTTACTATCAGTCATTATTTTAGCCATTATACGTTCTCTATAAAAGTAGTTGTAATATAATTTTCTATATTTAGAAATTGAGGTAATAAGCTACCTGGGGCAGTTAAGTTAAACTGGGACTTATTAAATGATAACTTATGAATCATGTGTAGAGTAACTTCTCTCCAATCTATAAACATTCTTGTTGTACTACCACTACTCCACCCTGAAAGTCCTCCTAGGTCCATTGTTGGGTATATAATAATTGAGTCATCCAAGTAATTTGCGGTTAATGCAGGAGTTTCATACTTCATATAATTGTAAGAATTATTTACTACCCCATTATTATCCTCACAAAGATCTGTTACAACATCAGAATTAATATTAAATTTCCAATAATTTCGTAAGGCATCAGACTGTAAATATTTATTAGTATTGTTTCTAAGATCTTGCATAGGATTATTATATAAATCTCTAATAGCGCCCGCCGCTAAGACTTCATCCCAAATCGCTACTAGATTAACTGTAGATATATGTTCACCGTCAGGAGGAGAGGTATCAGTGGTCGAATATCTTAATACCCAAGCATCCTCATTCGTATTCGGTGGTTTGGGAGGATAAGCACTATATGAAACATCATTAGCATATTCCCCATCTAGGTATAAAGTTAATGTACTTTCTGGAGCATCATAATCAAACGTTGCTACTATGTGGTACCATTTATCTAATTCATTATCAGGTATAGCTATTGAGGTGTGAAGATTATAAGAAGAATTGTCTGTAGTAGCCTGATATATATGAAAGCTATAAAGATCTGTAGTTGCTGACTTATATATACCAATTAAGAAGCCATGGCCCACAGTTGAACTCCAAGTTCCTATAGAAAACAGTCTACCTGATCGTCCAGATCCCCCCGCCACACCAAGTTCATTTGGTTTTACCCACATGGAAACAGAGTATGGCTGAGTAGTAGGATCATCGAAAACGGAATTAGGTCCGAAATTAATTCCTGCACTATCTACACTGCCGGGAAACTTAAAAGATCCTTCCTCTTGTAGTGGGCCAACTAAGTATAAATCTTTATCTCCAAGCTCTATCTCTAGTAAATCTCCAAAGTCAGATGAGCTAGATACAGAAAATGTTTTAGATAATTCTTTTGGGTATTGAGTAGGCGTTATAAATCCGCAGCCATCTAGATCATAATGATATGTTGAATACTGTGAAGCTTGTGCAATAAAGGTATAATAAAAACCAGTAGAAACAGTAACATCTAATGGGCCAGGAGTATTTGTAGTATCCCATTCAAATTTAGGACGTACTTGAATTTTCTTTAAATATTGGTCACCTTTTATAGCAACGCCAGGACTATAAATATTTAATACCTTATCTGAGAACCACTCTGCCATATCATGGTAGGTGTCATCGCCAGTACCAGGGGTTGTGTCATTATCGTCAATTACGTACTCGTCTGTACGATATACTCCCTGTAGTGGCCTATCTTTTACTCCATAAGGTACATCAATCCCCCATATACCTTCAAGAGAGTCATATCTAAAATTTAAAACAGAATTTAAATAGTTAGTTATTGGGATAATATACAAACTATTATCATAACTAATAATTTTTGCATTTCCTGCTGTTGAGTTTGTCTTTAATTCGGCCATTATAAAGTTTCGCCCTCTAATAAAGTATCGTAAATAACTAGGTCCTTATCACTATTAATAGACATTCTTGTATTATATATATTATTTATTTCTACTTGAGTCAATGCTCTTTTAACTGTAAATAAGTTCTTTATATACGCGTTGGTATATCCAGAATAAATAGACTCTCTACCTACATCAAAATAGTCAACATATGTATTATCAGTTACAACAGAGTCATCACCATAGCCAATTCCAGTGAAACTAGAACTAGACCCAACTAACACTCCATCTAAATATAATCTAATTGTATCTGTTGATGATTCTATTCCATCTTTATTCCAGACGGCTATAATGTTAATCCAATCTCCAACATTGTAGTCATCTATGATATTTTTTCCAGAATCAATCTCTACAGCTTCGTCATTACTAGAACATTTAAGTTTAATATTATCTGCATCAGTAGTAGTTTTTAATTCAACCTGTATATAGTTTCTCGATGTTCCTAAATCAAAATAAGCAGTTTCATTCGCTACATTAAATGCTAAAGCTTTGGTATCTATACCAGACCCAGCTTGATCAAGATATTCTGTTTTATTAATACTAATTCCAACTGTTCCTTGTGGGCAACGATTACTATAATAATAAAATCCAGAAGTTTCAGTATTTGTTAAATTAACGTAAAGATTGTATGGATAATACACGCAAGAATTTAAAGTTTCACAGAATGATAGAAAATTAATAAGTTCTAAATTTAAATTAGTATACACTTTAGGGTGATACTTTTTTTGATATGGAGGTATAGAGGGAGGAACACTGCCAAGAGTGTGTGTAGATTTTTCATTTCTCCAAACAGTTGGTGCTGTTACATATCCTTTTTGACTGATGTCTTCAGGTCTAAGAGCTACTCTGATTTTATATATAGGACCAAAAAAAGGAATTTTTATAGAAATTTTAGTCCAAGTATTTGGTAAAATTGATGAACTATGTGGAGATACCGCTATACCGTCTATCCAGACATCGCTGTTATAACTTTCAGCATAAAATAGTTTACATATAAAATTACATGAATCGCTGCCATCATAATAATACCAAAAAGACATGTAAGTATCAGTATCTATGTCTTTATAAAAAGTTAATGGATTTAAATTCTCGTCTTTAAAATAATAATTAGATTGAGTACTTGTAGGCATTAATTTATAAACTGCATCCCAAGAAAATATAGGAGCTGGACCATCAATTGGATTAATACTTATATGCTCTGAAGCAACTATAATATCATCATTTATTGATGTATTATAAAGTAATCCAAGAGATTTAATTTGGTTATAATATGGGTGACCAATAAAGCATCCACCTATTTCTGGATCATAAACATTAGAAATAATGTGAGTGTTATCATCAATATAATTTAAGTAGTACTCGTCGGTGTATCCACCCCATACAGGAATTGTATTAATAGTAGCATCATCAAAAGTAACATCTGTAAAGCTATTAAATAAAGTTGTATCCCATCTACTTATTAAATCATAGCTGTCTAGCCTGCTATGTAATTTCGGCATTGTGTTTTCTACAAGATTTGTTGGATAAATTACTCCAATTCCTTCTTGATGTTTTATTTTAAATGAATGTAAAGCTATTGTCTTTTTTTCAGTTGGTGAAAGATGTTTTCTATAAACTCCTGTATTATTATATGCTCCATTAAAGTGTTTTATATTATTATAAGATAGACTTACTGGGGCACTCTCCGTATTTAATGTAGCTAGCGTATTATTATAAGTCGCTATTTCTGGTGAAAATATTTTCCATGAGTGCGTATTAGTTGCGTTATTTTTATCTATTACTGTAAGATCATAGTAACAACTACTTTCGTTAATCTTTTTTATACTTATATTTTTTACATGACATGCAGTATTGTAATCATAATTAGACCCAGAGCTGTGATTATTTAATATTAATATTTTAGCCTTAGAAGCACCTGCCCAAAATTCCCCATAATTAGGAAGATTAGTAGTTTGTTCTCCCTTGTCTACATACCCTTCGTAAGTCTGCCATGATTCATTTTCTGATGTTAAATCTTTAGCCCCGCAGACTAAATAATGATAAGTAGCCCCTGATTTATTCTCTCTTACATGAGTAGAAGAGTTACTCCAAATTAGGAAATCAGTTTGATTCGGATGTGTTAAAATTGATTCACTTTTCATTCCAATATAAATTGTCACTACATCATCAGTAGCATTACATTCAGCCCAGCCGCCATCACAAAGTTCGTAGTCTGTGGCTGCTCCATCGCCTAAGTCATTACCTAGATTAATTACATCTCTATTAGGTAGGTCACTGTTATCCCAAGCACTTCCTGGGTCTGGGTCAGGGTTTGTATTAAATGCGGCGTATAAATAAGTTCTATATAGTCCCCACTTACCTCCAGTTAAGTCTCGTGTGTATTCCCATTTTTCTTGAAAAGTTCCAAATCTAGTACTATCATCCCCTCCAAGATCATAATTTGAAATGTCAACTTTAAAGGTACACATATTCCTAACCCCATCACCAGGATTTATTGGTGTAAGGTATCCTCCAGTATCTATCTCTAAATAAGTATTAGGTTTTTTATATACTTCGTGTTTTTGTATTCTAGTACCTAAGGAATCATAATAAGCAAGTCCCACATATTGTCTACAATCATAGCTAGAGTGTTCTTTTCTCATATCAAGAGACATTTTGTATATATCTGATGTATCTATATCTTCTAGTATATAATCAGAGCTAGTGTTTGGGTAAAATAATGTATGTCCATCATTTATTTTATAATAATGAGAATCTCCTTCATAGACAGTATCAACATAATTAGGCCAGTCAGTTAAAACTCCATTAATCTCTTCTTCCCCAAAGGCACCTTGCTCTAAGAAGAATGTATGTTCAGACCCTTTAGCTATGTTTAAGTCTACTAAGTCAGAGCTATCGCCGGGGTATTCTACTGACCAGTAAGGGCCAGCCGTGATTCCATTAGAGGGCAATCCAGGAGAACTTGCAGTATCATTCTCTCTTGCTAGTAAAAGTAGATCATTGCCGTTTCCAGAATTATCGTGTGCTAGAGAGAAAACAGCATCTTGTGTAGGCTTAGTCTCTGGCCCATCTCCCATTCTCCACCATGTTTCTAAATTGGATGAGCTAGAAGAAGTATTGTGATCTGTATTCACGTTGTTGTTTAATTCTAGCACTTTACTAGGAGAGAGTTCTTCAGTCCAAATAGCAAAATCGTTAATATACCCATTATAATTATACCACATTGTAGAAGAGGGGAAGTTATTAAGAGCTCCAAGGACAAAGTCTCGTTGTAGTCCGCCAGTGATTGTATTATTCCAAGTAGCTCCACCTAATTTTTCTTCACCGTTTAAATAAAAATTTAATTCTTTAGTAGTGTTATTAAATGTAATTACTACATGATTCCATTCCAGAATTGGATCTTCATTATTATGATTTATATATAGCGGAATATAAAATGGCTGTGTAGCTCCTGCGTCGTTTTGTAAATATAAAACAAACCCATCAGCTAAATTTCCAGGATTATTAATTTTTAAACTAATGCCAGCACCAGAACTAGCGTGATCGGTCATAGTAGAGAATAAATACTGTTGTATATAATAATATCCCTGTGTGCCTCCCCAGTCAACACCATTCCACCAATAAGTTTGTTTCATTCTTAGAGCTATTGTAAAGTCTGTATTATTAAAACTAGATCCTAAAGAAGAACAAGTAGCACAACTTAATCCATGCTTATCACTGTCAGGACCCACAGTTTTTTCAAAAGTTAAATTTTTTCTACTTTGAAGTGTTTGTGATGTTTGAGTATTCATATCATCGGATATTATTTTGAAATCATATGAGCTTTCTTCTGTAGCACCGTCTATACAATGGTCAAGAAACATAACTTGTTTTTTATTAGAATCACCAGATTTAACTATATTAAATAAACTATAATGATCTCTATCTTCTGTGTAGACATTATAACTTAAAACGCCATCTGCTATATGATCCGTTGATTTTCCTGATTCATTTTCAAAAGAATTAAATGTACCAAATATAGTAAAGTCGCTATTAACTGGCAATAAGTCTAATTCGTATGATCCGTTTATAGTGTGTACGTCAGAATCAATTAAATTTATATTTGGATTAACCTCTACACTCTCTCCTGGATAATTTTCACAATCATACCAAGTAGTTATTTTATCTAACACTATCTGAATTCCTGTAATAAGGAACCTACTACCATGAGCATGGTTATTTTGAGCACCTGGATCATATTTAACATAGAATATATCCTGCTCAGTATGATTTAAATTTGGCATCGTACATGATACTTTTTGCCAGCCATTATTTAATAATAAATTGAAATTAGCGTCATTGTGGAACATGTTAGAAATAAAACGATGACCAAAATGACAACCAACAACAATATCTTTATTATGCAGAGTTATAGGATTACGTAAATAACTTGTAGGAGATCCTATATTTCTATATTCATTTTCTCCATAAAAACTGTCAACGACATTATACCCACAACCATATTTATAAACCCAAAATGATATAGTTATACATTTTGTAGAAGATGGTATATCGGTACCATAAAGTCTTCCTATAGTTAGTGGTGGAACAGCATTTGCGTCAGGTATAAATTTTGTTTTATCTCCAACAAAAAAATCTAGACTATTAGAGGTAAAACTGTCTACGCCCTTATAAGAGTAATCATAGTTATTTTTATGAAGATAAGTAAATGGTCTAGTATTTTCTCCATCGACGTGGTGGCTAATAAAGCGATAATCGCCCTGCTCATAAGTATGTATTTCATTTTCAAAGAATTTATTACTAGTGGCCAGATCTACTACTCCAGCCTCATTATATACTTCAGCTCCCCAAGGAGTAACAGTAAAATCAAACGCTGGAGGAGTTCTTTTAAATGCTGCTTGTCTGTCTGTAGGATTTTTTATTACATAATAATTTACTAATGTTTCTTCAGAGCTCGGTATAGTATATGCACTTATAAACATGTCTGCAATATTACCTAAGAACTGATTATCTCCGTCTAGAGACTGACCCATCCTAGTAGATATAACCTCTACTGGATCAAGTACCGGTTCCAGGTTCATTCTAAGTTTGTTTAAAGTAGAGCCGGTATCTCCAGAATAAATTCTTATATCTTCACCGTCTTTACATATAACTACATCAGTATAAGTATCAGTAAAAGATAAGAATTTGCTATAGGCCTTACCGTCTGCGATTGTTACAGTTAATTCAGTTGAAGATGTTATCTCGATTAAGATAGAGTCTTTATTTTCTGAGTTTTTACAATGTAATACAGTATAAGGATCTCTAGTGGCGTCTACACTAAGTGGTTTTATTGTGAGACCTAGTGTAAAATCATCACAGGCATCAAAAAGATTATTATTAAAAGTAACATAAGAGTCATCGCTAGCATCAAACTTGTATGATGAGTCTGGTTCACCATAGTAATTACTATCAAGAATCACCCCAGAAGTTATAACACCGCTGGCAGAAATATATCCATCATACTCTGAACTAAATTCGTTAGCTAATGCTGGGTAAGTATTAAAATTATATCTTATAATATCAGATAGTGCTCCGCCTTTTCTACCACCGCCTTGGTTATCAGTAGCGTCTAGAGGAGAATACCAAATGAGCTCATCGTTTATATTATCAGTATTTGTAATAATAGGATTACCAATAATGGCAGGCATACGTTCATCGATGTACCCGCCATTAATTTTTAGATTACCTATTGAATCTATTGTTGCTAGTTTTATTTCTGACATATTATTCTTGGAAGAAGGTGAAGTCTAAACTATCGTCGTCCTCATTGTAATTTATTCTAAAGGCTTCTGAGTTTTGGTTTAGATTACCAGTTTTTATTCCTTTACCTATTTCTATTGTTCCACCAACCCTTACTTTATCATTGAACTCTGAGACTACACCCTCCATAACTCTAAAGTAAGAATCATTTTCAGTTACGGCGTTCGCAGTAACCATTAACCCGGCCTGTGCTGTTATTCTGTCTTGTACATCTACATCTCCACCCATTCCGTATAAAGCTCCTATAGTGCAAGCCTCTGATGCTGAGACCTTGGAATAGATATTTACGTTCCAGTGTGGTTCGTCAAAGTTCATATAAACTCTAGTAGAGAACCATTTATCTAATAAACTATCTCTTTGTACATCTCCGTTTTCATCTAATACTGCATCAAATCCTAAAGCTGTCCATAAAGGAATAGAGGTAATTATATATTTTCTAGTATAATTATTTAAATTTGTTGGGTCATCGTCAGCAGTAGCATTAGTCCACCAAAAACTTTTTCCAATATCAGACTTCCATGCCCACACCCTATCAACACGTATTGCAGTACCATCTCCTATGGAGTATGGATTAGGTGCTTGTCTTATTGCTCTAACGCCTGTTTTACCATACCCTTCAGTAACTAATTGATCTTGTATATTCCAATGTTTATTTAAATGTAGAGTATCCATAATAATAATTGGTGAGGGGAACTCTTCAAATCTCATTGCTACTAAATATTTTCCTGGATTTAGGTAAGACGCTATTCTAGGATTAGCCTCACCATTTTCTTCGAATCTAGGTTTTATTTCAAATCTCCAACCACCTCCTTCTTTTTGTACAAACCCTATCTCTATAAAGTCTAGTGGGCTTAAATCATTAAAAGGTCCCCAACTAAAATGTCCCCAAGTTCTATAAAAATCATTACCATCTCCAAGATACACATCCTCTTCGTTTAAATGAGCATTTAATAGCTCAGGGCTATATCCATTTAAACTTCTATGATATCTTCCTGAGGTAGCGTTGTATCCAGTAGGGTCATAGTTGGTCCAGTTATAGCCTGATTCTGCTGGGACTGAGTATGCCTCCATATGAGCTTTATTTACAAAACCATTCATTCTATTCAACCCAAAATATATTCCATTATATTCTTTTACTTGTGGGCCGTCTCCTTCAGGATCAGTATAATCCAAAAGTTTTAAACTAATTTTAGAGTTTAATCCTGTTAATTCATTACCATTAAACATTCCAGCATTTGAATTAAATCCTATTCCAGCTTCTAAATAATCTACTACCCAAGCACTGCCGTTCCAAGTAATAGCCCTACTATCTAATAGATGTGTGGTATTATTCATATCATATATTAAACCACTATGATCTGAGTCTGATTGATCATATGCTGACCCGACTAAATCGCCTTCTCCCTGTAATCCAGCATTTAACTGTAAATCCTCATTTTCATCGCCTAGTCTATACCAGCCCACAAGTGACCCAGGTGAAGTATAATAGAAAATCGAAGTAGTTAAATCTAACATATTTCTATCATTATATACCTGCTTAACAGAATCAGCACTTAATACTGTACTCCAGAAAGCTAATTCGTCAATACCGCCAAACCATCTACTCGCTACAGTTAAATCATCTGGACTTTCAGTTGCGCCATACTGACCACCAACGACTAGAGAATCAAAGCCCTGGTCAACGATTACATGGTTTGTAGCACTAACCTCAAATTCTCCATTAACATACAACTTCATAGTAGTTGATGCTGAATCATAAGTTATAATTACATGATACCAGACATCATCTGCCATAACGGTGGTACTTTTTGTAGTGATTTGAGATCCAGTTCCTACTTTAGTTCTAAATGAAATTTTTGCATCAGTATCTCTGGATAACATATATTGTATATAGGTATTAGAGGCCCCTGCTTTACTATAAACTCTTCCATAAGTACTAGATGCTGCAGCCGCAGCACTATCCCAATAACACCAGACGCTTATAGAAAAATCATCAGAGGAAGTAAAGTTTAAATGTTCTCCATCCTCTCCAGTAGCAATATTTGGAATAATTACGCTACTCCAAAAGAAGCTACTATTAGTAAAGTGGTAAGCTTTACTTTCACTAATTGTAGGATTAAATAGTCCGTTAGCCATTACTTACTCCTGGGTGTTTATTATGAGCTAAACATCCATTAGCGAAGAAGTTATTATCTCCTTCAGCCCATTTAATATTATATGTTTGAGTACGCCTATCTACGTATTGTATTGAATCTATGGCAATCTTATCTCCACCAACCATATATATTTTATCTCCGATTTCTAGATCTTCTACTTTAACCCAATCTTTTTTATTTGTTATATAAAGTGGGTGCTCATTAGTAATTTTTAGAAGTCCTTTATTTAATATAAAATAGCCATTTCTTGTTGGCGATTCAAGCTCTTTTACTACACTAATGGATAATTTATTTTCTTTAATATTGTAGGATACTACCTCATCCCCTATCTCTATATCTTCTATTTTTTTCTTACCGCTAGCCATTTGTATTCTAGTGCCAGCTAATAAACAGCACTCATTTTCTCCTGCTCCGGAATTTGGCCATTCATCTTTTAGATCACTTTGCATAAGCGGAAGCATGTCTGCTATTTCTGGGCCAGACCATCCAGAAAGTGCTGGGTCAGTATAAGACACTCCAACGGTTAATACATTGCTGTCTGTCCAGTTTGCGCCAAGTAACGTGCTATTACTAGCTGAATCGTTAAACGAGAAATTAACACTACCATCAGATTCTAAGAAATTATTAGAAGTATTATCTATAAATTTTATATCAGTAAATAGATAATCATAGGAAAGCCCGCCTCCACCCATATTACCAACAATAATAATACGAATATATTTAGTACCTACAGGAAACTCGTTATCCCCAGTCCCTGATCCAGCTATATACCCAGTTTGGATATTACCAATTGTATTACCTATGTCTGCTACAGTGCCTTCTAAGGGGAATTTAACCCACTCTGCTGCTGCAACTGCGCCAGTATTATTGTATAATCTTAGGCCAATATATCTCTCTGGAGTTGGAGATATTGCTATTTTATTTTCATCATAACATCTAACCCCAACGGCTGTTAATAGTGAAGTCACTTCAAATTTTATATACCCTGTTAAGGAGTATGTATGAGTAATATCCACAGGAATATAATAACTAGAAAGTGTTGTTGTTCCAACACTGTCTGTTTTAGAATTATAAATAGACCCTGGACACAAGCTAGTAGTTGGAACAGCTTCTACTGATTTCGCTTTGTATGTAAAAGTTCCCACCTTATCAGGAATACATTCCCAATTATCTGTATTTTCTTCTCTAAGGTCACCATTAATAACTAAATTACTTCTTTGAAGGCCTTTTCTACCAAAAGTATCAAACCCTGTTTGTTCAGTAAATAAGAATTTACCCTCTAAGGTGTCACCGATGGTGCTTACACTACCACTTATGATTGTGACATTTCCCTCTAAGGACTCGAAGTTACTAGTTAATCCGTCAACGCTTCCGCTGATCGTTGCGACGTTTCCTTCTAGGTCGTTGAAGTTGCTAGTCAGCCCGTCAACGCTTCCGCTGATCGTTGCGACGTTTCCTTCAAGGTCGTTGAAGTTACTAGTCAGCCCGTCAACGCTTCCACTGATCGTGGCGACGTTTCCTTCTAGGTCATTGAAGTTACTAGTAAGTCCGTCAACGCTTCCACTGATCGTGGCAACGTTTCCTTCAAGGTCGTTGAAGCTACTGGTCAGTCCGTCAACGCTTCCGCTGATCGTTGCGACGTTTCCTTCTAGGTCGTTGAAGTTGCTAGTCAGCCCGTCAACGCTTCCGCTGATCGTTGCGACGTTTCCTTCAAGGTCGTTGAAGTTACTAGTCAGC